TCTGCTACTGGTGTTACTTTTGGGGCAGCTGTTACGACTAAACCTACTAGTGGTGCTTATGTTACAATGACTGGTTCTGGTAAGGTAAGTACTGGTGATGGCTGGGTCGCGGCTGGCACGACAACTTCAAATTCCGCTACTTCTTACTATCCTGTAACTGTTACTGATGCACAAGCTCCTGCTTTAGTTGGTACTGGTGTAGCTGCCGTCAATAGCGGTAGCATTACTGTTACTGGTTCTACCATCAAGAAGAATAATACTAGTGGCAAATATGAAATTGCCATGTCTGGTAGCGCTTCTATTGGCGGTAAGATCACAACTAAAGGTTTTGTCAAGGTTGATGATACTGTTGCTTCCGCACCTGTAAGTGCTTCTGGTACTGCTGTTATCAATGCTGGTGCTGTATCTTGTGTTATTAAAGATAGCTCTACTCTTGGTATTACTGCTCCTTCTGTAGTAGCTGGCTCTTATGATGGAACGACTGGTACAGTAAAACTTTCTACTTCTGCTTCTGGTCAAATTGCTCATACTATTACAAAGACTGCTGGTTATATTGAAGCTGGTATAATTGAAGGAACGCCTAGTACTATTTCAACTGGCAATGTGACATTTGGTCTTGCCGCATATACTGGTAGTTATACTTTAGCATAATCAATGATATTGGAGGATATTAAAAATGGGTTTTTTACAAAGAAAAACAAAGTGGGAGGAAAGCATCTCTCAGGAAAAACCTACTCAAGTATATACCTTCAATGTTGCTAACAAGTATTCAGATAAAGATATTGAAATTACTGTAAATGTGCCGGGGATAGAAATTCCTATCCCCTCCACTGGTACGAGTACTTTTTGGCTTAAGATTGATGGAATAAAATATATATGGAAAGTAGATAGTTCTGGGAATGTATGGGTAGAAGGTGATAATTAATGGCAACAGATTTGAATATTGGAAAAGAAACAACCAATGAAATCAATGTAAAAGTATTTGGGTCTATGCAAATAAATGGAAATGAAGTCCTCCCAATAAAAATTGTTTCTGCAAAACCTTCAACGCCAGACCCGAACACAATTTATATCGTGACTGTTTAGGAGCGATATATATGAAAATAATTTTGAATTTTGAGGAGGTGTAATTTATGAGTGCTTGGTATTCTGCTGCACCATATGGTGCATTAGATGATAGCGGATATTATTTGGAAGATGGCTCTGAATGCTGCTTAGCTTTTGGCATTGACTGGCAAGAAGAAATAACCGCTGATACTGTCAAAATTACACCTATTATTTATCGTTATGATAAAGGTGATTCAAGTTATCCAACAAATAACTATGGTGGATATTTTGAAGAAACTTTGACTGAACCTTCTGGAGACGAAGGTTCTTGGATTATAGATTCATTTTATAACTATGAATCAGCACCAACCGCAGGTACTTTTAAAATTGACGACTTTGGAACAAGAACTTATCAAAGAGAATCAACAGATAAAACTATTGTTTATAGAATTTATTATCATAATGCTTATAACTATTTTTATGGTAATGTGGGTGATAATGATATTTCTTTTGGATTGACAATTCCTGCGAAGTCTAATACTTCATATGTAAAAACCATTGATCACTATGCTTTTGGTTTTGAAAAAAATGAAGGTAATAACTGGAATAAAACGGCTTTCCAGCTAAATACAACTAGCTTTACTCTTAAAAAAGGACAGTCTAGAAAAATTGACTCTAGTTTAGCCATTAGTATTCAAAATCTAAAAGGTTTTCAATTAAGAAATTCATATCATGACTATGGTGCTGCTGCGGATAAGGCGTTAGGAACAACTTACACACAAGGAACAAGTGACGCTGGTTTTGAATTTAGATACGATCCAGTTTCTTATACTATTTCTTATAATCTAAACGGAGCAACTAATAATAGTTCTAATCCAACAAGTTATAATGTTTTATATGGAAAAAGCTTCGCAAATCCAATAGCACCAACTGGTAAGATATTCGCGGGTTGGTATGTCAATAAGAAGGATAGTAACAATAATACTGTAAAGCAATACCTCTCTGGTGTAAATGAAGATTGCGGCGATAATACTTTTTCTAATCAAGCTGAACTTGGAAATATATTGTTTCCAAGAATGGCTGAAAATATTACTCTAAAGGCAGAACTTTTGTCTCCATCTAATACAGTACAAAGCAATACTACATACTACCTTACGCCAAAAAGTAGTTCTAAACAAATTGGTATTGTCAAAGATATGAGCATTCCTATTAGTATGACTAATAGTGTTCTAAAAACAAGATATGGTACTAATGGTACATATTATAAAAAGGGCGCGGGGGAGACTAATGATACAACTGGATATTGTATCTCTCAAAGAATTCCTTGCTTCGCAGGTGAGAAAATAGAAGTTCAATGTTCTGCCGCAAATGCTTATAGTGGTTGGCTACAGTGTGTTGCTTATGATGATAGCGGTAATATTGTATATGACTCTACTACAGCCAATAGCAAGAGAACAATTCACGTGAATGGCGTTGCGGCTGGTAGCAAGATTATTGCAACTGCTCCAACAGGCGCAAAGTATATTAGATTCGCTTATGTTTCTGCTCAGAAAGATCGTCTTAGTTTTTATATCAAGAATGTTGACCCAACGATTACTTATGGCACAGCTAACGTAGCAACTGTTTCAGTGTCAAGTGACGGTAAAGTGATGGCTGCCGCAACTAGCACAAGCACCGCAAAGACTACTACCGTTACAATGACATATCCTTCTACAGGAAGATTCTTTAAAATTGAAAGAAACTTTACTATAGCTGTTAGAAAAGATGCTGTTGCGCCATTTAGTGTAAAAACTGGACTAAAATATACTGGAAGTAATCAGCAATTAATCAATTCTAGCACCGTTGTTACTACGTATGGTGCAGTTACAGCTGGTGTAACTACGAGCGCATCAACCGCACCTTCTACTTGGGTTACTTATTCTAATGTAACTGCCAAGAATGTTGGTACTTATTATGTATGGTGGAAGACTGCGGGAAATGCTACTTATGCGCCAGGACAAGGATACTTATCTACTTCTATTGGAAAAGGAACGCAAAAAGTTACGCTTAGTCTGATGAGTAATATTACTTATGATGGAGCTAAACATCAGGTAATAAATTCTTATACTCACACTGGAAACGGCAAAGTTTATTTCTCTCTTTCTGCTAGCTCTACAACACAACCTACTATTGGGTGGTTTGAAACAGTAGAAGAACTTACTGTAAGTGAAGCCGCAGATTATTATGTTTGGTATAAGTGTGATAGTACTACTGAATATAATGCTATTTCACCTACTTATTTTAGCAAAGTAACCATCAATAAAGCAGATTCTGTTATTGAATTGCGATCATCTGGTGGAGAAAGTATTTCATCCATTACAATGACTTATCCGACAACTTCTTTTGTTTTCTATGCTCATTGTGCACAAAATCCTGGTGGAGTATCTGCTACCAGTAAAAATACTGCAAACTTTAGTGTTGAAGTAATAGATAATAATGCACCCGCAAATACTGATATTGGCTTTAAGATAACTGGTATTACTTATGGTACAGAGAGTGAACTTCTTGTATCTGTGCCCGCAACAAATAACTGTAATGCGGCATCAATTACCATTCCTGTTATACTAAACAAAGGTACTTTGACTGGTAGTGCAAGTATTAGTGGTAAGAATGTTGTTGGACAAATTCTAACAGCTGTTGTTAGTAATCCTAATAATGCTACATTGACTTATACTTGGGAGTATAGACTATCTCAAAATAGGCCTCCGACTGTTGCAAGTACAACAAATACTTGTCTTATAACAAAAGCAATGATTGATACGTCTATTACTCTTATAGTAAAGGCAAAGAAAAATAACTATTTCAATAAGAATTTTAGTGCTAGTCCAACAGAAGCAAAGAATGATTATGAGAAACCTGCGTGTTTTGACTTTGCGTTATTTGATGCAACTGGTAACCCTGTTCAAAATGTTGTTTATGTTAGTGATAGTGCGGGACAGTTACATGATACTGATTTACATATATATGTAACAGACAGTAATGGACGATATAAAAGTTCGACCTATTGGAAGAAATAAAGATTGGAGGAAATAGCTTATGGAAACAATCAAAGTTGTAATGACTTATCCTGATGGAACAACTAAAGTTCAAGAATTTGATTATAACGATGAAACAGACATTGTAGTAAGTCAAATTCGTAAAGGCGATATTGCGATCAAGCAGCAAAGAGATTTTCTTCATAATCTTCCAGTAGATTTTGAAGAGCAAAAAACTATGATCAACGATATTGTAGATGCGGTTGCTGAGCTTGGTGAGCTAGTTGCCGCAAAAGGAGTGTAATATGGCAAAAATTTACGCTTATAGAATCAAGATTGGGAAAATGACTATTGATGAAGTTCCTGATCGTTGGAGGGAAGCTACGGCTAAGCTATTAGCCGCAAGCTAGAATTTTGGGGAGATTACTTTATAGTAGTCTCCCTTATTTTTATTTGACAAAAATATAAAAAATTGTATAATTATAAAAGAAGGGTTGAGAAGATAAAATTTTTAGAATAATATTATAAAATGTTTTGATTGACAAATGAGCAATAAATATGCTATAATATTATTAATGAAGTTGAGAGATAAGGAAATTGAAATGATTAAGTTGATTTTTGATGATATGAAAGATACTGATATTACTATTAAAGTTGCTCCTGAAGCTAGTATTCATGAAGCATTTGAAGCTATTTATCGTGCTTGGATGTGTGCAACTTATCTTGACAGCCAGTTTCAACAGGTCTGTGAAGATTTCGCAACTAGTGGCGAAGAAAGTTTTTTTGTATAATACAATTGGAGGTAAAAATGGCAATTTATTGTCATGGAGATATTCACGGGGAAGTCTTTGAAGCTTTCTCTTATAACCAGAGTCCGGAAATGCGAAAGCTAACTTCTGAAGATTATGTTATTATTGCAGGTGACTTTGGTGTTATCTGGGACTGGCACGGTGATAGTGAAGAGGATTACTATCGTTTGAATTGGCTAAATTCTAAGCCTTGGAAAACTATTGTTGTGCTTGGTAATCACGAGTGCTATCCTATTTATGAAGCTATGCCGCATTGTACTCCTGATTTTTTGAATAGTGGTACTATGTGGCAATGCACTTATATGGGTACTACTTTTGAGAATATCTATATTATAGACACTATTGCTACGCTTGATATTGATGGTAAACATATTTTGTGTATCAATGGTGCGGAGAGTCATGATAAGAAATGGCGCACTGAAGGAATCAACTGGTGGCCGCAAGAAGTAGTCAACATTGATGCGTGTCTTGATTTTATGGCAGAGCATGATAAAGAACATTTTGATCTGATTGTTACTCACGAAGCACCTGTTTTGGTCAAAGAAATGTTGCCTTTCCTCCTTGATCGTTATATACGAACTTGCGGTGAAAAGTATCTTGAGATTCTTCGTAAAGAGTTGGACTTTGATGTTTGGGTACACGGTCATATGCATTTTGATCAACAGTGGTCTGAGGATCTTGACAGCCGCATGATTGGTCTTTATAATGTTCTTTATAAGGTTTAGGAGAAATTATATGATGGGGATAACAGAATAACAATATGATTGTGCAGCAGAGACTATTTATGAAACGTTAATGCCGCGTGTCTTAGGTCGTCTAACAAAAGCTAATATTAGTGACCAGGAATATAACGCTGGCCTTGGAACGACAATTTATATGTTCAATGTTATTACTGGAAAAACTTATGATGAAATTATGAAAGATATGTCTGATGAACTTATGAAAAATATAGTTTCTAAATGGATTCATAATTAAAAACCAATCGCAATGGTGATAATTACAAAGTTCAGGAGATTTTATGCAAATAACAGAAGAGCAATATGATTATGTTGCAAATACCATTTATGAGACATTAATGCCATATATTTCTAAGGATTTAATGGAAGCTGACCTTAATGACGATGAATTTTTTGGTAGTCTTGGAACGGCAATTTATATATTTAGTGCTATTACTGGAAAAACTTTTAGAGAAGTTAAAGACGACATGCGTCTTGAGATGGAACCGTCCCATGCCTTTTAGTCAAAAACCAATAGTAACAGTGATATATAGTGATAATCTTTCGTCTATAGATTTTTCTGTATTTATTAATCCCAATCATTGCGGCGCTATCATTACTTCTACTGTAAATGATATGGTAGAAAAATGGGCAAAAACAAATAGATTAGAGTGTTTGGTTTTTGAACCTAATTGGAATATCTTTGGTAAGAAAGCTGTTTCTGTTTGTTATGAAGAAATGGTGGATGCCGCAGACGCTGTTATTGTCTTTTGGAACGGAGACATGCATGACCGCAAGATTATAGAACTGTTACAATATTGTTATAAATCTGAGAAAAAATGTTTATGCCATATGGTTGAAGAGTTTTAGTTGATAACAGACTAATAATTATGTTATAATATTAGTATAAGGTTGAGAGACAAGAGAAAGAAGAGAATATGGAAAATCTTTATTCTAGGGGTTTGCGCACGGCGATTACTTTTCTTGAGAAGCGTGGATATGAAATCGTTGACAAGGTTGTAAGTGAGAATATTGATGCAGTTGCTTATGACGATGATCAACTTGTCTTTATTCGCATTCGTTTTGTAGACGAAATGAGTGAAACTGATTCTGAGAAGCAGCTTCGTGGTGTTCTAGAGAAGGAAGCTTTTGATTATCTTAACAAGACTGGTATGGGAATTACTGGTCAAATTCGTTTCGATACTGTTGAAATGGTAGTAATGGGTGATATGAATCGTGCGTTCTTGCGTCATCATATTGATTGCCTAGCCTAATTATTTTGATTGGAGAAGATGTAAATGTGATTGATATGTTATATGCACCGTTTCAGAAGTGGGCTGAAAAGGGTTCTGTTTACATCTTCTCTGATACGCATTTCAATGATGCGGACTGTAAGTTGATGGACAAGAACTGGATTCCCGCAGAACAGCAGCTTGCTATCATAAACAAAATTGCTCATAAGAATGATACTCTTGTTCTATTGGGTGATGTTGGTGATCTTGAAGTAGCAAAGCGAATTAAGGCTTACAAGGTATTGATCAAGGGTAATCATGATGATGAAGCCAAGGCTAAGTATCTTGAAGTCTTTGATGAAGTTTATGATGGACCTCTTATGATCGCAGAGAAGATTCTTCTTTCTCACGAGCCTATTCAGGGACTTGATTTTGTTGTGAATTTTCATGGACATGATCATTCTCAATGGCAGAAAAACGATCGCTATCATAAGAATTTTGCGGCAAATGTAATTGGTTATAAGCCAATTTCTCTAAAGACTCTTATAAAGAATGGTGCTGTATCTAAGATACAGTCTATTCATCGAGAGACTATAAATAGAGCAGCTGCCCGCAAGAATGCTTGAGATATGATTTTAGATGATTCTCTTGGTCTTGATGTATTAAGTTTTTATAAAGAAAATTTCTTGACAAAAGAATAAAAAATATATTATAATATTATTATTAAGTCCCTGTAGCTCAGTGGAATTAGAGCTACTGTCTTCTAAACAGTGGGGCGCAGGTTCGAATCCTGCCAGGGACACCAACAAGGTTGCTGCATACTTGTTCGATAAGACTCAAAAGCAGCTAAGTATATATGAAGCACAATGTCTGAGTCACTAAAGTGCTTCAGCCTTTGGTTCTGTCGTATAATGGTTAGTACAAGCGCCTGATAAGCGCTAAACAGAAGTTCAACTCTTCTCAGAACCACCATATAAAATACTTATTGACGATAGTTATGTAAATATGATATAATATATATTTGTCAGTAAGGGAAGAATGAAAGTTAAAATTCATTCCCTCCAAGAGAAAGTGGTTGACAGCAGCTATGTAAATATGGTATAATATAATTATGCAAGCGTGTTGGAATTGGCATACAATCTTGACTCAAAATCAAGCGCCCGTTGTGGATTGAGAGTTCGAATCTCTTTGCTTGCACCAGCTAAATGGAATCTTGGCGTAATGGTAGCGCAGAAGCCTGCTAAGCTTTCCTAGGTGAATAACCTAGTGCCAGTTCGATTCTGGTAGATTCTGCGGGACACTTTGACTCAATACCTTCACGTGGTGTGTCCTGTTTTTACTGAAATTGAGTTACCAATAGAAAGGTAATAGAATGCAGAATTATATGAATAAACTCAATGGTTTCCTTTGTTTGGTTGATTATGATGAATGGTCTGATTCTTGTCAAGAGTCTTTCGATTTTTTTCTTAGTAATAAGATAAAAGAAAAATTTGTAATTCCAAGTTTTGAAGATGTAGTGAAAAGGATTGAAAATGAGTAATTATGCCGCAAAGATTGATGAACTTCGTTCTATTGTTGATTATCGTGATTGGCTTTGCTTCTCTGTAATTGATGGGTGCGGCAAGCTGATTGTTATTCCTACTCTGCAAGATTTGCTTGATGGAGAACATATGATCGAGAATAGTAATATCTTTGAAGATGGTATGTGGTGTGAAATTGTTGATCTTCGAGAATATATAGACCTTCTTCGTGATCAGGAGTTTCTTTCTTTAATGACCCTTGTTGAGAAGGATATTGTTATCAATCCTATGTATTCTGCTCAATGGAATACTTTGCAGAAGTATAATTCTGAGATTGCTTTTTCTGACAAGGCGCTAATGATGGAACAGTTGTTTGCTTTTATTGATACCAATCGTTGTTATGCAAGAAGTTATCCAAGAAAAGCTAATGTTTGTGTCGCAGAGATTGATCGTTTATGTAAAATGGTTGAGAAGGTTGCGGCAGGTGCTTCATTTGAAGATTGCTTTAGCACTGGTTATACAGAAATTGATGCTGAGAATTTTTCTTCTTTTATAGAAGGAAGAGTTGATATAGCTGATGCTATATATGATGATTTTATGAATAATCGTGATGCTATTGAAGAAGAAGAGCTGGGTAACGACAAGTTTGTTTCAGAGCTTTTGCCGCGAGTTCTTCACGAAATAGTTGCTCGTTCTCTTATCTCTTCTATTGGGTCGGTATAAAGATTTTGTTGACAAAAGAATAAATAATATGTTATAATATTATTATTAAATTCCTTGGTGACGCAGTGGTAGCGTAGAAGATTTTTAGTAATTAGTAGCATTATGCAGCGATATGTAATGAAAATCCCGTTAATTCGGGGAAGGCTAAGTGGAAACATATGCTAATCTCGAGCAAGGTATTTTTAAGATACTATGTGTAGAGACTTTACACGGGACTTCCCAAGAGGAAGAAGAGAAAGTCCGGACTACAATGCGAAAGCGATGTACTAAAGTAATCTTTTAGTCGTGGGTCGAGTCCCACCCAAGGAACCAAGCGGTTGCCTGAATTAGCCACTAGGACGGTAACACTGATTGGACAAAGGCTAATGTCGTGAATCGGGGCGCAAGAAAAGGAGACTTGCAACGGGTCAGTGCCGAATATGCAAATCTGACCCACAATAATTTTTACTCCCTTGTACTCAGGCTTGACTGTTAATCAAGTGTTTAATAGTTCGAGAGGGAGCAAAGCTTATTATGCCTTCTTAACTTAATTGGTCAAAGTGGCGGTCTCTTAAACCGAGGAGTGTAGGTCAAGTCCTACAGAAGGCACCATCGCGGGATAGAGTACTGGTAACTCAATAGCCTCATAAGCTATGATATGGTGGTTCGATTCCACCTCCCGCGAGGACACAATATTGCAGCCTTCACGTGGCGTGTCTGTTTTATACTAATGCAATAAATTGAATCATATTAATATAAAAAGGAGCTGATTAATTTTGGCATACATTTATAAAATTGAAAACGACATAAATGATAAAGTTTATATTGGAAAAACAAATTTTTCTGTTGAAAAGAGATTCAAAGAACATTGCGCTGATAGTAAAAAAAATAGAAAAGAAAAACGTCCTCTTTATAACGCAATATCAAAATATGGAGAGGATCATTTTTATATTTCTATCATAGAAGAATGTTCTAGTGACGAAGCATCTGAAAAAGAAAAATATTGGATAAAATATTATAATTCTTATAATGATGGTTATAATGCTACGATGGGTGGAGATGGAAAAACTTTAATAAATTACAAGAAAGTTTTGAAATTATATGATACAACATCTTTAACTAGTTCAGAGATTGCAAAAATTCTTGATTGTTCTATTGATTCCATTAAAAATATCGTTTCTCAGTATAGAGATAATGTTGATTGGAAAAAACGATATTATTCGTCAGAGCTATCAAGACAAGGTCTTATTGCTTCTCCAATTAAGGTTCGTTGTATTGAAGAAAATTTAGTTTTTAATTCTACTAGTGAAGCAGCTAGATGGCTTGTAGATAATAATAAATCTTCAACTACTGAATGTAGATCTCATATTTCTGCTTGTTGTAAAGGAAAGAGAAAAACTTGCGGAGGTTATCACTGGGAATATTTTAATTAGTATAACTAATGAGACTGTTGCCAAGTGATAAGATACGTCCTCGACGTCCATAAAAATAATGAAAAGGTATAATTATAATTATGTTAATAGCTGAAATTCAAAAGCAAAACCTTGTAACTCTAAAAAAAAGTACAAAAAATAGATTCTCTTATACATCAATTTTCAGAAGAAGATTTAAACACCAATGTTTATGAAATAACAGACGGATATAGTTTTTATACATTAATTTCTTCTTTATCAACTCAAAAGAAGGCTCCATTGGTAGAAAAATTTTTATGCAAAAAAATGAATTACCAACCAGTGTCAGCTTCTTTTAATAAAGGAGACGCTAAAGATAATAACGATAATTATTATGAATTTAAAACTTCGTTTACAAACAAGGACGAAAAATTAAATATTCGTCAAATAAGACCTTGGCAGAATATTGATTTTTATTATTGTTTTTATATTAATGAAAATGATATTGATAAAAGTGTTTTCTTTGTTCTGACTAAAGATGAAATGTTAAAAGAAATCGAGAATGTGGGTAGTTATACTCACGGAACAAAAAAAGCCAATGAGAACAACCAGAATAAAGAATTTTCTATTACAATTGACGTATATAATATGAAAAATACAACAACTAAACGTTGGTACGATTTATATTTAGATGCTAATTTAAAAGAAGAAATTCTTTATAGATAATTTATAGAAAAATGGGTGATTTGAATTTGAGTATAGATAAATATTATACGACCAATGATAATGCTCAAAAATGTATTGCGTTAGTTCCTAACATAAATGATTATGATTGTATTATTGAACCGAGTGCGGGCAATGGAGCATTTAGTTCACAATTAAATAATTGTATTGCCTATGACATTGAGCCTGAGCACTCTGACATTATTCAAAAAGATTGGTTTTTAGTACAACCTATTACCAATAAACAACATATTTTAGTTATTGGGAATCCTCCTTTCGGTAAGCGAAGTCAATTAGCTAAAAAATTTATTAAACATGCTCAAAATATTGGCGCAGAGACGATTGCTTTTATTCTGCCTAACACCTTTAGCAAATTAACTAATCAATCTTTATCATTATTTCCAGAGGATTGGAAATTAATTGTGGAACATCCTTTGCAATCATCTGTTTTTATTACTGAAGATAATAAAGAGTATTATGTTCCTTGTAGTTTTTATGTATGGACAAAGCAAGATAGTGAAATTAATTTAAGACAAGTTAAAGAGCTACCAAGTAAAGATTTTTCTTTTTTGCCCCGAGGTGATACTACTGCAAACTTTAGTATTAACGGAAATTCTGGAAAAGTAAAAGAACTTCGAGAGATTACAAACCCTAAGGCAGAACACTATATTAAATCAAATATAGATGTTGATATTTTAAAACAACGTTTTCAAAATTTACATTTTAATTTTTTATCATCTGTTAATGGGAAAAATGCATGGATAGGGCAACAAGATATACTAAAAGCATATAATAAGATATATAAATAAAAATTTGTTGACAACCGTTCAATAAATATGTTATAATATATGTATAAGGTCAAGGGAATTGATTTTATATATCGGGTTTCGTGGAACCGCAGTTTATAGTCTGCTCAAAATCAAAACTATTCGCACCTGCCACGAATTCAGGTGTCACTTATATGCTGTGACGGACAAAAGATTTACTTCTAAAATTATGGTATGAGATCAAATAACAAGTCTTTTGTATAATTTCCAGCAAATATAGTAATTTTGTGATTGTTGAAAGGCTAATAAGATATTGGTTCGACTCCTTTCCAGCGGGTAGCTCAATGGGTTAGAGCGTATTGCCTTTTAGTGATTTTCAAGATTAGCTAAAAGTAAAAGCAATAGCGTGATGGATAAAAGACTTACTTCTAAAAATTATATTTAGACCCAAAACTTACGTCTTTTATATGGTTTCCGCTAATGCAAGGAACTTTTGTGATGGTTAAGAGACTTACTTCTATTTATAAAGAAAAGGTTATTGGTTCGAGTCCAATCCTGCGGTGTCAGGTAGCTCAATGGGTAGAGCACAAGCGTCTCTTAATGATTTCCAAGAGTTAGGTTGGAGCGTGATGGATAAAAGGCTTACTTCTTAGAGAATGAATTATTAATTGTAGTCTTTTATATAGTATATCCGCTCCATTTTTTTTATTTTGAAGGAGAAAAAGTATGAATTTTAATCGTAACGAAGCTAAGTATTCTAATGTTGTTTCCTATGAAGGCGGCGAAGTTTTTGTAAAGGATCTCACCGAGGAATGGTTCAATTGTCTTTGTAGTTGTATGGTAGAAGATCGTTACTATGAGCCTGCGGAAAAGCAGATGGTTCGTTATTTTGATCTAACTGCTAAGATGGCAAAGGCATATGGTTATGAGTTTATTGCGAAGGCAACTGTGTATGCCCGCAATGAACTTGGTATGCGTTCTATTTCGCAGATGACGGCTGCGTGGCTCAATGATAAGAGCTTCGACCGCAAGCGTCAGTTCTATAAGAATTTTTGTCATCGTGCAGATGATGTCGCAGAGATTTTTGCGGCTGTCGATGCCTTGGGTCAGAAGCGTAGCCACGCGCTTGTAAGAGGCTGCGGTGATTATCTTTCTTCTCTTGGAGCGTACAGCATTGATAAGTATAAGTTGAGTGGTAAGGTATATAATATGTTTGATTGCATTAATATTTGCCATGCTACTTCTTCTGCTATTTGTGCTTATAAGAATGGTGTGCTACCTAAGTGTGAAACTTGGGAGCAGCGTATCAGTGTATCCAAGAGTGAAGAAGAAAAGGGTTATGCTTGGTGTGAACTTTTGGCAGAAGAGAAGTTGGGATATTTAGCTCTTTTGCGGAATGTGCGCAATATTTTACAGACTATGGAGTTCTTGCCAAAGATCGTTAAGATTCCTTATACTAAGGTTCTTTGCGATCAGCTATGTAACGCAGAAGCCATCAAGAAGTCTTTGGTTTTCCCTTATCAGATTTATACTTGCTATAAGACTCTAGTAAAGAGTGGTCTCTGTGATGAGGAGATTACGAAGTCTTTGGGATATGCTTTCTCTGTTTCGATAGATAATGTTCCTTCTTTTGATGGTAACAGTGCTGTTTTACTTGATGTGTCCGGGTCTATGGAAGATCCTATCAGTAAGAACAGTGTCATCAGTATCAAGGAAGCTGGAGCTGTGTTTGCAGTAGCATTGGCTTTGAAGAATCTTGGTAAGGTTGATGTTGTCAAGTTTGGCACTAATGCAGAGTGGGCAATTGGCTATACTTCTGAAAATGTTTTTGAGATGATCGAAGCATTTGCTAAGAATGATGGATGCGGCTATGGCACTGTCATTGGAACGGCTTTTGCTCTTCTTAAGAAGAGCTATTCCCGCATCTTCATTATCAGTGATATGCAGATTATGGGAAGTGATTACTATTATTTGCATAATGGTTTTGATTCCTATAAGACTTATAGCGCTAAGTATGGTAAGAGCAAGGTTTATTCATTTGATCTTGGTAACTACCATACTCAGGTATGCGATCCCAAGGACAAGGATGTTGTACTTCTGACTTCTCTTGGAAACAAGGTGTTCGATTTCATCAATATGAAGGAGAATGGTTGTTGGGATATCATTGATTATATCAATGAAAAGGTAAACTACTAGGAGTTTCCTCCTAGTAGTTTAGAGAATTTCTTGACAGTAGGGCAATAAATATGGTATAATATTATTGTTGAGAAAGAGAAAAGGAGTTAAGAATGGTTGATTATATGTTGCGGCGCTATGTCGAAATTGCAGACAACTTTAAGAATGGATACGCGAAGATGCGTATCTGTGAGATTCTTAATTCTTATGGTAACATCCTTGATCCTGCTGTTCAAGATATGTTGACTCTGTTGCGGCTTACTGGTGCTGAACCTGCTTATGATTGGGTGTTTCACCGCAAAGAGTTCTTCTATCCAACAGAAGCAGATGCAATTCTAGAGGAAGAACATCAAGAAGCATGCTGGGACTATGAGTGAGGTATGATAATGCTTTGGTTTTATCTTGACGATGAAAGAGAAGTACCTATTGGGTTTAAAGCAATTCTTGTAAGAACTGCTGCACAGATGAAAAGTCTTATAGATGAATGCTGGAAAACTGAAACCAGCTTTGGGATTGACTTTGATCATGATCTTGGGTCTACTGTTTCTGGGTATGATATTGCAAAGTATATTGTAAGTAATGATATTCCTATGAGTGTTTTTCATATTCATAGTATGAATCCTGTTGGAGCAGACAATATTCGTCAGTTGCTTTCTCATTATGGTTATACTGAGAGTTGGTGAAAGATAAGTGCGGCAGAACGCTACCTATGACCTGAAGCAAGAGGCGGGCAACCTCCCACAACTTTTCCTCTCTGTTAGTCAAGTTTTCAAGTTCTTGACTATAAAATAAAAGATTTGAATTTGCCCTATATATTTCCTTTTACTATCGTTTACTCCATTTGAAATTATGTTATAGGGTAACCGGGAGCTAGTGTTCTAAATGCTAGCTCCCATTTTTTTTGCTTGACGGCAGGTATAAAAATATGTTATAATATTAGTATGATAGAGAAGAGAAAAGAGGACAAGTATGGAATGTGAAACTTGTATTCATGAAGATGTCTGTGGATTGCTGGACGATTATATTGAATTGTTTGATAACCTGCCTGAATGTGATGATTGTTTTTCTGTGAAGCTTCATTGTGAACATTATCTTCCAAGAGAGAAAGCTGGTATGTTATGTCAAAGAGTAAAAAGTATGTAATTACTAGTGAACAAATGTTCGATTTCCGCAAACCTAAATGGAATGGTTTTGCTTGCGGGTATGGTATTCATGGAAAGACTAAGTATAGCCGCAAATCAAAGTATAAGAAGGGTTGGAAGGAAGTAGAATAATGGGCGTTGATATTCATACTCAGATTTTTGCAAAGACTGAGACCGGTTGGGAAGAGTTGAAGATCTATGCTATGGTGAATGGTAAGATGGAAGATCGCACTGGTTATGCTCCTTACAATGATCGCAATTATGATTTGTTTGATGTACTTGAAGGACTTGATTGCCGAGGTATGTGGGAGGATATGCCTGTTGAGTCTAAGGCTTATCATCTTTATGAGGGAGACTATTGGACTTACAAGCACTCTTGGTTTGATTGGTGTGAGCTTGTAGCTCTGGCTAAGACTGATGAAGCTCTTGACTATGAAGGTGAGAATTTGCTTGCGCCTTGGATTGATCAGATGCGGTTTGTGCTTGAGATCTATGGTCTTTGGTATGTAAAGCCTGGTGAAGTAATGGTTTGTATTGCATTTGATTGTTAAATTTTTGTAAAATATATAGTCCAAGAGACAAGTGAAAGGAGATAGTGATGAGCCGCAGCTACCGCAAAGGATTCCAGTGTGCAGGAGATAAGGAATTGAAAAAGCTGTTCAACCGCAAATTGCGGCGATCGCAATTGAAGGGAACAGAAGACTTGCCTGTTGGAAATGGGTATAAAAAGATGAATGAAAGCTGGGACATTGCAGATTATAAAGATGAGATTGTAAAAGAAGACTATGATAATTGGGCTGATTTTCAGAGATATAGAAGTAAGTAATGTGTAAATATTGAAGTTATTTGAAGGTCACAATTTGAGCATTATGAATCTTGTGTGGATAGCAATGAGTTTTGTAGTTGCAATGGAAATGCTCATGAAAGAGTATCACGAAGTAAACCTTGATATTGATGGTTATAGGGATAGTGATCATTACTAGTTGACGGCAGGTAGGAAAATATGGTATAATATACTTGTAAAGGGAAAGGGAAAGGGAACGATATGTATCTTACCTGTATTGCGAATGATGACTGTGCGTGCGGCGAAGCATTAGACGAGTATAAGTATTATTATGATACTGAAGTTTCTAGTGAGTATTATGGTTGTGAAGTTCAAGTGTGGTGAGAGCGTTCAGATGGTTATTATGATTATATGTGCGCTTATGTGAACGGAGAGAAGCAATGGTAATTGATTTTGCTGATTTTTATGACCTGGGTATTGACTTAGATGATGTAGTTGGTACTGTGCTGCGGAACCTGTGGTTTTCTGATGATGGAATTGTAAAGTTTCCTAAAGGAGATGTTCCTGTTTTGAAAGACGATGCTTATGAGAGGGTAGCAGTTGAGTGGGATAACGTTACTGCTATGTTGAAAGATGAGTTCGTAATGGCGGTTCTTGATTATTATTATCGTGGGATCGTTGATGCGGGTGAGTATAAAGATGAGTTGAGGGAGCACTTTGGTTGGGAATATCCTGATTGGAAAGCTCCAATAGCAAGAGAAGAGTATGCGGGGAAGGGTGAAATTACTTCTCGTCCTGCTTATAATGATGATGACTTTAAGTTGATCTAGATGGTGATTAAACGAGAGTCTACAGATGCGATAGGTGTGGAGTTGAACATGATGGCATACTTCCTGCGACACCCGAAAATATTCTATTGCTTTGGTCACAAAAAGCACCTCTGCAACGGTTGCATAAGCAGTTTCAACCGCTGGTACTACAACCCTAAAATGGAAGAAGAAGGCGCAGGCGTGAAGTTATGCCGATCGTATGATTAGAGGAGAATGCTTATGTATATGGTATGTGTAGCTGATACTGGTGAAGAGCTTGAGGAGTGCGGCACGGTGCGATTGGCAGATATTGCGGCATATAAGTGGGTAATGCGGTTGCATTGTAAGTTGGTGATAATGCATGGGTGTAGAGTAGTGTATAGCGTTAGTTATAAGCAGGGGTAAGGACTTGGTTGAGTTTCGGTGAGTTATGGAGAAAAAAATTTTTTTCTAGATAGGTGATACCAATGGTAAAATTATATAACAATCAAATTGGTATCAACGTGCATTCTCCTAGCAGAGTTGAAGCTCCATTCTTTTCAGAGAACAATGATTTGTGTTTTGCGGTTATGCGGGATTTAGGTGGCAATGCTTATATGCTATGGCAGTATATAGCATGTAATGCTAATGGTTATCAATTTGGATTAAGTAAAGCTGATGTAAGCGAGCATATTGGCTTGGGTGAAAGTGCTTATAAGAATGCGGTGAAGAAGCTTATTGAGAAAGGTTACTTAGTGCAAGTTGAAGGAACGCCTTGGTATAACTTTTTTCGTAACGGAAAAAATGGGTTGTCTTGATAATCAAGATAAGGGTTATCTTGATAATCAAGGGAATCTTGTCTTGATAATCAAGACAATCTTGTCTTGATAATCAAGGGAGAAATAATATAAATAATATAAATATAATAAATAATAAGATATAGAATTTTATTTTAGTATATTTATATAATAGTATATTAGTTATATATATAGTAGTATAATAATTATATAATAGTATAATAGTTGTATATAATAAATTTATACTTCTATAAATAGATAATTGGGATTTTCATTTTTGTGAAAGGAAATTTTTATGGCGACAGAGTATACTGAAAGAGTGAGCGTACCAGTTACACCTGAGCTAAAAGAGCTGTGGTCGTACTGGGCAGGTAAAAAGGGTGTTACTGTGCCAACCTTTGTGCGAGAATGTGTAGGCTTCTGTATCAATGCTTATAGGCGTAAGGAAGATGGTAACAAATAGCTTGTTTCATACTTTATAGTTTGGTGTGAGAGTGACTATATTTACAGCTTGTCAAGGGGTTCACTTTTTAGCAGGGAAATCTCGCTCAGGCTCCAAGCATAAAAAAATTCTCTGGAAATTTGGCGCCCCTTGAAAAATCAAGCTAAAAATGATGCTTTTTTCATATGCAAATCAAGCCTGAAATGAGCGTAAAAAGCGACTTGTGTGTAAATGTCTATGAGAGGATATTTTCAGAGCTTCTTTTAAGCTTTTAGCATAGATTTTTAGCATAATTTTTAGCAGCTATTTTTAGCTAACTTGGATAAGCTATTTTATACTATGCTAAAAGCTACATTATGCTAAGCATTAAGGGTGCGCTTGGAGCTACGCTAACGCTGCGCTCCTTAGTAGCATTATCGCTCGCTACACTGCGTTCCGTTCGCTCAATGCTACTACGCTTCGTTTTGCTGACGCAAAACTCGCTTAGTCAAGGTAGCTTTTATGCTTGGGTAAAAAGCTAAAAAAAATTCTCTGGAAATTGTGAGCATCTTTAAAAAAGCAAGCTAAAATCAAGCTTTTTTCAAGCTAAAAGAAGCTCTGAAATGAGCGTAAAAAGCGATTCCTGTGTAAATGCCTATAATGGAAAAATAGGAGAGCTAAAGTTATGTTTTTAGCATACATTTGTTCGATATTTTTTAGCTATCCAAGAGGTAAGTAAAAGGTAGCTTGAAGCTAAAAAAGTTTTTTTTCTTATTTGAAAATTGTACGCTTTGGATTATTCAATTTTGTCAAAAAATTTTTGTGGATGCGGCCGGGCGTTCTTCAGATTTCCGGGTCAGCTGTGCCGCAATTCACAGGGACAAGCATCCGAAATCCAGGCTGTAGTGATGAACTCTGAGACAGGAGAAGAGCTAAAAATAGCTATTTTCCCGAAATCTCGGGTATCAAAAAAAAATGATAGGTGAAAGATGCTTTTTGGTGGAACAAAACAATAGGTGAAATATGCTTTTTGATACCACTTTTTTACATTTTTGAAAAATTATTCATTTTTGTCAAGAAATTTTAGGAATCCTAACTACAATTTTCATTCCCGAAATTCAATTTTCATTTTTGAATTTTCATTTTCAAATTTGAATTTTAGTTTTTATTTTCAAATCTGAAATTTGAATTTTAGTTTTTATATATTGAAATGCGGTTTTAGCTTTTGCGGCCGGGCGTCTTAGAGAATTAGTTGACAGCCGGCCCGCATTTATGATATAGTATAAAGGTAAGGTTGAGAGAGATAAAGAGTTATTTCCTTTCCTTACTTACTTCTCTCTTGGAGCTGAGCCAGCCTAAAGAAATTGGTTGACAACAGCTTTGAAAATATGATATAATATTAATATAAGAAAGGGAAGACGGATTGGGAAGTCCTCCCGGTTGAGCAAGGCAAAGGGCTGAGCCAACCAAACGAGACAGCGCAGATGCGCAGAAAAGGAGCCAGATATGGCAGATAAGACGATCACCCTCGCAATGAAGTTCCAGGCAACCGTTGATTTGCTGGAAGGACGTGAGCCGCAGGCAATCCCGGGTTTCACTGTAGCAGATGCTAAGGCATTCTTGCTTGAGCGTAAAGCAATGACTCACTCCAAGTCTAAGACCAAGGCAGCGCCTAAGCCTGAGGATATTGAGCTTGACAAGGCTATCCTCTCTTTCCTGGCTCAGGATGGAGCAGCTTACACCGCTAAGGCTGTAGGTGAAGCAATGGGTGTATCTACTCAGAAGGCTTCTGCTCGTTTGCGTGGTTTGGTAAAGCAGGATCTTGCTATCAAGATCGAAGGTAATGGTAAAGGAGCTAACGCTTACGTTATCGCCTAAAGGTTACTTAGTAACTCCCGAGCGGCAGCGGGCAGGTCTGCCGCACCACCTTTCAACATAGAAAAGAGTATAACATATGCTGTATACACTTCCAAAGAGCTACTCCCAAACAGGTACTAAGGTTGACATTCCTGATAACGAGCTAAAAACTAAGCGTAATGCGCTGGGCAGCACCAAAGCCGCCATTGATCAGTGGCTTTTTGAAAATGGATATATGCAAGAAGATGAGTATGCGGCAGAGCTTGTAGTTGCTCAAGAAGGTATTGTAAATAAAAAGCCTTCTAGCCGCAAACGTCAGCCCGATGAAGTCAAACGAGAGCTGATCCAATCTCTTTATTCTTGTCTCTTGGATATTGATAATACTGATAATGTGACAATTACTAATGTAGAACGTATTGTTAGTTTTACAGTTGGTGACGATACGTATGAAATCACTTTGTCTAAAAAGCGTAAGCCTAAGGCATAAGCTGGTTTCGTCCTTCCTTTCTCTTCTTAATGACCTAGGGTGTGGTGTCCCTAGGTCTTTTTTTTTATGCGGATTATCCTCAAATAAGAATAAAAAAGATTTATTTTATGTAATTTTTGTGCTGTTTTATAAATTTTCTTGACAGTTTGCCGCACAATTGTATAGTTTTTATAAAGATTTGCGGTGTTAGCTTTATATTTTGCTTGACTATTGGACAAAAATGTGGTATAATTATTCTGAATATCTAAAAAAAAAAAAAAAACTTGACAGAAGGGATTTGTTTTGGGATTTCAAGATCTAGAGATTCGCGCCTATAGGCCTATACAAAAAATCTGGTTGACAGCAGCGCAAAAATCGCTGGAATCGCCAGATTCCAGCGCTGAGCCTTATACTGTTGAAAAGTTGATAACTTGTGGAAAACTTATCGACACGTGTTGGTAACTCTACCCTAGTGTTGAAACTTTTCAACAGCTGTTGAAAATTGTTAACAGCGTTAATAACGTGTTGATAAGCTGTTGATAATGTTTTCAACAAATTTTCAATAAATTATGGAGAACTTTTTTCTTGTGTTGAAAACTTTTTTTTAGAATTTTTTTTGAGCTTCTGACCAGGCATTTTGTCTAAAGCCCCAGGTCAGACGCGAGTTGCAAAAAGTATTGCGCCGTGGATAATGGTTGTTGTCAGGCAAACACCACGTATCAGCCCCGCCGCCTGACAGGGGCGAGAAAGGTTCTACCATGAAAAAGACTGTTACACGCGTTGCAATGATTGAGTTGGCTGTTAAAGCTTTTGAACTTTTGGAAGCTGAAAACATGTTAGCCGAACTTACTGCTTTACCCGCGTCTGAATACGTGGAAGTTGCACAAAAGATGTTGGTTTCTTTGAGCAAAAAGCCTGATAAAAAGCCGTCCAAGGCTTCTATTGAAAACAGTCAACTTGCTCATGAAGTTGCCATGGTCATGCCTGAGGGTGAGCCTGTTTTGACTTCATGGGTCATGGAACATGTTAAAGGCATTACTACCCCCCAAAAGTGCACCGCTATTATGCGCGTGTTGCTAGAAAAGGGGCGCGTGGAAAAAGTGCCTAACTTCCAAAAGGGGTATGTTGGCTATAAACTGATTTAGTCAACCCACCCGGGCACGTGGTAAAACTGCCCTGATACTATTCAGGAGCGATTCTAGGGGGGTGTTTTAGGTGCCATTTGCAATTCTTGACGGTGTAGCATTCTACGAAACAGGTTACACCCGTAGAGGGTGTTTTAACCCCTACAAGGAGGGCAGTACAATTACCCTTTTTGGTAGGCGTTACAAAACGCATCGTGCTATTGCATACGCAAAAGCAACGTCTAAACAGCGCGCAAGGTTTAGCGGGTATGATGCTCACCATATCAACGGGCGCAAGGTTGCACTCACATGGAGCGGAGTACAACTACTAACAGCCGCCGCACATAGAAAACTATAAAACAGAGTTGCCGAACTACTAGCATCCCTAAAAATAGGGATGCTTTTTTTTGTTGATAAATTTTCAACAGCTGTTGAAAAAATTACTAACACTGTTGAAAAAGTTTTCAACAAGTTTTCAACAAATTGTGGAAAACAGAAAATGTGAAGAAATTGTGAATTTTTAAAAATACCTCTTGACTTTTCTTGGCGGGTGTGGTATAATTTTCGCCCTCCTTTGATCGCTACGCTCAAAAGACCACAAAAAAACACAATTAAAATCTCAATAGTTTCAAATAAGTTATCAACACTGTTGATAATTTTTTACTAACACCTGTTGATAAAGTTACTAACACTGTTGATAACTGTGTTGATAACCACAAATCTACACAAAAAACACAAAATCTACACAACTTAATATTTTTGGGATTTGTGTTTTTTATGTTGTTGAAAAAATTTGCTTGACTTTTTTACAAGGGTGTGATATAATGAACACGCCCGCGCTGGGTTATGTGATCCTGGGCGGGCGAGATTTTACCACTACTCTATAAGGAGTGTCAAGAACTTTTTTCAAAAATTTTCAATTGTGAATTATTTGTATTGTTTTTCAATTGTGAATTATTAGTGATGATCGTGAATTTTGTATAAGCTATTAGCCGCACTTTCTCCAATAGGCTATATAGTGTTTCAGGATTTCTCCAATAGAAACAAATGTTCTTGTTCTCTTCTCTTTCTCTTGGAAAGCCGTTTTCTATCTTGCTACGAGCACTTGACCACAGGCGGGCGGAATTTTACCAGTTCACTCTTAGACTGTCAACAACTTTTTGTAAAAAATAATAGACTTCCTATTGCTAGGAAGTCTATTACTCATTGAGTAAGTGTTACACTAAATCAATTTGTAACCTACATACTTACCCTTCACTTTCGCGATTTTTTCAACGCGATTTTTTGCGATGAGTACCGCCATAACCTTAGTGCATTTTTGCGGGGTCGCAATCCCCTTCACACGTTCCATAATCCAAGAGGTCAAAACTATCTCATTTTCAGGCATAATCATTGCAACGTCATGGGCAAGCTTTTCGTTTTCCAAAGCCGCTTTACTTGGGGTTGTCGCTTTTTTATCCGCCTTGTCACGTGCTTTCTCAAGGCTTGCAAGCATCTTGCTTGCTACGGTTTGCGCGTCTTCACTGCTCAAAAAGTCCCAATCCTTGGCAATGATAGCGGTCAAAACGTCAATGCGGGTTACAGTGTTCATGGCCATAATTTCCTCTTTCTTGCGCTCAAGGGAAAGCGCGTTCGTGGTGTTTTCTTATCCCTTGTTGTCTAACATGATAACATAGGTTGATACTTGGTGCAAGACTTTTTTACGACAAACTCAAGAATTTTTCTATTGAGCAAGGTACATAAATCTCAAATTCGCTCATTGAATAACCCTCTTGCTTGAGTGCTTCAATTTCCGCAATTAGCGCGTCTTTACTATCAAACCAAGCGGGGTCAAGACGGTTATAAATATCACTTAGGCAAAACATATTTTCCTCTTTTCTCTTGGGCGGGGGGTTGCTTCTTTTTGAAGCAACCCCTATTTTCTTATAGGCTCTTTTTTATGGTACTTGCAGCGCGCCATCCCGTACCGTTCGGCTTAGTGTCCGTCTTTTGGTGACGCTTGCGAACTTTCTTCAATATCTCATTTTCAATCATTGCATCTTGCAGGGCAGTATGAGCCTCAATAAATTCGCTATCTTTCGTTATATAGCGATACACAATTTCTGCGTTCGTGCTTGGGTTTCCCTTGTCCGTCATATAACCGTTTTCAACGCAATATTTAACGAACTTCTTTGTTGCACAAATTGTTTTTCCCGCCATTGTCCATATATCCTTAATGCGAAGTTTATAGGGAAAAAAGAACTTCACAAAACCTTTGGAATAGGTTTCAATCGTATGATTGAGAACGTTGCGGTCAAACCTTGCGTTATAGGCGTAAACGTCTTTTACGCCAAACTCTTTGCAGTCGTTTTTAACGGTTTCCCAAGCGGTCAAGAATGAAACAACTTCCCACTCTTTACCAAGTCCCGTGCGATATTGCGGAAGCTTGTCCGCAAAATATGCGCTATTCATCATTGCGTCATTATAGAAAGTTTCCGCGATAACAAACGAACGCTCGCACAAGACGGTTTCCCCGTCTGTAATGATATAGCCCAAATCATAGACAAGTGAAGTCTTGTCCATATGGTTTTTATCAAACCAAGGCTCAGGCGCGGTCTCCGTGTCAATTACTACATAGGGTTTCATGGTTCTGCTTTCTCTTCGCTAACTGATATTATTCATTATAGCCGTTTGCGCTTTGGTGTCAATACTTTTTTCAATGTTACTAAAAGTTTTTTCGTAACACTGATCGTAGTTTGTAATATAAAATATGCTATGTTTTGTAACATGTTACGATCGTTGAAAACGTAACACTTGTTACGATCGTTGAAAACGTAACATGTGGGCAAAATAAGAATTTCTCAATTTGTAAAAATAGTTCTTGCATTTTTTCAAGGCGCGTATTATAATTTTTCGCCCAACTAGGGGTAGCTTGTCAACCACGAATGAAGAATCTTCACAAAACATTCACAAATAGGTACACATAAAAAACATAAAATCTACATAAAAAAAATGACAGACTTCCCTAACCGCTTCCGCGAGAGGCTGCGCGTTGTCCTTGTTTGTTTCTAGATACATGATACCATGGGTCATATCTAATTGCAAGAACTTTCTCAAAAAATTTCTCCTTCACAGAAACCTCACATGTTACGATCCCTAAAATCGTAACACCAGCCGCAATCGACGATCCTTACATTCTACCACAACGCCCAAGAGAAAGCAAGAACTTTTAGAAAAAATTTTTTCAGGAAAAAAACACAAATAAAAATTCTCAAAAAAAACTCTTGACTTTTTGCGGCGGGCGTAGTATAATTTTTCGCCCAGGCAGGGCGCTTTCGCTACCCCGCCCGCAAGCTTTCACTTAATTTTTACTTTTTTTGATAACCCAAGCGGCTACCCTCCACTTTAGGAATTTTCACCACCAGGTCATTTTCAACAAGAATTTTCATAATAGCAGTACAACGTTGCGAAGAAACAACGCCTTCCACGTTCTCCACAATCCAAGCACCCGTAACAGGTTCACTATCAGGCATAGCCGCAAGAATACGCTTTGCAAGAGCTACATTTTCCTTATGCTTTTCAGTCTCTTTCTTTTCTCCACTCTTTCCCTTGGTCAACTGTGCAAGGTGCATAGTAGCCTTTTCAATCACTGCTTCAGGTGCGTCAACCTTGCGCAAGGCGTCAACTGCGTATTCCATCATTAGCGCGTTCGTCAAGCGTACTTCTACGCCGTCAACCTCAATCATTACAACAGGTGCGTTCTTAGTAGCCATATCTTTTTTCCTTTCTCTTGGCTAACTTACATTATGTATAATACTAAATCTTAGTAGCCTTGTCAATAGCTTTCTCAGTGTTACTAAAAATATTTTCGTAACACGATCTATTTCAGGAACAAAAAATTTTTCAAAAATTTTTTAGAATTTGCTTGATTTTTCTTCTCAGGTGTGATATAATTTTTTCGCCCTGCCTTGGTGTTTTAGTTAGTTATGAAAAAATAAAGCGGATATTGCTTAAGCAATACCCGCTCTTTTTATTCCTTGAAATAATCTTCAAAGAAACTTATCATTTCATCATCTTCAATAAAGAAAATATCTTTCTTTGCCATTGTTCCGATAACGTTATTAATCAATTGCCCAAAACGCCAATCAGGTACTTTGTGCCATTGCACCGCAAGCTCTTCGCAAAACTTGTCAATTCTTTCAGGGTCACGCATTGTTGGTTTCCTTTCTCTTATCTTTCCAACAAGGTTATTTTAGCACGTTTCTTTTAAGAGTGCAAGAAGTTTTTTTAACTCTTTCATGATATTTTTGTTTGCATCAATCGTTTCACCGTTCCAAACAGCGCGTACTTCCGCATTATCGTCAATAAGAATAGACTTTTTTACTTTGCATACACTTTGCTTTGGTGTGCCATATTTGATACAATGAAATTCACTAACACAAGGCAAATTCTTTTCAATCCACTGTTTCTTAATTGCGCGGGTACGTTTGCCAAACTCTTTACTACCATTCATTGCGTTCCAAGTAATGACTCCAATAGTAACGCCCATAGAGACAAATTCCTCCAATAGAGCATTAAGAGCAACCATATCATAGAGCGGTTTGCCGCATGAATAAGCAATTTCATTTTCATTTTCCAATAAACAAAGCCAATTGTTTACACTGTAAAGGTCATAAATAGTGCCGTCCATATCAAAATAAATCGCTTTCATCTTTTCTCTTTCTCTTGGATTACTCTTTAAGTATAACAGATAATTTTTCTTTGTCAACAACTATCTTTGTAACATAAAATATTTTAGGAAATAAAAAATAATTGAAAATTTTTAAAAATTCTTCTTGACTTTTTTACGGTTGCGGGTGTATAATTTTTCGCCTATTCACGCTTACTTTGTTAAACACGATAATGAAAAAGAGGGGATTTAAAAAATCCCCAAAAAGTAATTGATAACTAGTGTTAGTGTAATTGCGGTTAGTACTGCATTCTTTACTTTGTCAGCCATCGGGCGGCGAAGAACAAAATCACGGGTCAAGCAAATTACATTAGAAACTAGCCAAATGCCTTGCCCAATTACATAAGAACCACCAATAAGAATTTGCCCTGCAATAGTCAACCCTAAGCAAAGTAATTGCAAATTTTCCCAAACAAGTTCCCAAGTGCTTTTAGCATTGTCCGCAAAGCGGGTATTCGTTACTTCGTGCTTTTCGTTGGTCATTTTCATTTCCTCTTTCTCTTACCTGACACTATTAGTATAGCAAAAACCCCTTGCTTGTGCAAGGGGTTCTAAAAGTTTTTTTTGATTTTTCTAGTCATAGAAAATTTCAATTGAATATCCTAGCTCATCTCTGTGCGGGTATTGCCAATCTAGCCAAGCATTAGCCGCGCTAACAGTCAAGAACCATTTGCGGCGAATAGCACAACCGCTCTTGTCAAGAATTTGAAGCGTAAAACCTTGTTTCATTTTTTCCCTTTTCTTTCTGATACTGTTAGTATAACAGAAACTTTTTATTCTTGCAAGGAAAACTTCTAAAAGTTTTTAGAAAACTTAGGCATTAAAATAATGTCGTGCTTTCATTCTTACTTCTTTGCCGCACTTAGGACAAATAACAGTATCCATTTTCCCTTTCTCTTGGGTACAGTTACATTTTACATTATCCAATAGACAAATGCAATAGGAAAATAGAAGTTTTTTCTGCGTAGCAGAGATAGCGCGAAGCGTCAATAGTCTACATAAAATCTTCTTATTTTTTAGGACGGACTACGCTCTCTCGCAATACCCTTTGGTTAAGTACAATCCCCGTTTCTATGTCTTTTCAATTTCTCAATTTCCTATCTCCTTTCGACACCTACATAATACCATAATGCGCGGTCAGGTGCAAGAGAATTTTCTCCTGCACATTTTCCACACAATTAGTTTTGCTTAGTCATTGAAACAAACTTTATCTTCTTCTAGCACTTGCCAAAAGTCCATTCCGCAATAGTACCAACAAATATCATTTGCTTTTTCCAAGTCGCTTCCTGAGGTGAGTTTGAAATAAAGCTCTAGAGCATCTTCGTGGTCAGGGAACAGTTCAAGCAAAGTATCATAATAATTTATCTTTCTAATCATTTGTCATTTCCTTTCTCTTGATTACTTCTTTAGTATAACAGAAACCCATTGCTCTTGCAAGAGGTTTCTGAAAACTTTTTATCTTTTATTCAACAACGACTTCTTCTAGAGCATAATCTTCGGGCAAAACAGATTTGATTTTTGCATTCTCATAGAATGCATCTTCAACCCAACAATCAAAGTCTGTTTCTTTCCAAAGTTTGTATTCTTCGTCTGTCCAATCAATAGAATCTTTGTTGAAGTAAAACTCATACTTTTCAGGTACTTCAAAACAAGTTTCAATTGCCGCATAAGCAGAATAAACAACTTTCTCTTGGGTACAAGTACATGATACAGTATCAGGCATAACGTGTCAATACTAAAAAATAAAAAACTTTTTTATCTTTTCTCTTGATTTTCTCTAGCGTGCGTGGTATAATTTCGCCCAACTCTAAGCATTTTGGCTAGAGTGTTACAATATTTCACTACATAAAAACTATTCTGTCAAACCCTTCTTGCTCTACCGGGCGCACATAATTATTATACATTCTTTCAATTACTTCTCTAGGAACTTTTCTTGCTCTTCCTGCATTTTGTTTTAGCAAAACATCAAGCTCTTTTTCAAAACAAATTGCAACAAATTTACAGTCAATATTACTCTTTCCAAAAGTAGAGAAAATATTCTTTCTTGCTTTGCGCGTTACGTTTGTAGCGTCAAGAATTACATTGTAGCCATCTTCAATAGCGGCAATTGCACGATCATAGTATAAGCCAAAAACTTCGTTGCCGTTTCCTTGAATTGCTTCGTCTCCATAGAGTTCTTCACGAATAGCATCAGATGAAATAACGATAGTATCATTATCAAAGCTTTTTGCAAAAGTAGACTTGCCGCAAGCAGGGCAACCAACAAGCACATAAACAATAGGTTCTTCCATTTCTTCACCCCTTTATCTTTCAAGCTTAATTATACTACTATTTTTTTGTTTAGTCAACAAATAATTGCGGCAAATTGCTATTCCCTTGAAAATTGTGCTAACCTTTCATTGTACCATAAAGTCAAATAAAAATCTTAAAAATATTTTTCTTTCACAAAAAATCACAATTAGTCTTTTCTTCTTTCTAATACAAAAACTAAAGATAAATTCCCGCGCGGAGCAAAAAAGAGTATCAGTCTAATGGTATCACACTTGGGCAAAGTGATCAACCCTTAGAAACAAAATAAATGCAAAAAGTTTTTCTTTGTTTTTTCTAATTTGTTGTTGACTTTTTTCTTGGCGTGTGCTACAATATTTCGTCCACTTACCAAGCTCACGTTACATATCTACACATAACCTACATAATAACTTCACATAATAAACACAATAATCACATACAATACTCACAATAGCTACACATAATAAACATAATAACTACACATAGTCTACATAGAATAAACATAATAGCTACACAATAAGTACATAGAACAAACACAATAAATGCATAGAATCTACATAAAAAAGTTGAGAAAATCTCTTGACTTTTTCCTTGGTGCGTGTTACAATATTTCGCCCTCATTGGATAGTTTCTACACATAATAAACATAACAACTACACATAGTCTACACAATAAATACACACAATCTACACAATAGGCACACAATAAATACACATAGTCTACACATAATCTCCACAAAATTTTTCTTGACAATCTTTCTCATGGGTGCGATAATATTTCGCCCTCATTGGACGCTTTAGATGAGCGTGCATTCATCATCAATAAAGCACTCAACTACATGATACCACTAAAGGTAAGCACAGTCAAGCACTCTCCACACAACCCACACAACTCACCTAGTCAGCAAGCGACAAAGGAGGGCAGCTGGTAAGCGACAGAGAAACGCTTGGCGGCGCGTGACATTGTGTGTTCAATAGCTGGTTGTCAATAGCGAATCGGTGAACGGTAGTGAATTGTCGGTGAATGGTAATCGGTAAGCGGTAGCAAATAATCGGTGAACGGTAATCGGTGAGCGGTAGCAAATAATCGGTGAACGGTAATCGGTGAACGGTAGCAAATAATCGGTGAACGGTAATGGGACGATCAATGCCACTCACCGAAAAAATTTTTTAGACAAAAATTTTTCCGAGTTTGTCAATGGCAAACTCGGTCGCGTACACCGCACGCGACCGGACACTTTATGCTTGCGGCGATAGATGAATATGTAAAGAAAGAGAGCATATGTACTGCACATTACATCTTAGAGCTATTGCCGCACATCTACCCTTTTCTCTTGGACATACAAGTGGTGTCGGAGGTGTTTTATTACTGGACTGTGCTGTACTTGCCAAGCAAAGGTAACTATTGCATAAACCTTGTAGACGGGGGTGTTAGATGATTGCCATTATTTCTCCGAGACGATACATACAATGGCAAGCTAATTATCGCATTTCTTGATTGTAAGCATATGTGCTCTATGATATTATATACCGAGGGGGTGTGTATCAGGACAGAATTTTTATTTTTTTGTAAATGTCTTTTACCACGCACAAAAAATTTCCAAAAGCAATTTCAAAATGTAACATATGGATTATACAATTTCAAAAAATTTCCAAAAGCAATTTTAAAACATAGCTTATGAAAGACAAAAAATAAAAGTATAAAAAATTTCCAATAACTTTTTAAAATAACAAAAAATTTTATTTTTGTCTATAAATTTTCTTTACAGCCTCCTACCTGTTGTGTTATACTTATTGTAGTAAAGGAGGAATAAATGTTTTATCTAAATTATTCAATCACTGATCCGCAAGAGCGAGTCAAAAAAGTAGAAAACTTCATTTCAAAAACCCCAGAGGAAGAACTTACACCTTACCTCTTAGAATATTTATCAAATTACCTTCTCTTTATATCTGATAAAACTCAAACAAAAAAAGAACGTAACACTAAATATTCTATCACTACCAAGAATAGAGAAATTACTATCAATAAAAGACAAACTTCATACGAAGGAATGATAGATGCTCTTGAGAATGGTGAAGATGGTCTTCACTCTCTTATCAACAATGATAAGAACCAACTCTTAGATCGTAAAGAAAAAATTACAAAAGAAGAACTGGAGACTTTCCCGCAACTCAAAGAGCAGTACGCAACCATTCAATCTCTTACATCAATGGCAAATAAAAGTAAGGGCAGCCGCAAATATTCAATCAAAAAACAAATAGTTGAACAATGGCAACAGCTATACCTTACTCGCGCATCCCTCAAGGGAACGCCTTCTACAACCGCTAAACCAGTCAACCTCAATGATCGTTGCGCTGAGATCTCTGAAAAAATTACGATGCGGCCAGATGGTTCTCTTATTATTGACTCTCAACTTTCTCTCTTGGAGCCTGATCACGTTTCATATCTCCTCTGCAATTATTCTCAATTGAAACAAGACACATATGAACACTTATCCAATGATGTGCGGTGAATGCTTATTGAACTAGAAGATCTAATATCAAAGCTATTCCCGCAAGACTCACCCTACTACAACCTAATCCTATGAAAGACAGATGGCATTTCCAATAGAGAAATTCAAGAAAGGATGCGGCTGGACGGCATTGAACATAGTGAGCAATATTATTCTTCAATTTGGCGTCAACGCATTCCTAAACTAATCGCAGAGCAAGCCCGCAAAGACTGGGTACTTTGGTACTATTCTGCCCATCGCCCAACAGAATGGAAAAAATGTAGCAAGTGCGGCAAATCCAAGCCAATGCATCCTTACTTCTTTGGCAAAAACACAACTAAAGATGGATATTATTCCGCTTGCAAGTGTTGCCGCAATCAAGTAGCAAAGGAGGAATAAATGGCTGAAAGAATTGTTTGCAACCAATGCGGCAGAGAGCGTCCTGAAAAAGACTTCTTTATGACACGTGAACACACACGCTTTCCTGTTTGCAAAAGTTGCCTAACCATGTATATAAAAAATGACGAGCCTGAAACTTTCAAATGAATCTTAGAAAAATTTGATGTTCCTTATATTGAAAAAGTTTGGAAAGATGAAGCGCAAAAAGCCTATGACAAAAATCCGCTTTCTTTTGGAAGTGCATCAGTCCTTGGCAGATATTTGCGGATGATGAATATGACGCAATATCTAAAATACAATTACTCAGATACAGTCAAACTTGCTCTCTTGGAAGAAGAGCGCACTAAGAAAAGCCTTGAGAAACAAGCCGCAGTCAATTCAGAAGAAGCTCAACAAGAATTTATGGAACTTCAAACGAAATTAGACGCGGGAGAAATTTCTCAGGCAGAGTTCAATACTCTGAACCCTCTCTCTAGAGGTATAGATCATACTGAAAAAGAATATACTTTCTCAGACACTTCTGCGGAAAAAGCTAAAGAAGAAAGAGAAAAAGAAATTTTAAGCTCTTTGACCGCAGATGAAAAAATTGAAATGGCGACTAAATGGGGTGATAATTATAAACCTTCTCAGTGGTTGTCAATGGAACAGATGTATCATGATTACGAACAAACGTTTGATCTCAATGTAGACAGTAAAGCAGTAGTGCGGCAAATCTGTCAAGTCTATCTAAAAATGAATGAAGCATTAACAGTAGGAGACACTAACGCATATAAATCTTTCTCTTCTACCTATGATTCATTGCGGAAATCAGCTAATCTAACCAAAGCACAAAATAAAGAAAATCAACAAAAAGACTTCGATTCTATTGGACAGCTGGTTTTCTTGGTTGAGAAGAAGGGTGGCATTATTCCCAATATTCCTAATCCAGATGACTACCCGCAAGATAAAATTGATTTCTGTATCAAAGATATGAAGCAATACAATTACAATCTTGTTACGAAAGAGCTTGGTCTTGGTAATCTAATTGAATCTTATATCGACAAGCTTGAGCAGCAACAGCAAGAACAGCAGCAAAAAGACAATCTCTTAGACGATGACTTCATTCTTTCTCAAGCAGATGAAGCTGAAGCAAATTGCTTAACAGATCAAGAGGCAGAAGAATTTTCTCGTTATCTTGAAAATGAAATTGAGGAAGAAGCGATGCGGTTGGCAGGTGAGATTGAATAATGGCGCTAAAAGATTTACTGAAAAATCAAAATCCAGACAATTATGAAATTGAGATTACAGAAGATTTACTTCTACAACACTTAGATGAATTTAGAGATGCTATTGCCTATTGGAGAGTATACCCAGACAGATTCATAGATTATTTATGCAGTCTCAATCCTGACAACACTTTCCACTTTTTCTTTTTTCAAAGACTTACATTGCGGGCGATAATGCGGCACAAGTATTCATATGCGGTTTTCTGCCGTGCTTATTCTAAGTCATTTCTTTCTGTCATGTCGCTAATGATAAAAGCAATCTTGTATCCAGGTGCGCACTTGTTCACTGTTGCTGAGGGTAAAAATATATAGACAGTGAAGGGAGTGCTTAGATTGTTTTTTGATGAAAATAAATTCAAGATAATTGATAATGAAGAAAAAGCTTATTGACTTGGATTCTTAGAAGCAGATGGATATATTCATAATGGAAAAACTATGACTATGGTATTGAACTAACTCTACAAGAGCAAGATTATTTTCATCTTGTCAAATTCAAAAATTTTATTGGAAGAAACAATAAAATATATCATAGAGAAAATCTTAGTGGTTTTCGTTATCAATTCAAAAATAAAACAATAAATCAAGACTTAGTAAAGCTAGGATGTGTATCACGTAGAAGTCTTATTCTAAAATTTTCCTAATGAAGAACAAGTTCCAAATAATTTTTTAGCACCTTTTCTTAGAGGATACTTTGATGGAGATGGCTCTTTCTGGTATGCAAATAAGCTAGGAATGAATATTTTAGGTAGTCAAGATTTTTTGAAAGGGTTGAAAAACCAAGTTGGTTTATTTGAAAATTGTTCATTATATCCAGTTCATTATGAAAAACCTGATGGAGCATATAGAATACAAACTGGAGATAAAGAAAAAATCAATGCTTTTTTAGATTTGATTTATAGTGATACAACTGTTTATTTAGATAGAAAATATCAAAAATATTTGAATTATAAAGAATGTCAAAATACTAAACTTGCCCTCTACTAAAGTAATTTAGTAAAAATAAATCGCGGAACTAAGCGGGAAGGCTGAGACGCTAACCCGAACCGAAGGCTGTAGGAACTACAGTCAGGGGCAGAGCATAGTAGGTGAAAAGATATAATCCTACCAAGAGGCCGCGACTCCTATTGCTTTATAGGAAGAAAAGATATGCCGAGCTTATACGAAAAAAAGTATAAGAAGTAAAGGATAAAAAGCCTTTGCGATAACAGAACTGAAGGAACAGTCAGCATCAATTTTGAGTGACAAAATTTCAGAAATTTGTAAACTTATTCCAGCTTTCTCAAAAGAAGTTATTTGGGATACACGTGGAATGGGCACCGTCCGCACAAGACAAACAAAAGATAGCGTAATTTATACTTTTAAAAATGGTTCAACAATAGAAAATGTTGCGTGCTCTGATAAAACAAGAGGACGTCGTTTTCAAGCTGGGTTAACATTATCCATCAGCTCAGCTCAATAAATTCCCTTAATTGCTGGAAACTCTTTAGGACTGTTTACACTACAACGTAACTAGAAATGGTAAGCGTGATAGTTCAAAAAGTAAACAGATTAGACAATCAGCAGCCAAGTTGCGGATAGCAAAAGGTTCAACGACTAGATGAAAATCGTACACTATAAGCCACTGATAGTGGAAAAAGGGAACTTATATTATAAATATAAGAAGATATAGTCTAATCTGCATAGTGATATGCAGCAGTTAAAAACGTGCGTAAATTGGCGATTTACGTAGAATATATGTGATGGAAGAAGCTGCAACATTAGACCAAGATATGCTACAGCAAGTTATTATTCCTACTCTTAATGTTTCTAGAAGACTTCCAGACGGAAGTGTAGATGAAAATGAAATTTTGAACCAAGCGCAAACTTTTGTTACGTCTGCGGGATATAAGAATACTTATGCTTATGATAGACTAATTCAAATGTTGTGTCAAATGGTTGCTAGACCAGATCAGGCTTTTGTTTTTGGTGGAGACTGGAGAATCCCAGTTGCGGAAAAGCTTATCTCTGGCTCTTTCGTTAGCGACCTCAAACTTGAGGGTGAAAGAAGAACGCGCCCTAAAAACTTTTTCCGTTTCTCAGCGGGGTTTATTTACTAAAATAAGCTAACGGGGAAGCCTAAGTCTTTATGATATGGTAATCCCGTGGCAAGCTTTTATTCTTCATATTTATAAAAATATGAAGAATAATTGAAGCTGTATCGACTATTCTGGTTTACAGAAGTAGGGGCACTAGTGAGAAGTGCTTCGAAAAGGGTTTCTTAATATAATATTAAGTAAGAGATAGTCAGTACCAATAGAAATATTGGATTATATGACGTTCAATGAAGCAACATTTGAAAGAGAATATAACTCTAATTGAGCAGGAGATGTGGAAGCCGCATTCTTTAGTACAGAAGTGTTTGACCGCAACCGCATTATCAACTTACCTGAATATACTCCTTCGGGTAAAAACACTCCTAAGATATACTACCTCTTGGGCGTTGATGTTGGTCGTTTCAATTGTACGACTGAAATTTTAGTGATCAAAGTAATGCCATCTTTGACAGGCGTACCAATCAAAAAAATTGTGAATATTTATACAATTGATGCGGAACACTTTGGACAACAAGCAATTAGAATCAAACAAATTTTCCAACAGTACCGCTGTAAAGTAGCAGTGGTTGACGCTAATGGCTTAGGTACAGGTCTAGTAGACTTCTTAGTAACAGATCAAGTAGATCCGCAAACAGGAGAAGTCTTATATAACTGAGGTGTTATCAACGATGATCCAGATCCTAAAACAGGAAGAAGAAAATATAAAAACTTTGAGACGCCAGATACTATTCATAATGCGATGTATCTAATGCGGGCAAACGCTACTCTCAACTCTGAAATGTATTCTTATTGCCAAACGCAGATGCAGCATGGTAAACTAAAATTCTTAATTGATGATAGTATTGCTAAAAACAAACTTATGTCTCAAAGTAGTGGGCAAAAAATGTCTATTGAAAAAAGAAATGAATACCTCAAGCCTTTTGTTCTTACTAATGTATTGCGGGAACAGCTTGCCAATTTGGTTGATAAATCTGAGGGACAAACTATTATCCTCAAGCCCGCAAACGCAAAAATCAAGCACGATAAAGTATCTGCTTTGATTTATGGTCTTTATTATTGCAAGCTCCAAGAGGACAAAGGAAAAGGAAGAGCAAGTAGAGATTTGAGTGCTATGACTTTGTTCACTAAAATTGGATCTAAAAATTAGGAAAAAATATGGACAAAACAATATTATTCAATCTTTGCTATTTTTATATACAAATAGACAAAGAAGTTTATTGCTTCTCTAAAGGAGGTGATTGATTTGCTGTCTAGTGAAGGCGAAAGAAAGATTCATTCTTACTTAGAATATGGAAATATTCCTTTTGAAGAAGAATATATATTTGATGACTTGACCGCAGAGAATGGTAAGCATTTGCGGTTTGACTTCGCTTTATTTGATGATGATGGAAATCTTGATTGCTTGATAGAATATAATGGACGGCAACATTATATGGCCATTCCCAAATTTGGTGGGGCAAAAGGACTTTATCGTCAACAGCATAATGATGCTAAAAAAAGAAAATACTGTTTAGACCATAACTTAAAACTTATTACGATTCCTTTTACAGAAGAGAATAAGCTAAGTTATGATTATCTAATGAACTTGATAAATAGTTATTAAGGAGGGACATTGGCTACTTTGAGAGATAGAAGTCAAAGAGATTTTAGACTTCAGAGCGAATCAACAGCAACGAAGGCCACTCTTGATTTTTCCAAAATCAAGGTAGGCCAATCGTCTTTGAATGGTAGTCTTACTTCTTCTATTGTAAGCGACTATCTAGGTTCTACACGAAAGAGAAAATATGATAGAAAAGATATTGAAAGAGCAATTGACAATAATAATGTGTCAGAGCTTAGACGTATTTCTGAATACTTTGCTTTAAGAAGTGGTATCTACGGAAGACTTTGCCGTTACATGGCTTATCTATACAGATATGACTGGTTCATAACCCCACATAGGTATGATGAAAGAGTAAAAGATGAGAAAGTCATTGAAGGATGGATGAAGGCTAGTACATACTTAGATAACTGTAAACTAAAGAGAAATTTTGGAAGATATGCTTTAGATGTTATCAAACAAGGCTGCTATTATGGCTATATTATTGATGAGCCAACAGCCGTTTATTTGCAGAAACTACCCGCCGACTACTGCCGTTCAAGATATGAAGTTAACGGCATAGCGGCGGTGGAGTTTAATATTAAGTTTTTTGATGCTTGCTTTACGGACAACATCTACAGATTAAAAGTTTTGAAGAGTTTCCCTAAAGAATTTCAAAAAGCTTATATCGCCTATAAGAATGGTTCTTTGCAAAAAGATTTCAATGGCGATGAAGCTGGTTGGTTTCTATTAGATCCGTCAAAAACTGTGAAGTTTAACTTAAGTGGTAGTGACGCGCCGCTATTCATTTCAGTTATTCCCGCAATTTTAGACTTGGAAGAAGCCAAGCAGTTAGACAAAGTTAAAATGCAGCAACAACTTCTCAAACTTATCATACAGAAAATGCCAATTGACAAAAATGGAGATTTAATCTTCGATGTGGCAGAAGCTAATGCATTACATAACAACGTAGTAAATATGGTTGGTGATGCTATTGGACTTGATGTTTTGACAACGTTTGCGGATGTTGATGTTGCGGATTTAGCTGATAAAGGTAATGCCTCGTCTATTGATGAACTTGAAAGAGTTGAACGCTCACTTTATAATGAAGCTGGCGTTAGCCAAAAGCAATTCAATACAGATGGGCAGACGGCGTTAGATAAATCAATTGCAAATGACGAAGCAACAATGAATGATTTATTATCACAGTTTGCGGATTATACTGAGAGACTTTTAGCTCCTTTCAATAAGAATGCTAAAAGACTAAAGTATTGTGTTGGTATGTTACCAACAACAATTTACAATTATAAAGATCTCTCTAAAATCTACAAAGAACAAACACAACTTGGTTTTTCCAAATTATTACCTCAAGTTGCTCTTGGACACTCTCAATCAGACATTCTTGCAACAGCCGTTTTTGAGAATCAAATAATGGATCTCAATGATTTATTTGTTCCGCCGCAAATGTCATCTACCATGAGTGGAAATAAGGCATCCACTAATGATAATGATGAAAAGCAAAAGACCGGTTTGCCATCCAGTGACAATCAGGGAGGACGACCGCCAAAACCAGATGATGAAAAGTCTGAAAAAACACTACGAAATATTGAGAGTAGTGGATAAAAGAAAGTGAGATTAGATGTTAAGAAATCAGTCTGTTGAGACTATTGCGGCACCGCAATTTATTAACATTCAACCCTATAATCCATTAATTTCTCAATGTGAGATCAAGGTACTCTATGTGGGAGAGAATCGCAATGGTTCTTATATCACAGAGGAAGTAGCTAAGAATATGGCAAATTCTCTCCCTGGGACTCCTATTGTCGCAGCTTTTATAAAAGAAAAAAACGACTTTGGAGATCATGGTGAGGTAATCACTATTGAGGATGGAGAAATTAAATTTTCTTGCAAAACACAACCATATGGTTTTGTTGCTCCTAATGCTAAGGTTTGGTTCAAAGATTTCACTGATACCGATAGATTTGGTAATGAGGTAGAGAGAAAATATCTTATGACAGAAGGTTATCTTTGGACAGGTCAATTTCCTGAGATTGCTAAGGTCCTTGAAGAGGGTATGCCGCAATCAATGGAATTAGACTCACAAAGTTTAGATGGAGAATGGGCAGAAAATTATAATTCTGGTGTTGAACTTTTTATAATTAATGATGCAACGTTTAGTAAATTGTGTATATTAGGTTCTGATGTTGAACCCTGCTTTGAAGGAGCTTCTGTAACAGAAAAGAATGTTAGCAAGAATTTTTCTTGTGATAACTCCTTGTTTATGAATACATTATTTACAATGATGAATGAATTAAAAGAAGCTTTACAGTATAGTGAAGGAGGGATAACGATGGATCCAGAATTAGAGATTAAGCGTAACAGCAATGTTGATAGTTCTCTCTTGGAAATTGAAGAGAAACCTGCGGACGAGCCAGTTGAAGTTAATCCTATGGCAGAAGAGGAAAACGCTGAAGTTGCGGACGAAGCTGACGAGACTAGCGATGCTGGTGAATCTAGCGAAGCAGCTGATGCTGGTGATGTTGGTGACTCTGGGGACAGTTTCGCTCTAGACAAGAAGGAAGATGAAGAGGAAGAAGATTCTGACGAAGAGCCAGAAAATTCTGACGATGACGATGATGAAAAGAAGCCTTCCGCAAATCATAGTCTAGAAGAATTAGAAACACAGTTTGCTGAACTTAAAAATAATTATAGCTTAATTGAAGCACAGTTAGCTGAAGCAAATTCTGAACTTGAAGCTTTACGTAGCTTTAAGCTTGGTATTGAGAATGAGCAAAAAGATGCTTTGATTGCTAAATATCATATGCTTAGTGATGAAGATAAAGCAGAAATTATTAAGAATAAGTCTAAATACTCTTTATCTGAAATTGAATCTAAGTTAGCTTTACTTTATGTAAATAAGAATGTTGATTTTTCAACGATTACAGGTGAGGCTGAGACTGAGCCTGAAAAAGAAGCAAGTCCTATTACGACTTTCTCTTTAGACTCAGCAGTTGACATGACGGACGTGCCGGCTATTGTTAAAGCACTCCGCGCTACAAAATAAGAAAATTGATTAGAATATTTGAAAGGGGATAAGTTATAATGGCTAATTTTAGAAGTGGCTACGGCTATGTAGAGCCTAATTTCCTATCTGCTCCTCGTACTGGTCAAGTGCGTGGTGACTTACCTTTAAGCGATGCGGCAAAGACTACTATTCGAGAGTCTGCTGACGGTGCTTTAATGAACGGTCAGTTTGTTGTTCGTGATGCGGCTAAGGGTTGTCTTGAGCTTGCCAAAGAGCTTAAGAATGCTTGGATGGTGTTTAATGAAGAGAAGCTTTATGACGAGCGCAAGCAGGCTCATAAAGATTACGCAATGGAGGAGAGCCGTTTTGTTGATGGCGTAATGGTTCCTCGCATTATCAAACTCGTTGTTGGTGACACTTTTACAACCAACTGCTTTGCTAATGCGGCTGAGCTTCCTGTCGTTGTTGGTGATTATGTTACTGTTGGTGAGGGTGGTATATTAAAGAAGGCTGCTGCCGCTACTGCTCCCGTTGCTTTACAGGTTATTAAAGTTTACACCATGCCCGATGGTGAGCCTGGCGTAAAACTAGAAGTCGTTGAAGCTTAATTAGGAAGGAAGGGAAATAATAATGAGTTTTGATTTTGAAACTGCTAAGCAGTTATCTGTTGCGGCAATGTCTGCAAAGAAAAATGCTCCCGTTGCCTTCTCTTACAACGGCGAGAATTACTCTAGTGAGAAATTAAATGCTGCTCTTCGTGATCAGTTCAAGGCATTAACACATGTTAATGATAAGTTTAATTATCGTGCTTATAAGGAGAATCAGAATACAATTTTCGCTATTATTGAGCAGACAATTGATGAAGTTCTTCCTCCTCGTGTTGAAGCACAGTACGAACAGTTTGCTGATACTGTTACTGTTCCCCAGGGTGATACTTACCATTATCGTATCAAGGTTACTGAAATGTCCAAGAGACGTGCTAAGTCTTTCGTTTCTAAGGTCGGTTTAGCTGGTCGTTATGAGACATTCATGCTTGATGGTGCTGAGATTGATATTAAGACGAGTGCTATCGGTGGCGCTGCCCGCATCGGCTTTGAGGAATTCCTTGATGGTCGTTGGGAGTTCTCTGAGTTTACAACTCTAATGTTAGAGGGTCTTGATGAACTAATTTACCAGGAGATTATTAAGGCTCTAGCTTCTATGGTTTCTTCTTTGCCTGCGGCTAACAAGGCTACGTTTGCTGGCTTTGATGAAGAGACTATGGACGAGTTACTTGCAATTGTTGATACATATGGTAAGGCTACCATTTACTGCACACAGGAATTTGCTAACAAGATGATTCCTTCTGATGCTCGTATGTCTAATGAAATGAAGAATGAGCTTTGGAATAAGAACTGGCTTGGTCAGTATAAGGGCCACAATGTAATTATTCTTGATCAGTCTCTAGTTTATGGCATTGGCGATGCTAATGCAGAGAAGGTTGTTGATCCTTCCTTAGCTTACCTAATTCCTACTGGTTCTGAAAAACCTGTTAAGATTGTTTTTGAGGGTCAGACTCAGGTTCGCGAAGTAGAAAATCAGACTGATGACTGGAGCCGCGAGATTCAGACTTACACTAAGGTTGGCGTTGGTACTATTGCTTCTCTTGGTCAGTTAGTTTGGATTGGTATTTACAAGAATAGCAACCTCAAGAAGAGTACTCGTAATACAGAGTCTACTTGGCAATAATTAAAAATAATGGGGAGGAACAATAACGTTCCTCCCTTTTAGAGATAAAAGGAGATAAAAATGGCTGTTGATGATAATGAATTGATTGAGATTCAGAACTTAACTGATCATACTGTTGGGTATATTTCTTATGAAGGTAAACGTAGAGTTCTTCCTGGTCAAGCTATTGTAAAAGTTAGTGCGGCTGAGCTACGCGCATTACATTACACTAAAGGCGGCGGTGTTCTTTTAGATGAATGTCTTAGTGTTAAGAATGCGGAGCTAGCAAAAGAATTTGGTATCAGTGATGATCTATTAGCTCATGAATATAATTGGACAGAAAAAGATGTTGAGGCGATTCTTATTTATGGTTCTTTAGACGCGCTTAAAGATGCTTTAGATTTTGCCCCAGAAGGTATTGTAGATATGATCGTATCTAAAGCTGTTCAGATGAAACTTAATGACGTAGCAAAACGAGACGCAATCACAAAGGCTACTGGTAGAAACATTACTTCTATGATTAATTTAATTGAGCAGTCAAAACAAGATGACCAAGAGGTCAAAGAAAATAAACCTACTGGCCGCAGAGTTGGTTCTACAGAGAAAGAACAGGGGAAGGTTCGTAGGGTAGAAGAGTAATATAGGGAGGTGTGTAATGGCTACATCTTTTGATGAAATGGAGGACTTCTTCCTAGCTGGAATCACTGATGATATGTATCTTGAACTTACAGAAGAAGATACCAAACAAATCCTAGATGAAATTCTATTAGCAGCACTCCCATCCTTTGAATTTCCAAAGAATAAAAATCTATTAGAAGTTGACTTAGACAGTCGTGAATTTGATGATGATTTAACAACAGAAGAAATGATGATTATTCGTCAATATATGATTGCGGAGTGGATTGGTTATCAACTAGCAACAGTTGATAATGTTAGACAAAAATATAGCGGATCGAGTCTGGTCCTTTTATTTAGAAATAAATAAATATAATTTCAGTAAAAACAGGAAAGCTGAGATGCTAACCCGAACGGAAGTCTTTGTTTAAAAGCATTGACACGTGCAGAGCATAGGAGAAAAACTTTTATGGCAAAAATAACAGTTCCAAAAGAGCTACAAGACAAAATCATTGATTTATATGAAAATAAAAAATATGGTAGAACAAGAATCGTAAAAGAACTGAGTCTACCTTTTGGTGAAGAAAAAGTAAAGAATATTCTAAAAGAAAATAACGTATATATCAGGAATGCCGCAGAAGCTAGAGCCGTTGGTAATAGACTTAAACCTGATTTGAGAAAATTCTCTATTAATGATAACTATAATTTTGAAAGTCATAATGGAGCTTGGTTATTGGGTATGTATGCGGCTGATGGTTATTTGCCTTCAACCAGAGGTGCACAAAATAGAGTTATATTATCTTTACAAAAAAAAGATAAAGATTTGCTTGAAACGATAAAGAATGAACTTCAATATGCAGGAGAAATTCATGAGTATCTATCAACGAATGGACATCCTTACGTTTCATTAGCTTTTACCTCTGAAAAAATTAGAAAAACGATGGAATCTTATGGTATTGTGAGTAACAAAACTTTCAAATTAGAGAGAATACCTGATTTACCATTTGAGTATAAAATAGATTTTATTAGAGGTTTCTTTGATGGTGATGGTAGTTTATATGAGCTTAAAAAAGAAAAAAGAGTTAGAATGAATATAGTCTGTGCAAGTAGATCTTTATTAGAAGATATAAATATTTTTTTAAGTGAAAATTATTCTGTTACATTGAGGAATATTCATGTAGATGAAAGACATAAACATAATGCTTATTATATGACTTATAACAAAAAAGATAGTTTTACTTTAGGTAAAATTTTTTATGATAATGATTATATTTCTTTACCAAGGAAAAAGAAAAGATATTTTGAATATCTAGAAAAATACAGCCAAAAAGATAAATATCCCACGAGACTGAATACCCCAAAAGGGTAAAAAGATATGCCGACCTTATGCGAATAGGAAGCATAAGAGCTATAAGATAAAAAGCTTATAGGATAACAAATGCAGATTTTAAATTTACAAGTCAAGCTAGTCACATCAAACAACTTGTTGCTATGAAAAAAGAATATGAATCTAGAGGTTTTCATTTACAAAGGCTATATTGCCGCAGAGAGATTGGTAAAGACGGTAGCTTTAAATCAACCTTCAGTAAAATAATGGAGGTTAACTAAATGGAAACGATTTATAATAATAATGTAGACAATGAGGTATTATGCTCTAATTTAAGAAGATTAACAAATCAAATTTTTCGCTTGCTTCCCGCAAACGAAGAAGGGGAAGATTGGGTAAAGCCATTAGAGACGATTCTTATTGAGGTCGCGGGCTTAGCTTCATTGTTTCCTAAAAATGAAAAATATTTTACTTTACTTGCAAAACTGCAAGGATTATATAGTACAAAGAATGAGATTGAATTTATATTATTCCGCAGAGCAATTTTTGAATGCTGCTCAATAGTGCAAAGTATTCAAAAAGAAATTGTTTAGAGGTGATAAGAATGTCTTTAGCTACCTTGAAAACAAGAATTGACTATGCAGGTGGAAATAATCTTGGTCGTATAAAGAAACAAAAACTTAATTCTTTTTTAGCGGCTTTGAAAAATGATTATAATTCAAGAGAAATTGAATTAGAAAATGGCACTCATTGTCAGTGTCTTATTAATACAAATAATTTGAAACCAGATTATGATAAAAAATATGTATCAGTAGAGTTCAAATATAATTTGCAATCTGGTGATACCTTTCGATGTATTGATGATGATACGACTTGGATGGTATATTTACCAATTCTAACAGAGATTGCTTATCTAAGAGCAGAAATTATTCGTTGTCGATATCAGCTAACTATCAATGACAATGCCTATTGGGTTTATTTTCAAGGTCCAATAGAGACTGCTATTAGATGAAATTTGAAGCAAAATGTAAATTGGAATGATTTGAACTACTCTGGTACTGTATATATAAAAAGAACCCAAGAGACCTTAGACTACTTTAATAGATTTACTATAATCAAACTTAACGGACATAATTGGCAAATAAAAGTTGTAGATTCTATTACTGTTCCGGGCATAATTGAATTAGAAGTAAATGAATATTTTGATAGTATTACAGAGGATATACCAGAAATCATTGAAGTTGCTCCTCCAACCTATGATATCAAAGGAGAAACTAATGTATATCCATATGATATTCAAGCTTACACTATTGATATTGCGGGCGGAGAGTATTCCATTAGTGATCCTTCTTGCGCAGAAATTTTGAAGCAAGAAAATGGAACTTGTAGACTTGAGATTATCACTGGCCGCACAGGTTCTTTTAGCTTAGTTTATTCTGTAGGCGAAGAGAAATTTACTCTTCCTATTAATATATTATCTTTGTAAGGAGGGATTATGCCAACTATAAGAAGTAGAATGCTTCCTAAAGATTTTAAAGCAAGTTTCCTCTCTTGCGAGAAAGATACTGAAACAATTTTAAGGAAGCTGTTTATTGAAAGTCGTCCTTACAGCGATATGTTAAAAAGATTATTGATTATTAATAAACCTGATTGTTTAGGCGATAATCCTGAATATCAAAAGATTATTGATAATTTTAATCTTAAAAAACTAAAAGAAGAACAATATATTAGCACTGTTCCAAGATTTCAATTTGGAAATCATGAATATATTAAATCTTCTATTCTCCTAGAATTTGACGATTTTATTCCAACTTCTAATGCGCAGTATCGTGATTGTACTATTAATTTTACAATTCTATGTCATCTTGATGAATGGGAGCTAGATGATTATAAGCTGCGGCCGCATCAAATTGCTGGATACATTGATGGTATTCTCAATGAAAGTCGGCTAAGTGGAATTGGAACACTTCAATTTATGGGCGCTTCACAAGTTGTACTTGATGAAAACTGGGGTGGTATGATATTAAGATACATTGCCACACATGGCTCTGATGATGAAGAAAAATTTGAAGACATTTACACTCCCCAATAGAGGTGAGATAAATGGCGTTAAAAGGAGACGATATTGCTTTATATTTGAGTGGACAGCCTGTTCCTATTAAGGCTTGCAATATTATTGCAATTCAGCCTTCTATAAAACAGATTGTTGCTTTTGGAGAAAGTGATTTTTTATTAGCTGCGAACTTTCTTGGAAAACCAGAATCACATATTGAAAAAATCAAAGAAGGTAATCCTGATTTGAATAATTATACAGATTATCAGATTTATGTTGCTTTGATGCGACAAGATGGTTTTTTAAAAGAAAGTATCGATAAATTTTTTATTTTAGTTTTTCCTAATTACGAAGTAAATATTGAAGAGGATATTGAATTTAAACAAGAAGATAAACGGGTCGGTATGATCAATCCATTCAATGTTGAAGCTTTTAAAGAAGTTATTAAGAATTTATTTTTAATTGGCTCAGGTGGCAAAGATTATAATCCTGTAAATGGTAAAGCTGCGGAGTTGGCTAAAAAGTTTCAGAAAGCTCACGAAAAGATCCAGGCTATGAAATCTGGACCGCAAGAGTCAGAGAAAGCAACTTTATTTGGTTCTTATACTTCTATTCTTTCTATTGGAATGAATATGGATATAAACATACTTTATAATTATACTCCTTTTCAATTACAGAATGCTTTTAATCGTTATTGGAAAAAAGTTAGCAGTGATTTATATCAGAAGGTTTCTACTACTCCAATGATGGATGTTTCAAAAATGGAAGAACCTGACGATTGGTCTGCAAACATTTATTAGTTTATAATCTAGATGTGCCTTAATCTAGTTTATATATATAAGAGTCAAATGGATAGCGCGTGTCTGTTTGATTACAAGGATATTATAATATTAAAAATCTTAAAAAATAAGTTATAATTTATTTTCTTTTAAGGAGGAAAAAATATGCGATTTGGTGTACGCGATATTGCTAATGTTACTTTTCGTCCTTTAGCAGCGATGGACATTGGCTCTCAACACTTTGAGCCATATCAGCCTTGCCTTTATATTGATACAGCAACAGCTTCTAATATGGAAGTCGCAACTACCACAGTCTACGCGCAAGGTGGGCGTGGTAATGCTCGTCTAATTGCCTGGGATTGTTTTACACTAGCTCAGGTAGCGTAGTAATACGCTATAGAAAAATTTCGTGAATTGCTGGGAACTCTTGACAAAAGACTTTTTTATGTTATATTATATTGAGTATGAAATAAAGGAGGTTTTATGCAAGACAATCAGCAGCCAAGCTTTGATTTTAAACAATTAAAAGAAGATTCAGATTATTTGATTTATTCTGATGGTAGATTATATAGTAAAAAAACATCTAGATTTTTAAAAGGAAAAATAGATAATACAGGTTATAAAGTGTATGCATTAGCTATTCAAGATAAGGTTTCAACATCTAAAAGGAAATTATCTAAAATGGTTTATGCTCATAGACTTGTTGCTGAATATTTTATTCCAAACCTAAAAAATTTACCATATGTTCATCATATAGATGAAAATAAATTGAATAATAAGAAAGAAAACCTAAAATGGGTTGATGCGCAAGAGAATTGCGCAGAACATAAAGCTATAAAAAAGCATAACCCAAGACCTCCTAGGTATCACCTAGAAAACTTAGAAGGTGAAGAATGAATGGTTTTCCAAGAGAACAATATGTACTCGGTTTCATCTTTTGGTAGAGTAAAAAATAATAAAACCAATAGGTTGTTATATTTAGATAAAAACCAAAAATATGTTAGAGTAAGTTTTAATAATAAAAAACATTACTATGTGCATAGACTTGTTTATTGTACTTTTCATAATGATTTTGATTTAGATGGCTTTGTCATTGATCATATTGATGGAAACCCATCTAATAATCATTTGAATAATTTACAAAAAATAACTCAACGAGAGAATTGTTTAAAACAAAGAAGGTTCAACGACTAGTCCACAGGGACGTAGGCCGCAAGTGCGGTCGAAGTGCGAAACTCCTGCAAAGCAGGATGAAGATATAGTCTAATCTGCACGTATAAATAAAGGTGCAGCAGTTCATGAGAGAACGCAATGAGAGTAACGAACTTATTGGAATACAACGAGGTGAAAAAACGGCAACGTTTACAATTACAGAAGCACTTTTATCTCCAATTTCTTTCTCAATGCTTTCTGGCGCTGGTGTTGTTAACCAAGAAAAGAAGGCTAAGAAGGTTCACCTAACGCTTGAGGGCACTGTAGATGTTACTTCTGGAGATAGCGGTGTGACAAGTGCTAAAATTACTGTTAAAGCAGACGATTTTACTGGATATGAGATCTATGTAGCTGATTCTGCTAAAGTAGAAGGCGGAGATTTAACTATTGGTACTTCAGAAGAGTATCAAATTTATGCTATGATTTTAGATAATAACGGTAGTGGCGTTGTTGAATATATTAGTAAAGGTGAAATTGATGATGTTACTGCTAATACTACCGATGGTTTAGTAATAACTCTTGCTCCCGCTAATGTTAAAGATATTGCCAAATATAATGGACGTACTTGCTTAGTTGACTGCTATGCAACAACAGATATGCCTGTAACAACTCTTACTGTTGATGCAGAAAACTTTGGTGGTACTTTCTATATTGAAGCTGAAACCCTATTCCGTGATGAAGGTACTGGTAAAGACTTCCCTGCGACATTCATTATTCCAAAAGGTAAGATTCAGGGTAACTTTACATTCAATATGGCTGCAACTGGCGATCCCTCCACATTTGACTTTACTATTGATTGTACTCTTGGTAAGGTCCGTGGTGAGTCTGGTAAGGTTCTCTATGCCATTGATATTATTGATACTATTTCAAGTGCTTCAGGACATACTGATGCTAAGACAACAGAAGATGGTCGTGAAGGCGCTGGTGCTGATGAGACTAAAGTTAGTGGATGGAATCAAGCTTAATAATTTTATCCAAGAAAGGAGAGGAACTCTTGTGAGTTCCTCTTTTTTTTATATGCGGGGAAAGGAGGTAACGTGACTACTTATATACACTGGAGTTTAAAAAATTATGATGGACCAAATGCCTATATATTTGACATAAATTCTGCTAAAACAAAGATACTAGAAGAATTTTTGAATAGGTTTAGAGCTTATAATAAGAATACTGGAATTAAGGATGAAAAAATAATAAGTTTGTTAGAAGCATTTTCTACCAATGGTCAAGTTGGTTCTAGTATTATAGAACAAATTAATAATTTGAATTTTAAAGATGGTGGCAATAAAAGTACTGGTTTATACACTGGCGCAGGTCTTGGTAATTCTAGGTTTAGGACTGATGGAGAAATTGAAGTAAAAATCCCTGAACAAGCTGCAAAAATAAATAGAACCATTAGAGAAAATTTACAATCTTCAATTGATGTTTTAGGTAAATTTAGTAAAGATATTACTATAGCCGCATTAAAAGAAGCATATACTGGCGTTCCATCAAATATTTCAAAAATACTAAAAACTAAAAAAGATACTTATTATATTTCTGGATTAGAATCTGAGATAAGTGATGTTAATGTTAAAAAAAGTGTGTCTAGACTTAGAGAAAATATTAATAAGTTAGATAATATATCTAAAGGAGAGAAACCCTCTTCACAAGATGAAATTGATAGTATAATAAAAAGTGTGCAAGGATGTTTTAGTGCTATTATGGGTGTAATGTATGAACCAGTTGCGGCTCACGCTATCAATCTAGCAAGAGATAAATTTGACACAGAAGGAAAAAAAGCAATTGACGCTGCTTTTTCCGCAAGTGGTGGTATAGTAAGCGCACAACAAACAGGACAAAAAGGTAAAGAATTATATGGTCACGATGCAAAAGAAGACATTGAACTTACTTGGACCCAAAATGAAATTAGTTATAGATTTGGTGCATCTATAAAATTAGCTCAACGAGAAGAAGTTTTGTCTGGTAAAGGATATATTAATAATTTACATTCAAGATATAATATTGGTAGATATATTGCTGATGCATTCTCTTTAGCAGGAAAAAAATCAGATTCTTCCAAGAGACATTGGGAAGCAGTTTGGGGTGCAAGAGATACAGGAAATGCCTCTTCTATTTATAGGAAAGCTTTAGAGTCTTGAAGAACAATGGTTGAATATGGAAAATATAGTGCTGCATTACGCGCATTATCTGGTAGCGGTGCAGAACTTGATTTTGCAGCTCTTATTATAGTCAATAATAAAATTTATTCTTTGTATGATTTGTTGAAAAAAATGACGAATGATTTTAAAACCTATATGTCAATCAATGGAATTAAGACTGATTTTTATTCTTTAAGAGAGCAGGTCAAGCTTTCTGTTGGAAATAGCAACCTTAGAAAAAAAGATATTGTAATAGAAGATCGACTTGCGAAAACGATTCCTGCTATTGAAAAAGTTTATGCTTCAGAAGTTAAAATAAATTTAAAATTAGCTTCTTTGTTTAACAATGTCTAAAATTTTTCTTGACAGCCAAATGTTTTTTATATATAATATAATTGTTCCGGAACGATTATAAAGGAGTTAAAATGAATATTAATAAAGAAAAGGCTTATAAACTCTCTAGCCAAGAGCGTTATGATATTATTAGTCATGCAATGGATGCGGCTGAAGACGATGGCTTTGTTAATCAATTTATCTTTGTGAGATCCTTATATGTATTTGCGGCACGTGCATTATATCCTGAAATGTGGGAGCAAATTGACGAAGATCTAGTCACTGGTTCACCAATGGTTGCTTGGGATAGAATGCTTGAAGATGATGTTGTAGATACTATGATTAAAGACTATGGTGATGAACTAAATGCGCTAGCAGAAGAAGGACGTATTTGGTTGGAAGATTTTATGACTTATCGTAATTCCGCACGTGGCATTGTTGACGTTCTTCAAGTGTTTACAAGTAGCATTGCTGATAATATGGGTCAATCATTAGAAATGCTAAAAAATGATGTTGATATTCAAGCTGCATTGGATGTAGCTGATAAATATGGCATGAATAATGCGGGCTAACATTTGGACATTTTATAATAATTTTACCTCTATGATTTTAAAAAGTCATAGAGGTATTTTTTTTATCTTGTAATATGCATATTAAAGGATAACAAGGAGAGGATGGTGATATTTTGGGCTGTATCTATAAAATAACAAATGTTCTTACAGGAAAAATTTATATTGGCCAAACTGCGGGAACTATAGAACATAGATTTAAAGAGCACAAAAGAAACGCCAAAAATGGAGTTCCATACTATCTCTACAAGGCCATGAGAAAATATGGCGAAGAAAATTTTGAAATTCAAGAATTAGAGCATTGCGATGATTCTGAGCTAAATAAGAAAGAACGCTATTGAATTTCTCTTTTAGATAGTTGTAACAATGGCTATAATATGACCCTCGGCGGAGAAGGAAGGTTAAAATATAGGTATCAGGAACTGGCACAAGCTTATATTGAGCTAGGATCTGAAAGAGCAGTTTGTGAAAAATTTCGTTGTGCTCCAATTACCGTTCAGAAAGCATGTGAATCTAATAATATAGAGATTCTTCCAAGTGGTTCTACCACAAAAATGCAGTGAGATTCTGGTTTAAGAGAAAATCAGAGAGAACAAATACGTAAACTTGGCAAATCTTTAAAGGGGAAGAAATTATCTCAAGAACATAGACAGAAGTTGTCTGAAAGTAAAATGGGAAAATATTGTGGCGAAAATAATCCCATGTATGGGAAAAAATTCTCTGAAGAGCATAAGGAAAAATTAAGTCAAAATAGTGCTTGAGCAAAGCCTGTTAAATGTATAGAAACAAATATGGTTTATTCTTCTGCGTGCAAAGCTGCAAAAGCAATTGGCTTAAAATCAAGCGCAGGAGTTTCTAAGTGTTGTATTAATGAACAAAAAACTGCTGGTGGATATCACTGGCAATTCTGTTAGATCGGTGGTGATGACTTATTTCCAAATATTCTAATGAGATCGTATACAATATTAAAACGACTCTAGATGCAAGTGGTGTTACTCAACTACGAAATGAGTTAACTAAATTAAAAACGACTCTAACCGCAAATAATGCTACTAAAATAACTGGCTTGCAACCAGCTGAAATAAAACAGTCAATTAAAGAAATCAATCAACTTGAAGTAGCTTTAAAGAAAGCTTTTAACCCAAAAATAAATTCTTTAGACTTGACTAAGTTGAATACATCATTAAAAATGACTGACACTAATTTACAGGGTATTGCAGCAAGATGATCAAAAATGGGTGAACAAGGACAAAGAGCAAATGCTGCACTAGCAAATAGCTTAATGTCAATTAATAAAAATGCTGTTACTGTAAATTCCACTATGTCAAAAGTCTTTACAACTTTTTCAAACACTGTTCGTTGGGGCATTACTGCTGGAATCTTTCAGGAAGTAGTTAGTAGTATTTCTGGTGCAGTTCGATATATGGAAAAACTAGATGAATCCTTAACGCAAATCCAGATGGTTTCACAAGCATCTGCGAAAAATATGCGAGAATTAGCCCAGTACGCGAACAAAGCTGCTCAAGGACTTGCGACGACGACTGTTGATTATACAAATGCAATTAAAGTTTTCACGCAAGAAGGCTTCTCTCTTTCTGACTCAAAATTACAGGCTGATTTAGCAATTAAATTAGCGAATGTTTCTGAGCAAGATAGTGCTACAACTTCAGACCAAATTACTGCATATCGTAATGCTTTTGGACTCTCAATTGATGAAATGAGCCAATCTCTAGATAAGTTAGCAAATGTAGCAAATAGTACTGCTTCTAATGTCAGTGAGCTAATGACCGCAGCTCAGCGTTCTGCATCTGTTGCCTCTGCTGTTGGAGCGACTGAAGATACGTTCCTTGCATCTGTTGCCACTATTCAATCTGTTACTCGTCAGAGTGCCGAAGAGATTGGTAATGGTATGAAAACCATTATGCAACGTTTCGCAGACATTAAGACTAGCGGAAAAACAGATGATGGTATTGCTGAGGGTGAATATGCTCAAGCATTGAGTTCTATTGGAGTTCAAGTAAGAGATGCACAGGGTGAATTCCGTGGTTTTGATGCGATTCTTCATGACTTGCAAGATACTTGGAAAGGTTTAAGTGAAACTCAAAAGGTTGCTGTAGGTGAAAAAGTTGCTGGTAAATTCCAATATAATCGTTTTGCCGCTTTGATGAATAATCAAGAGTATTATGATAAAGCTTTAGAAGCTACACAGGGTGCAGATGGTATGATGGATGCTATGCAAGAAGAGTTTGCATCTGGTATTGAAGGTCGTATGAAAACTTTGCAAGCTGCTGGTGAACAAGTAATGACGACTCTTTTTAATCAAGATGCTGTTGAACCAGTTCTTGAGGATGTTACAAAACTTGTGAATGGTTTGAATGCATTGATTGAAGCAGCTGGTGGATTAGATGGTGTCATAAAGATTCTTGGAGCAAGTTTCTTTAGAGTTTTTAGTTCACAAATTAGTTCTCAAATTTCTTCTATTGCAAATTCAATTTCTAGTATTATAACATATTCAAGTAGCGCCAAAAGATTAAATGCTGTTACAGATATGCTTGGCTTTAAGAATATAGACGAAATAAATAACAGCTTAACATCTAGGTTTATGTCTGGAGTTGCTCCTGTATATTCAAATCTTTCAGAGAAATCTCAAACCCGTGCAAGAGAAATGGCAAATGAACTATATCAATTAGAGCAAAAAAGATATGAAAGTGTTCGTCAACTTGAAGTGGCAGAGGGCGATATAACAGATGCAATTCAAAATCAAATCAAAGAAAATAAAGAAGCTATTAAGATTGAAGAACAAAGAGTAAAAGCCGCAGAAAAAGAGCGTGGCGGGAAAATCGTTGCACAAACTGTTGGAGCAGAAGCTTCTAGTGTTAGCAGAAAAGAAAAAAAGGTTAAAGATTTAAAAGATAATAGAAAGGTTTTAACAGATAAGCGTGATACTCTAATCAATGAAGGACAGCTTCTTGTCGAAGAAGCCAATGTTCTTAAGCAGCAAAGGAAAGATGCTAGATCGAAAGGACAGAATACAGATAAAATTGATGCGGCATTACAAGCAAAAGCAACTCAAATTCATGAAAATAAAATTGCGTCAATTCAAAATAAAGATGAGCTTAATAGAAATAAAACTGCTCTTGCATTTGCGGAAGAAGAGTTGGCTGCAAGAAAGAAAATTGCTAAAGCTGTTAAAGAAGCTTATAATTCGTCAAAAAATGCAAACAATCTAAAAATGCAAAATGCACAATTAGAAAAAATCTCAGGTGGCTTCGCGACAATTGTTCAAAAAATAAAACAAAAGCAACAATTAGATGCAGAAGACTTACAGATAATGTCAAAGATAAAATCTGAAATTTCTAATAGCGAAGCTTTAACAACAGCGTTCATGCAGGCTGCTGAAAAAGCTGGTATAGCTTGGCAAGAAATAGAACAAGCAACAGCAAGGTCTGCTGCTGAAGTTGAAAGAATGAAGCTTGAGTCTATGATAAACTCTTTGTCAAGAGCTGTTGGACATGCAATTTCTTTAGCTTTTGCTTTTGACACAATAGGTGAAGCAATTTCTTCTATCCAAGAAGGAAATATTGGGGATGCAATTCTTCCAACGTTAATGGCTATATCTATGATCTTTCCCATTGTTATTGATGCTTTTAAAGCTTTACGAGATGCAAAAGCGGCTGATGTCGCTATCACTGGAGCTGCAACTGTAGCAAATTGACTTTATGTAAAGAGCGTCCAAGCTGTTAGTAAAGCAAATGGCGGAGTATCAGCAGCAGTTACTACAACAGGGACTGCTTTGAGAAATATTGCAGCAGGCGGTAGTGCGGCTGGAACAACGATAAGTGTTTTAACAGCAGCTTTTTCTAATTTTGGAGCAGTGCTACTTGGCATTTTACCAGAAATAGCCATTGCTGCTGCTGCTATTGCACTTGTTGCGGGCGTAGTCGTTGCGATTGCTAAAAATATAGAATCTACAAATGCTGCTTTGAATAAAAATTCAGATGCCTTAGATAAAGCAAAAAGTAATCTTTCTGACTATTCAGCTACTCTTGACGACGCCAAAACTCAAGTAGAAAACTTGAAATCTTCAATTGATACATTAAAAAATAGTAAAGACACCTTTAAGGGGTTAACGAAAGGTACTGAAGAATTTTCTGAAGCGATTCAGAAAGCTAATAAGAATGCATGAGATTTTTATAATAACTATAAAAATTTGTTAGAAGATTTTGATGGTGAAATTTTTGAAACAGGCGAAAATGGTGAGTTATCAATCACAACTGCTGCTCAAAAATATGCTTCAAATAAAGCAAACGATAATTTTCAGAAAGCTCAGGCCGCTGTAGCTTTTGAACAAATAAAAGTCTTAGAGAGCAAAGCAAAAGTGCAAGGCGATGAAATTTCTAATTCATTATACGACTCAGTAAATCACGGATATGGAGAATCAAATTCAAAGCAATCAGATAAAAGAGCGGCAGATGAAATAACTAAAGATTTTTCTAAATTTATTGCTGAGTCAAAAACAGGTTTTACTTCTACCGAGGAAGCTCTTGAAGCTTTTAAAGAAGCGAATAGTTCTAAAACTTATGATATATCAAAAGAAAAACTTAACAAAATGTATTCTGAGCTTTCTAGTCAAGACCTTTCCGATCTACAAAAAATTGGGGCAAACTACATTTCTACAGACAATCAAATAAAAAATATTCAAAAAGCTCAAGTTGGTTCAATGATGAGTAATGATAAAAATTATACTAACATTGGTACGACTGGGCAAGAAATTGTGCAAAGTGCAGTTGCTAAGAAGATGGTAGAAGGAGGAGAGTATCGCAAAGAAGCAGAGAAAGAAGTTGATGCTTATTCAGATGAAGTTTTAAAAGAAAAATTTGCAGAATTAGACGATGCTATTGAATACGTTGACGGTGAATTCTATGAAATTGGTGAAGATGGTAAAAGAACTCTTGTAGAAGATGGTTATTCTTCAGATTATATGAAGGATAAACTTATTGCTTCTAAAATGGTTGATTTATCAAAGCCATATGCTGAAGACTTAAGTTCTAAAATTTCAAGTTTTAAAGATACTGAGACTGGAACTGCTGACGATAAAATGGCAGCGCTTCAAGCTTATGTGAACAATATTGATGGGTTCCAAGCAAAAATGATTGAAACTTATCCTACAATAGATGAATTTATAGCTGCCTTACAAAATGGAACAGAAAATGTCAGAGGATTTGCTGATGCAACAGATAAAATTTCTGAAGCCAATTCTTTCAATGAATTAAAAGCAGCAAAGCGTGAAGCAGACGCTGGTGATGAAACAGAAGAACAAAAAGCAGCAACTGAACAAGAATATAATAAGCAGCTCGAAACAATTACAAAATCTGAATCAGAAAAATATGAATTAAACTATGATGAAGTAGTAGAGCAAGCCGAAGCTCTAGCAGAAGCCTATGATTTAGATGCAACTTCTGCGAGGAACCTGGCGATTCAAAACCAGCGTATGAATCAAGGCGTTGAAGAATTATCTAAAAACTGAGAAGAATGAAGCGATATTCTCAAAAAAAGTAATAAATATGATTTAGATTATGTTAAAGTAACGAAACAATTAGAAAAAACTATTGCTAAGTTGGTTGGTACATCTGAAGATTTAGATTTATCAAAAGAATTCTTTGATTCTGCTAAAAATATGGAATTATTGCAAGAAGCCGCAGATGGGTCTGAAGAAGCTATCAATCAACTTGGATTTGCTGTTGGAAAAGATGTCGTTGGAAATTTAGAAAAATCTTCAACTATAGCTGCTTCCGTTAAAGAAAGTCTTAAAGTAAACGATGATATTCAATTAGACCCAGGTCTATCAGAAATGAACACTGCATTACAAAATTTTGATTCAAATAAACAAACTGTTATAGATGGATTTAATCAAATAGCTGCCGCTGGTTTGCAAGCGGGAGACGATGTTTCAAGCGCATTTGAATCACAAGAAGCGTATAATAATTGGGTAAACTCATTAAATCAACTAGCTTTAGCAACAGGTATGAGTGTTGATCAAATGAATGCCCTCCTTGCATCTGTTGGTATGGAAGCAGAGGTTGAAGAAGTAGATACACACCTCCCACAGACCAAAACAGTTACGTACAAGCATCAAACAGTTAAAAAGACGGGATCTGATCCAGACACATATGATATTGAAGAAGAAGTAACCTCAAGACAAGAACCCGTACCTGACGAAACAATAAAAGTAGCTGCGATTAAAACTGGTGAAGGCACTGGCGGCATAAAATTCACAGGTAACGGTTCTGTTGGTTCATCTAATAAAGGTGGCGGCGGAGGTGGCGGCGGCGGCGGAGGTGGCGGTTCTAAAAAAGCTGCTAAACCTAAAAAGGCTGAAAAAGGTAAATGAGATCCATTTAAGCCGATAGAAAATAAAATTTCTCGTCTCACCGCAAAACAAGACGTACTTTCTGAATATGATGATGAATTATATGGTTCAAAGAAAGTAAAAAATCTTGAAAAACTAAAGAAAAGTTATGAAGAGTATTTAAAGTTAAAGCAACAAGAAGTTGACCTCGCCAAAGAACAAATAGAGATCCAAAAGAATCAAGCTGAAGACGAGTATGGTAATAAAACTATTCGTGGCTATGCAGATATGGTTGGTATTGAACTTCAATATGATATTGATGGTAATATAATTAATGCAAAAGATATTTATGATGCTTTTGTTGCGGCTTATAATGACGCTGTTGACACCTATAACGAGCATAAAGATGATGAAGATACAACTGAATTTGATGATGCTTTGTCTGATGCAAAAGATAATATGGATAAAGCCAAAGAAGCTTGGGAAAATTATCAAGATCTTCTTGATAAACAAGAAGGTTATGAGAAAGAAATTCGTGAAGGTGTAGACAATATTCAAGATACAAATGACAAAATATTTGATACATTGTCTGATATGCTAAACGAATGGATCAATGCCATAAAAGACTCTAGAGAGTTTAATCAAAAAGTATTTGAATTCTTAAACAATGGAGCTAATCTCTCAACAAGATTTACACCAGCAATAGAATCTGCTTCTGGCACAATAAAAGACCTTATTGGTGTTACTGCAAAAATGACAGATTGAAACGGTAAGACAAAAACATTCTCTAACATTACAGAAGATGATGTAAAGAAAATGCTTGGCCTTGATAAACAAGTTTCTCGTGATAAATTACTCGATAGTGCTCTTGAGCAATCTGGTGCAAATCAAATCTATAATCAATTAGGTCCAAGAGAAGATCCAAATGTAGATTGGAGCACTATTGGCGGCGGAGACATAGGTCCTGTCTTTGATAAAGGTAACTTCCACACAATGGTTGACTTATTAAAAGAAGGTAAAAAAGATGAAGCGCAAGCTCTTTATGACGCAGCTGTAAAAAGTATCTTAACTGCAAACCCTGATAGAGACAAAGAATACGTTCTACGAGATTTTGCTGGGTATAATGATTTCGTAGATGCGGTTATGCGAGCGATTGGTTCTGTTGCTGCGCAAGAAAAAGATAATGCAGAGTATAAATCTGCTTCTTATAGTTCTCCACAGCTAATAGCTTTGCAGCAACTTGAAGAAGCGCAAAAACAAATGCAAGAAGCAATTGCCAAGCAAGGTACAGATGAATATTCTGAGGTTACCGCGCAAGCCGCATATGATAATCTTAAAGATGCAATGGATAGAGTTCAGACTGTATCAGAATCTATTATAAACAGTTTTGAGAGTTTAAACGAAGTAATTTCTGATGCAATAGATACTGCGGAAGATATTATTTCAAGACGCTTTGATTCTTATGATAGATTGATTGATTCTATAGATAGTCTATCTGAACAAATTTCTCTTTTCTACGGTGAAAAAGGTTATGATTATCAATTGTCAGCTAATGATTTGGCCGTTTCCGCATACAACGGACAACTAGATGCTTTATCTTCTGGAATCAATTATTGGCAATCTATAGTTGATAAATTAGAAGAAACAAAACAAGCTAATATTCATTGGAGTCAAGAGAACGAAGAGGCACTACAAGATGCAAAAGATAAAATTACAGATCTCCAATCTGAGCAGATGGATACTGAACAATCTCTCTTGGAAAAAATATCTGAAAGGCTTGAAATTCAAGCTAACAAAGCTGCTAATGAATTTGCCAATTCTCTTCTTGGTGGTGATGTAGATTGGATGCAGAGTCAGTGGGAAATGCGGCAACGCAATGAAGAAGCTCATTTAGATGATATGAATAAAGCTTATAACATTCAAAAGTTGCAGTTCTCTTATCAAAAGATGTTGAATGATGCGGCGCAGAAAAATACTGGCATTCAGCAACAAATCTCTGCTCAAATGAACGATCAATTAGATTATCTAAGAGAAAAAGATAAGTTAACGCAAGCCGACATAGATTATGCTAATGCACAACTAAGCGTTCTAGAGAAACAAATTGCTTTACAAGATGCTCAATCTGCGAAAACAAAAATGCGATTACAAAGAGATGCTAGTGGCAACTATAGTTATGTTTATACAGCAGATGAATCAGATGTAGCTCAAAAGCAACAAGATTTATTAGATGCACAAATTAATGCATATAACATCGCTAAGCAAGCTCTCCTTGATTCAGAGAATAATACAATTTCTGAAATTACCAATGCAAGAGATAAAATTATTGAAATATGGACAGATGCAAATCTTGATGCGGAAGAGCGCAAAGCCCGCATCCAAGAAGTTATGGCTTCTCTTGGAGAGTATAGTGCTGGTCAATCTGAAAACATAAAAACTTATAGTTTAGAAATTTTACAACAGGTTGCTCAGTCTACAGAAACAATTTCCAATGAAAATGCAGAATCACTTACTGGTATTTATAAACAAATGCAAACTGATTCTACTGAAACTATCAATGAAATTGATTCAAGATTCCAGCTATTTGCAAATGATACAAATACTAAAATTGGTGAAGTAACAACTAAGATGACCGATCTTGCGGGACAGGTCAAACAAAGTACTACAGGTGTATTAGATGAATATAACAAATATAGTGGAGATTTGTTAAATGCCTTAGAAAATAGCCTAACTGATTATTCTACTAAAATGAAGGAAACATTAGATACAATCTATGGTGATCTTGGTGGTAATGCAAATATTAGCAGTCAACAGGTCAAAGCTATTGAAGCTTCCATCTTCTCTTTACAGAGTAAAATAAACAATCTAAGTTTTGAATCACCAAAATTTGAAGCTGATTTGATTTCTCTTAAGAAAAGCATTGACGAAGTTTGCATAGAAATCACTAGTGAGATGGCCAAGGCTGCTCAAGAAATTGTTAAACAGCTACAGACGCAGTTCAACAAAGCCTCAACAATTGTCAATAATTTGAATAATGAGTTCAAAACATTATCTCAAACTGCGAATGATGCGCTAAATTCTGTAAGTGGCTTAGATAAAATGCCTGGCGAAATCAAGAATTATGCTTCTGGTAGAGTATGGTCTAGTGATAAAGATCTTGCTTCATTATCTAACTATGAATGGGCAGAAGCAATTGCAGGTTCAATTGTTAATGCGGGCAACTATTCGTCATATGGTAATGATGATGATGATCCTGATTATGAAAATAGGTTAGCTGGTGTTGCTTCCGCAGAATGGTGGGGTAATTATTCTGGTTTTGTTGACTTGGTAAGATACTTCATAAAAATGAATAATTGAAAGCACGATACTGATTATTATACAAGATTTAAGAGATATGACTCTGGCGGTTACACTGGCTCTTGGAATGGCGGCATTGATGAAAAAGAAGGTCGTTTAGCAATTCTTCACCAAAAAGAACTTGTTCTTAACGCAACTGACACTAAGAACTTATTAGATATAGTAAGTCAAGTGCGGCAAATGCAGAATATTCTAGGTAATAATATTACTGACTACAGCAAATTATTTGCAGCAAATGGTGGCGATACTATTGAGCAAAGAGTTGAAATAAAAGCTGACTTCCCCAATGTCACTTCTTCTATTGAAATTGAAAACGCTCTACTTAATATCGCAGATATGGCTTATCAATCAGCACACCGCAACTATTAAAATCTAGGAGGACTCTTATGAGTCCTCCTTTTTTATTGGGCGAAAGACAGTAATTAGTATAATTTGTTTTTTAATTATATAGAGAAATATAAAAAATTATAGGAGATAAAAGGGGTGATTTAATGGCAGATTATACAGGAGCACTATTAAAAGCTATGTCAATTATTAGCGAAAACAGCTCTGGCACAAACAGTGATAAAACGGTCAAAGCATCAATTGTTTCTGTTCAAAGCGACAATCAATATACAGCTTCTTATAATGGCGGACAAATCGCAGCTTATAGTAATAATTCTGAAAAATATAATATTGGCGATCTTGTTTATGTGCAAGTCCCGCAAGGTAATTTTGATAATGTAAAATATATCCTCGGTTTAGCTGAGATTGCACCTCTTGATCAAGAAGAAGAGCGAACAAACGCAAATATTCTATCAAATTATACTAAAGTTGGTGGAAATATAATTATAAATAAAGAAACTTGAAGTGACGCAGACAATAGAAGTTATACTGCTTTCCCTTCAATTTTATATTGTAACAAAGTTTCTAATTATAATTTTTGTTATAAAAAAGATAGAGACGAAGAAGATACTAATCCTATTTGGGTAGACGTAGATGAAAAGTCTTTTACAAACAATTTGAATGATGCAGATTCTATTTTGATAAAAGCAAATTTCTTAACAAATCTAGCAACAAACGCAAGTGGTGATTATGGTATTATCATTACTATGAATGTCTCTATTGGAGAAAATACATCTAATGTTTCATATATTCTAAACACTGAAAAGATGCTTGGTAATCCAATGAAATTCTATAATGGCTCTTCTCAATATGCAATTTTTAATTTTGAAGGTGTTAAGTTCAATTATATTCAAAGTATTTTACTTTATACTTCTGGATTTGTAACAAAAGATACAAAAGATGATTATGGATATGTCAAATTCAATAATTTAGAATTATATGCTTTATCAAAGATGACTTCTGATCAAGATGGATATTGTGTTTCAATTACTTCTCCTAATGGAAATTCCTTTGAAAAAATAGATGATAAAATTACATTGACCGCAAATGTTTTCAAAGATCATAAAGAAACTAATTGTAATCAATATATTTGGGGAATCAATGATGTATCTATAAATTCCAAGAGTGTAGATTATAATGGGCGGCTTGGCTCTGGTTATAGAAAAATTAATCAAGAAGAAAAAACAATTATTCTAAACATTGATGATTGTAAGAGTAATACAAATACTATTAAGTGTGTTTGTGTCTGCGATGAAAATAAAGCTATTGCTAATACAATAAATGTTTATAATAATTTTAATAGTTATAATATTACTATTAAAAGTAGTCAAGGCACTAATTTCTATATAAGTAATGGTTCTCCAATACTGACTTGTTATATTAATGACAAAGACTCTTCTTTTGAAGATAATGTCTCTGACACAGAATTTAGTTTTGTGTGGTCCAAGAGAGACGATAATGGTGAATATTGTCTCTTAGAAAAAACAAAAGAAGAGCTAGAAAATGAACAAAAAGTTAAATTAGATGCAGCTACAACTGTTTCAGATAAAAGTCTTATTAGAGCAGATTATGCAAGACTAATTTCTCAGGTAGAAGGAATTAGTTTTATAAAAGGTGTAAATGGAAATATTTTAAAAGTCAAACCTGAAAATGTAGAATATTGTTGTCAAGTTTATAGGAATGATAGCTTGCGGGGTTCTGCTTCAATTACACTAACAAATAATTTGGCAAATCTATCAATAAATTCTTATGTCTTTATTAAGAATGGAAATCAAGTTTTTCAATATGATGAAAATGGTATGTCTCCCGCGAGTGATAAGAAAAAGACTCCACTCGAAATAAAGAATCTTGAAATTGAATTTAGAGATCCTACTACTAATGAGCCAATGTCTCTAGATGATGTCACTTACTATTGGGAGCTGCCGCAAGGAAAAAGCTTGATCAAAAAACCAGACTACAACATAAATGAAAATAGATTCTATGGAAAAATTCTTCCTCTTCAAATTGAAGAAAAATATGACATGGAAGCTACTGACAATGTTATTACTGCAACAGTAGTTTACAAAGATAGTATTTATAAAGCTGATACTAATTTTTATTTTGGCAAAGTTGGTGAGCCTGGCACAAATGGAACAAACTTTGTTGCAAAAATTAGTCCAATCTTTTCTCCTGAAGATGATAACAAATTATGCTTCATCGAACAAGAAGATGGCGACATATGGAATATAAAAGATAACAATGGTTTATATGTAAATGCTTCTATTGATTTTACTTCACTAAAAATGTCTTTATATCAAAACACTCAGCCCATTTCAGAGAATTTTTCTAAAACTTGGTCTTTTCTTGGAAAAGGTTCGCCGCAAACTGTAAAAGAATTTGATATTAAGAAAGAAACCGGTGCAATTACAAAGAACAATGCAAGTGGAGCTTTCTATAATTATCAAACAGTAAAAGGTGAAATAAAATTTGATGGAAAGAAATATTATAATTATTATAATATTCCTGTTTTGAAATATTCCCTTGGTTATAATTATTCGAGTACTCCAATCAATTTAGTAAATTCTAAAACACTAAATTATATTATTTATGATGCGGACAATGCTAACCCGCAATTCAACAGTTCTATTGGAGTTGCGCTAAAAATGAATAAAAATTTATTCAATAATAGTAAAATTATTTGGAGCGTTGAAAGTGGTCCAATAGAATCTGGAAGCTATTTAAGACCAAACTTTACTATATCTTTTACAAAAAATAGCAAACAAGGCGGGACAAAACTTCAATTAGACAACATTGCAGAGAATGCCAATAATTTTATTAACAGTATCAAGAATATTATCGCGAAAGATGATAGTCAAAATTGTGAAAGAATAAATGAACAATTCAAAGAATTATTGTCTTCAAAGAAAAATATTTCTGATTTGATTTCTACTGTAAGAGACCTTCTTCAGAAGATATATCAAGAGTTCTATTTACAAAATGCTTTCAAATGGTCAAACATTTCTGTTTCAGATATATACAATCAATATAATGATTTGATAAATGAAATTGAGACAGAATATAATGAAATTGAAAAAATAAATAATATATTACAGAATATTAGAAATCAATTTTCTACTACGATGACAAGCTATAAAGAAAGCTCTGAATATATAGGTAAATTAGGTATTTCTTATAACAGGGCAAGTGTTGATAGTATAGATCAACTAAGAAAATATATCAATAATGGACAGACTTCTCTGTTAGCTGTCAACATTGGTAAGGATGAACTTGCTTATGGAGAAAAAGTTGTTATAGAAAAAATAAAAAGTTATTTTCTTTGCACAGAACTTTTTGAAAAATTTAATGGAATAGTAGAAGAGAATAACGATAATGAGAATAATTATCCTATTGTAAAACAACAGTTAGATTATTATCGAGCAAAGATAGAAAATATAAAAAGTCAGTTAAAAAAAGATGATGAAAAAGAAAAGTCTTTATTAGAACTATTAAACGAGCACGATGTATTGATTAAGAATTGTGCTTTCTATTTCATAGAAAAAACTGAGCAATATAACTTAGGTTTAGCTGATATTGGAGTATTATCACAGTTTTTCAAAGAAGAAAATAATGAAGAGGTTATATCAGAAATATACGTTATTCCTAACGAAATTTTTGATGCTAATTATTCAAATAATAATATCAGTATAAAAATCTTAGATGATAAAAATGAACAAATTGCGGAGCTTGTTGTTCCAATTTGTTTCACTTCTAATGTTTATTCTTTAGCTTCTATCAATGGTTGAGATGGAGTTGGAATAGATATTAATGAAGATGGTGGATATATACTATCGCCGCAAATAGGTGCTGGTAAAAAAGATGATGTAACGAATACTTTTACTGGTTTGGTTATGGGAACTTTATCAAGTGATTCAGAAAAAGAAGATAAAATTGGCTTGATGGGTTTCAGTAAAGGTAAGCAATCAATTTTTATGGATGCTAAAACTGGCAATACAATTCTTGGTACTCGTGATGGTGCTAAAATTGAGTTGATTCCAAATGGAACTAGCACTATTGCAAATTGGCATATAGGTGAGAATTTATTATACAATACAACTTCTGGTGTATTACATCTTAAAGAAGATTCTGATTCACGATTCTCTGACAATAAGAAAAGAATGTCAATAGCAAATGAAGATTGCGGCATTATCTTGAGTTCAAATAATCCTTATATTCATATCAAAGGACAACCAATTGATGCAAAATATCTTAGTACGATTAATCATAGAACCGCAGATGGCTATGATCCTATTGCTATTGGAGATAGTTTAGAATTGAAGCTTGACCCAAATAATAAATCTCTTTTCTCGATTGTTCAATATACTGATAGTATTGATGCTGATGATATGGATGGTTTATATTGCGGCACTTATATGAAAACCTCTGATGGTGTTAAGAAAGTTGCTTATGGTAACTTTGATATTAATAAACTTTATGAGCCAAATGATACAGATGAAAATGGAAATGACAAAGGTGAAAGTAATAGAGTTTTTGTTGTTTATAGAATCAAGAAAGGCTCTGAAAATAATTATGTACCATATTATACCAACAAGAATTTTGTTATAAAAAATGATACTATAAATTCTTTTGGCGAAGATGGTGCAAAAATTATCAAAGCAGAAAGTGAACAATGAACTGCTCCTTCTCCAACAATTTCATTGAATCATCTAACTGGTGAAGTTACTTTATCAAACTATACTATTGAAGGTACTGAGAATGTAACTTATTCTGAAACGAGTGAAGATGGTTCTAGCCTTGTTTCTACAATAAAAGCAGAAAATACAGATAACTTCTTTGATTGTAAAATAGGTTATGCTGAAAGTAATACACCAAAAACTTGGGAAGCAAATAATAATAATAAACAAATTTTATTATACAAGTTTAGTTTGTCAGATGAAACAACGGAACTTACTATTTCTCAACCGCTTACTATTTCTTCTCTGATTAGTGATATAAATTTTGAATTTTCTTTGATGACCGAACCAACTGAAAAAGAGCCTTCTGAGCTTTTAGTTACATCAAAAGTTTACAAGCTATCAGATGGTCCAATCAATCAAATTGTTTTTAGTGGTGGAAAAACAATTCCAAAAGATAAGACTATAGGACTTTATATTCAGCCACTCTTCTCAGAAAATTATTCTTATAAATATAAATGTGCTTATTGCATAAAAGGAAAAATCTATAGAGATACTATTTTACCAGAAATACTTTCAGAAATATTGAACTATCAAGAAGTTGGTCAGTATGGTGATTTTAGAAAATCTATACTCTACGCCAATAAAGATAATGGTTTACAATACAAAATATCTTTTGGCGGACAGAGAATGATTATTACAAATACTAGTCCAACAAAGAGCTTCTCTGTTGTTGGCTACTGTGTAGTAAATAATCAAGTAGTAAAAAATTCTCAAATTTGTCAAGTCGCAGCAGGCGGTATTGAAACAGTTGAGTTTAGCACACAAAATTATGCTAATGCAGGTTATAATTGGAATTTTGTTTTTTATGATAATGCGGCAACGGTTGAATCTTTAAAATTTTCAGCAAACCCGCAATACATAATTACTGATTATTATTTTAAACCTTTGAATGATACTCTTTTAAAAATAGTTATAGACATGCCTGGAAATTCTTATACGTCAGTCCCGCAAGATGCAGACACTCTATGCTGCACTTATGGTTCTCTTGGAACGATTCAAGCAGAACCTATTACAGAAACTTTTTTGAATGGAAATAAAATTCCAAGCTTAAAGATTTATAAGTATGAGGACTTAAAAAATAAAACAGTTATTCCTGTAATTGATTTAGAAAAGCTAGATAGTGAAGAACTAACTTATGTAAAATATTTAAGAGGTTTTGATTATTCAAAAATAACTGGAACTAAAGAAATTCTTTTAAGCGAATTTTCTGAATATAGTGCAAGTAAAGAATATATAAAAGTTGGTCTAGATGAAAAAGGACGCTTTTATACAAGTGGTGCCTCACAGAAAAAGACTTTGAGTAAAATTGGACCAATTTCTGCATTCAATTATTTTTATGGCAATGGTATTGAGATTGATTCAGATCAAGTTGCTATTGGAAAAATATTTGGAAATGAAGGCACAACTTATATTACTGGTGGGAAGAATGAAGAAAATGCTTTACACTTATTGAGTGGCAAAGAAATAAAGCTTTCTCTATTCAACACCAACAAAATAATAGATCAACTTTCACCAATTCCTCCTACCTGGACTGGAATTGATATTGAACAGAATCAAATAAAATTTACAGTTGAAAATTATCATTTTGTTTTTGATGTTGAACTGTTATCTAAAATGGATAGTCTTTTTAGCAGTTTGACAAAAGAACAAATTACTAAATTGATCAATTTAGTGAAAACAGAGAGTTAAAAGGAGGTATTGAATTGGCAGATCAAACAGAGTTAGATCCAAAAGAAAGAATACTTGATGATATTGGAAAGGGTCATTATACCCTTTCCAAAGATAATAGCATTATAATTGGCTGCAAACGACAACCAAATGCGAGTCCGGAATATAAATGAGTATTATCTTCAGAAACAGAAAAAGATAAAGATGATCTTATAAAGATAAAAGTTACTTGGAATTGTACCTATTTATCTAAGAAAAAAATATCCGTCAATTTAAGAATTTATAGATATAATAAATTTTATTCTCAAGCGGATACTGGAATGCTAAATGAAGTATTATCTTATGATCCAGACTATGAAGATAAATTATTTCATCGGTATAATGATAGAAGAGGTACTGAAATTTTTGATTCAGTAAAAGGTGATGTTCCTTGGAGTGGAGATTATATTGGTGCAAATAGTTATAGTGGGTGGAATATTGTTGATGGCTTTTATCAGAGAGAATATTCTAGAGTAGTTAATACTATTAAGAACAAGTATCACGAAGGCTGAACAGAAGAAGCATTAAAAGATTATTCTGAACTTGGTGTTTTATTATTGCACATAGATTGAACTGGGATGGAAGTTTATTACGGTGCACAAAAAGAAGAAAAAATAGATAATATAGATTTCAACTGGACTTTTGGACTAAAATATAATACAAAATCTTCTGGCATCATTGATTATCGTGTAAAAGAAACGTCAAGCTGGGAAAATTTAACTGCAAACAAAGAATATCCTGTTCAAGACTCATATTGGGACACAAATAAAGACCATCCTGAAAATAATATCTATATTTGTAGAGGAAATATTTATAGAAAACCTGGACATAATTTAGTTGGTTGAAGAGTCTATTCTTATGGAGCAGGTATGTTTACTGATGTTGCTCCTGCTCACGCACCAGAAGGTAAGAAAAAAGAAATAGATCCTCGTCTTCCTTTTACTCCCCCATATGATAAAACGATAGCAAAGAATTTTTATAATAATGTTTATAGTAAAGGTGAGGGTTTTCTTGCGGAAAAACTTGAAAATGGAGAAGGCTGGACAAATGTCAAACCAGAAATAAAGAGGAATTTTTTTGATCCTTGGTGGTTTGATCCTAATGCTACAAACAAATCTATTGCACTAAAAGGCTTTGGAACTTTTAGTGAAGAGTTAAAAAAATGTAATGAGCCTGGAAAAGTTGGTTCTACAGAACTTACTTTCTCCGCATTATTTGAACCAATAAAAATTACTATTTCTTTTTATAAAGATAATGGTACTCCATTATATGATGAACAAAAGAATGATCGTAAGTGCACTCTCTTTTATGGACTCAAAGGATATAAACTTCCTGAGACTTATTCAAACGTAAAGCCTGAAGAACTTTTGAATTTACAAAAAAATCCTCCTAATGGAGATAGCACCTGGTGCTTTGGTGGCAAAGATACAGAGATCCAAGCTAATGGACAAGCTATTACATTTGATGATGTTTATAAAAAGGGATATAAGTTCAATGGTTTCTATTATAAAAATGGTGATAGTGAAGTTTGTGTATCAAAGAAAGCCAGTATTGCTGGAAAACCTTGCTTATGCTGAGATGTAGATGAATATTTCTTTACAGAATCAAATATTAAGTTAGTTGCAAAATATACTGGAATTAAAGATCCAAACTTTCGTATTGATAATACAGATGAAACAAGCGGACGTTTAGATGATAAAAATAGACTAACTGTTCCGATTAGTTTAGGTACTGAAGAAAATTGGGTAAGTTTCAAATATCTTTTAGATTCTCCTGTTAAAATAGATCGGATAGGACTCGTTACAAAAGAAATAAATGAAAAAGGAGAAACCACTTGATCGCAAGACAAGTATATAGAATATAAACTTGGAGGTATTACTAACGAAAAGAAATTTTATATACTTGGAAGAAAACTTGGAGACAATCACTACTTAAAAATTAAAATTCCTGAAGACCCAAATGGTAACTATATAAGTAGAAATGATATTCCTGACAACGATCCAACTCACAAGTCAATTGTTTACCGTGTAAATGTTGTAAAGAAACAGCCTTCACTAACTCTAAATCAAAGTAGGTGGGTTATTCCTTGTAGTAATAATCCGTGTGAAGAAACTTTCTTTTTTACATATGTAGGAGACATTGATAAACTAACTTTTGCAGCCAAGAATGATGACACAGAAGAGAATAATGACAAAGAAAATATCTCTATTGAAAAAGTTCTTGGATCTACGCAAAATACTTATAATCTAAATGAGATTAGATGTATATGGAATAATCCACATCCAGCAGGCTCAACTTCTACAGATTCTAAAGAAATTACAATAATTGCATCTCAGCCTGAGACAGAAAACTATAGTGCTTTCTTACAAGAAATTCCTCTAATACTTGAACACGTTGGATTCAATATTACTTATAGAGAAAATAGAAGCAGCTCCGCAAAGTCTGTAACTGACAAAAAACACACTGGCACTGTTTATGCAATAAGAACAACTCTCCCCGAAGATTGGGCAACAAAAGAGGGCTATGTTTTCACAGGTTGGATTACTAATAATTTGAGAGAGAGTGACAATACTGATAAGAAGTTTTTGATTCCACTAGATAGTAGCCAAAAAATTCAACTTGACGAAGGTACTAATAAAAATATAATCTTTTACCCAATTTGGGAAAAACAAGTAAACACTATCACATATATACTAAATGGTGGATATGGTCTTACAACACTAGTTGATCTCAAGAACAGAAATGAAACCTATACAATTTTTAATAAAGATAAAGAAATTCCCAAGAGACTTGGGTATACTTTCTTAGGATGGACAACAAATCTATATGGAGAAGGAACATTCTATAAATATGCTGACGGTGCAAAAGAATATACAAAAAATGAAGATTTAGTTCTTTATGCTGTTTGGGAAAATAATAATGCAGCAGAACACGATAAGTTATATCCTCCTTTAGTTGAGACATATCAAAAGTCTAATATATGGAATGAAGATGCTGTGATTGAATATACTATGCCAGAATATAATGATGATAAAATAAAAAATATCAAGTATATTCAAATGTCTGTTGTTGATCAACTAACCAACGAGTCTGTTCTTGTGGATGGAGCGAAGGTTCTTCTTGTTCCCTGGGAGAACACTAGCTTTGATGAAAATACTTATATTGGCACTGTTACTTTACCAGTAAATAAAATTGTCGATAAGCAATTCCAACATAAGCTTTATAAAATTCAATTAAGATTTGACGCGACTGTTCTTACAAATGATCAATTTTCAACTCTAACAGATATAGAAGAATTGAATAAATATTTGGTTTCAAGTAGAGATAATTTTAGTGAATGGTCAAGTGCTACACTTATCAAACCAATTCCACCTTGCCGCGTAATTACTAGCTTTCCTTCAGATGGTTTTGGACCTAAAATAAATAGTTTCATTGGTGGCAAACTAACTTTCTATGACATTCTCACTGGAAAGACCATCAACGAAAATGAAGTTGATGATTATGTAGAAAGTTTTACTATTGATATATTGAAAAATAATAAAGTTGTTCTTGCGGGTGACGCTGATAAAAATCCTAAAGACAATCTTTTGTCTGGATATAAAGTCAATGGACTAATGCAGTATTTTGATTTTACAAAAGACGGACTTCCTAATTCAGATTGTTCTGTTCGTTGGAGATACACAACAAAGAATGGGTACTCTGGTGAACAAGTAGATCAAATTCATATCAATGATTATTATCATCCGTCAAACAATGCTGGTTTCAATGAATTATTCGTTAATGGATTTTCAATAGATGAAGTTGAAGAAGAATATGGCTACAATACTTTAAGAGTTTCTATCAATGGTTCTAATTTGATAGATGAGAATAAAACTATTAGCTTTGATGTTTTCAAAGCAAGCTCTGAAGATAATTATAGCACATGGTTGAAAGTGAACAAAAGATCTATTGTTCCTAAGAAAGAGGATGGAAATCAAGACTATTATTTCTTTGATCCTATTCTAAAAAGTGGTATTGATTATACATATGCTGTTCAACTTTCTTCTGGAGCGCAAGAAGCGGGCGAAGTAAAGCAGATAAATAATGTTTCAAATAATTTTTATAATGCTACTTTGCTTAGAGGAAATAGAATTTTGAAACTAAGTTATAACTTCAAGATAAACAACTTTACAAGTAAAGTCGGACGATCAATGGTTGAAACAATTGGTGGTAAATATCCAGTGTTTACTAAAAATGGAACTCTAAAATATAAACAAATTGGTATTACTGGACTAATTTCTTTTGACGATAACTTATCAAATAAATTCTTATCTATTAGTGATTTACTAGGAGAAGGATACTGCAAAACACTAATTTCAAAAATAAACAATTGCACAAAAGAGGACCACTCGCCGCATTATCCTTATATTTCACTTGACGACGCTGCTAAACATCTTGACTATAATGTTGTTCCTATGGAAGATAGATGGGCAATTGAAAGAGAATTTAGAGAGCAGGTTTTAGCTTGGCTAAATGATGGTCAACCTAAACTATTTAGAAGTGGAACTGAGGGTAACCTAGTCGTTATCTTAAACAATGTTTCTCTATCCGCGGAAGCGCGGCTTAGCAGAAGATTATATGAGTTCTCTGCAACAATGTATGAAATTGCAGATTGTAACTATAACAATCTTGTTTCTCTTGGAATTTACAAGGAGGGGAATGGAAATGATAGTACATTATCCATATTTACAAGATAAAGATTTCTTGAAAGAAATTGATAAAATTTTTCTCCAAGAGAGATATGTAAAAATTACTTTATTAGATTTTCAGACAGAAAAGAAAATAAAAAATTTAGAAGGCGTTATTACGGGTGGGTCGTTATCAAAAGACGGCTCATCCGCTGCCCGCGTTAGTTGTTCTTTGAATTGTACTGTAAATGGCTTTGAGTATGATATGTATACAACAAAAGCTGACTATTCTATTGGGAAAAAAATTTTCCTAGAAATTGGTGTAAAGAACGATACTGGCAACTATAAAGATTATCCTATCTTATGGTTTCCGCAAGGGGTAATGATTATAACTGAATTTTCTATGTCAGCTGCTAGCACTGGTGCACTAAGTATTTCTATAAAATTGAAAGATAAAATTTCATTATTAGATGGTACTATTGGAGGAATGCTACCTGCTACAACAAGATTTGATCAAACTCTAGATATTGTAAAAGGACAACAAGTTGAAAAGAAAGTTCCTGTTAGACAAATTATCCAAGAGGCGGTGAATCATTTCGGTGGTGAACAATATTCAAATATTTTGGTTGATGACGTTCCTGAAAAAGCTAGACGAGCCTTGAAATGAAGCGATTCTACTCCTTTATGGATAATTTGGCAAGACGTAATTATCAATAATCAAGTTGAGAGACAATATGAAGTGCGGCGCCAAGATGATTTAGCGACAGTCAATCCAGGAAGATATGGTGGAAGATGCTTCAAAAGTGGATATGACGTAGGATATGTTTATGAAGATTTTGTTTATGATAAAGAACTTACTTTAGACGCAGGTAGCACTGTCACGCAATTACTAGATACCTTGAAGCAGTGGCTAGGTAACTATGAATATTTCTATGATGAGTTTGGTGTTTTTCATTTTCAAGAAATAAAAAATTATTTGAATACTTCTAAGTCTACTTATGAATGGACAAAAAATTTTTCAGACGAAGATTATTCTTATGATCCTGTTGGTGGAGACGTTGTTTATTTATTTAGTGATTCTTCTAATATAACTAGTTTTTCAGTCTCTCCTCAATATCAGAATATAAAAAATGATTATGTTATAATTGGTAAGAGTGGTAATAATGGCGGCAATATTATTTATCATTTTGCAATTGATAATAAACCGCGACTAAATGAAAAAGGGTATTCAAATATACTTGTTTATAAAGATACGGTTACTAATAATTATACTTTAGCTGCGCCGCAAATCTTAACAAGCACTGAAACACTTCCAATCGTTGGAGACATTGGTGTTATCTATGGCAGGCTTGATGTTAATAAAGAACTTAAGGTAACAAGAAAAGCAAGCTCTTCTGCTGACTTTAGAAATGCAGATGGAGCTATCAAAGAATCAATAACAGTAGAAGATAATACTACAATATATGATAGCCTCACTCCCGCAAGCTCTAGTGAACTAAAATCTATTAGAAGTGATATTGATACTTTTATAGATAATCCTTATGCTTCAAAAGAAACCTTATTGGTAGAAACAATAAAGGCTTTCTTCTTAGAACTTTATAAAAACAATATAAGCAATCCAATAAGGTTTTTCAATGGAAGCCCTACGTGGGAAGAATCTTTTATTAATAAATTAACTGGTCAAATTGAGAATACTTCTTTGAGTCAAGAACTAAAAGAGTCTTATAAAGTTGTTTTATATATTATTGATAAAAAGAAATATAGTGAATATGAGTCTTCTTTCACCTCTTCTATTGGAGACATATATTGGAATCAAGTTGATTTATCTAAATGTTTAGACAGTTTTGATCATATTTATATTGTTCCTACCCATCAAATTACTTTAGACGGATACAGAAATTTTTCTAATTTGGTAAAAGAAACACTATCAAAACTTAGAAAATATATTGAATATATAAATAAATATATTGATAAATTTTATGAAGCTGGAGCAGCTAAGACAGAAAGACAAAAAATAAAAGAGTGTCTTATCCAGCAAAGAGATTTACTTTTAGCTATGCTATACGATAGATATAAAATGTTAGAAAAAATAGGTGTAGCAGAAAATATTGAAATAGTTCCTGGAACAAATTTTTATTATATTCAAGATACTTACTTTGTTCAACAACCTGAATTTTATATCTGGGACATGAATAAAAAACAATTTGTTGATGTTGAATGAACACATTATTATTATCATAATGGAGACGGGGATAATAAGAAGGGCGGATATGATTATATTGATTTCTTAAAAGACAATATTGCTCCAATTATGAAGCAGACTACTAATGAAAACAGAGCTTCTATGAACTGTAACTCAACTTGGTACACAGGTCCATATAAAAAACTTATGGAACAGCTCCCAGTAGATGAAGCTAATCCAATAGTCCAACAAACTGAATTAGATGCCTATATTCCAAAAGATTGAAGAACAGAAATCATTCTTGAAGGATTACAGAGTGGTTTTGTTGGTAATGAACAAAGTCAATATTACGCAGAGCTGTTAGCAAATTGGCCTGTGATTTATGATCTCAAGAAACAAATTTTTAAGACAGCAACCAAAACAAGTGATGATTATTATTCTAATGATCAAGTTGTACTAAATAGTCTAAGTTCTAGCGTTATTTCTTATAAAAATATTGATGGAGAAAGTGTAGAGCTTGTTGCAGAAGATAAAGATGGTGCGGTTTTATCGCAAGGAAAAACAGAAAATGAAAATGATACTCTTATTATTAACACAGGATATGTTGATAATAGAATTGTAGGTTCTTATTTCTTAGATATACTTGATGCGTCTACCAGTAAATGGGGGGAATATAGTGTGTCTAATATAGGCTGCCGTAGAATCGTTGTAAAAGATGATGAAGTGAACTGTTTATTTGCGCAAGATCCTCCTGATTTCGGTTTTGTTTTTGTATCAAATAGCGTTGACGAAGATGAAAGAATCCGCATCCAAGAGGAAGAAGAATTACTAAAAGCGAACGGCTATAGTAGTCCATTAAGAGTTAATAGTGATATTTATTCTCATTTCTCAACTGGCGGTGGAAGCAAGGGTGCTTATGATACTTTGAGATATAATCTGATGACGCATACAGATTATCAAGAACAAATAAATATGTCTCTTGCTAAACCTATTTTCTATCTAAAGCCAAATACTTTGGTAGAAATTAGAGAACCTGTATCTGGGATTATTGGAAAGTATGAAATAAAAACTATTTCTTTGCCACTTGCGGTCAATCAGCAAATGTCTATTACTGCGGCGAAAGCAACTAGAAGAATATAGTTTTGACAATTTTGTATAATTATATTATTTCTTTTTTATAATATAATTAGGAATATGATTAAAATGAGATAGGCGGTTAGGTTTATTCCTAGCCGCCTTTATTTTTTTGTAAAGGAGAGTGATATTTTGGCGACAGGAGAGATTTCTTATATCAATCTTAATGGTGAAGTGCGGCCGATCGCTGGCGCATCTATAAAACAAGATTTAGAAGCAACTGTTAATTCTCAAAATAAAATTATCGCTGAATTAAATTCTCAATTAGAAGATATACAAACGAGTTTGACAGAAACTAAGAATGGTTATACAGCTCTTGTGAAAAGTTTAAAAAGTGCTTCTATTCTTGAGCAAACACCAGAAGGCTTCTCTGTAAAAATAGAAAAACCAGTATATGTGTTAAGTTTAAGTCAAGGAGAAGAAAAGAAAACTGTTTCTATCAAATTATATAAAGATGGACAGTTAGCGACAGATTCAGTCAGTTATTATGTTGTTATTTTTGGTATAAAGAATGGAACATCTTTTAGACTGAACGAAGACTTAGGAAATTTACTTCAAGAGGACGGAACATTGAATTTTTCTTATACCGCAGATGTTGACTCTATTTTATGCAATATTTATAATTCAAAAGACTATAAAGAATTAGTTGCTACAAATACAATAAATATTGCGACTGTGCCGCAAGGTATATATAGTGTGGATATTGTTTGCAACGAAGGAAGCTTTGTCAAAGATGATGATGGTACTATCACTATAGTATGTACTCTTTTGCGGAACGGTCAATCAATAAAAGAAGAAGTAACAGATTTTTTGAATAAATATAGTATTTCTTTATTATATACACTTTCTTGAAATAATATTGATGGGAATATGTCAAATAGTTCTAATGCAACTGGAGTATTTAGCTTTTTGAAAAGTGCTTTATCGGATGTTACACAATTCTCTTGTGTTGTTGATAATATCCCAGTAGAATCATTAGAAAAGGAGGTGTTTGCTAATGGCTAGTGTGTCAAATTCATTAGTAGTAACAAAAGGAAAATTAGATGCTCAAGGTATTGGCGTTTATACTGGTAGCTGTGCTACAGAGGGAAATGCTTCTATCAAAGTATGTACGTTTGACAAGGAAGTCGCACCTTTGGACGGTGTTCAAATTTCAATTACTTTTAGTTATGCAAACACCGCAGCAAATGTTTCTTTGCGGGTAGGCAAAAGTGAGTTCCCAGTTTATGCAGGAAGCAAGCCTTTGACAAATACAAGTGTAAATGGCTGGGCAGATAATCAAACAGTGAACTTTATGTGTTCTCACGAAAAATGGTATATGACTTCTATTAGCTCCGCAGATATTATGGAGTTCTCTTCTAAAGATGGAGAGGGTGCTACATTAGATATATACAATAGTAAAAAAAGTGGTTTTAAAGCTAGTCTTGGAAATACTTCTTTAGCTTTTAAGTATAAAAATAAAGGTGATACTAATGACAAAGTAATAGCACAGTATGGTGTTAATGGTGTTTCTTTATATAGTGCAGCGAATGATAAAACGAATGAACCTTATGCACAATTTGGAACTACAACAACGCTTGGTTATGCAAAAAGTTCACGTTTAGAGGCTGGTAAAGACTTTCTTTCGATGCACGATGATATGGTATCTAATGAAGATGAAAATATATCAGAATATTTTAGAGTTAATCGCAACGCCCTCGCTTTTAAAACTAATGATAATAGTTGGTTTGGTATTTCAAAAGCAGGAAGGCTAGGATTGCTCAACGACGATCTCTCTATTTCTAAATCTACAATGAATGGATCTAATGAAAATTTATTGAAAGATACTGAAAAAGATATAATTATTAATGAAGAAGAAAAAGAATGTGAAAAAAATAATAATGTTATTACCAGATCTATTCTTGTTACAAATGTTGAAAAAATTATGAATAAAGGGTTTTATACATTATCTTTCAGGGCAACTGCAAATAGAACGGTTGTATTAAATGTCTCTATAATAATCGGATCTAGACAGACAAAAGAAGAGAGAAGAATTTCTGTAGAAAACATAAATATAAAAACAGAAAGTGTTATTTTTAAAAAATGCCTTCAAATAGAAGATTTAAAAACAAATGAGTATGTTTGAGCTGTTTGTTTTTCATTTACAGAAAGTGAAGATACATCTGCTACCACTTTTACTAGTGTAAGAATAGAGGCAAAAACTTTAAAATTAGAAGAAGGAGATGCATCGACAGATTGGTGTTTTCCAATAGATTCAACAAATAAAGCAATAGATTCTTCTCAGACATTAAAAGATCAATTAGCTGTCACAAAGTACTTGCTAGGTTTTAACGAGGAAGAAATCTCTAAAGTAAACTGGGAAAAATATAGTGGCTGCTGGGGTGTTGAAAAAGATAGTAATAATAATTATTCATTGGTAACAAATTTTTTAAGTGCTAATATCATCAAAGCTGGTGTACTGAAATCTCTTAATTATGAAGAAGACAAAGATGAACTTTTTTCTACTAACGGACTTTCTATTGATTTAAATTCTGGCAATATAAAGTCACCTACTTTATTTTTAATCAATGAAAAAAATGAAGAGACGAAAAAAACGACATCTTTATTATCAGTAAAGGGAAATATTGAAGCCTTTAGCGGAAAAATTGGTGGTTTTGCTATCAATACTAATAGTCTTTCTTCTATTGGAGCAGATGGGTCTATGGTTACAATTTCATCTGAAGAAGATTTTCTAACTTGTAAACAAAATGTTAATGGTGAACCTATTTTTTCAATAAGTAAAAGCGGGTCTGTTTCTGCTACAAAAGGAATTATTGGTGGACTTATAATAACTGAAACTGGTCTTTCTTCTTCCGTGGAAGGCGGCTCAACTCCTAGTTTTTATTTTAACAATAACGGAACTTTTTCTCTTGGTAAAGATGCTATTGTTTATAAGGATCAAAAGTTATCTATTAATTCAGAAACAGTTATATCTTCTTTGGCTACTAAAAATAAAGCAGTAGAAATTAACAATGGTGATTTTCCAATTCAATTAACTTCAAATGGTAATAACTTAAAAATGAATAGTTCTGGTATTATAATGTCTGAAACCGTTGATAGTAAAGAGCTTGAATTAATAAAGCTATCTACAGAAGGTAATATTCCAAATATTATTATAGGAAATTCAATTGAAGGTAGTCATATTAGTATTTCATCCTCTCAAGTTGATATTGAAACTCCTGGAAATGGAAAAATGACTTTGAGTGGAACTGACTTTTCTGTAAACACAAAGGAAACAACTGGAACTCCCGCTTGTTTTAGTCTAAATGATAAATTTGTTTATAATAGTAAAATTGGTTTTCTTCTTACCTCTGCTAGCGGGAAGAAAACTTTAGACGATATTATTGAAAATAAGGGCAATCAAGATATAAGTACATATCTAGGATGGATCACACAAGACGATACATCTGATCAAAAAAATGTTAATCTAATTGCGACAGATAAAGGTCTTGGATTTTTTTCTGATGGATCGCCGCAAATACCTATTGCTTATTTTACAAAAGATAAACTATATGTCAAAAGAACTCAGATCTTAGATAGACAACAAATAAGTTCTTTCATATGGCAAAAAAGAGAAGGGTCTGATTATTTAAGAACTGGCGAAAAAAATATTGGTCTAAAATGGCTAGTCAATAAGAAGGAGGGATAAGATGGGTATTGATTGGAAAGTTGTGCCTGGTACAAATGACAATTTACGAATTGGTGTAGACTGGCATGAGAGTCAAAATGATGATAATTACTTTATTTCCCCAGAGATTTATCGTTATGATTATTATTATACTGACAATTTTGGTGGTAATTATTGAGAGACATTATACAAGAATGATGGTACAACGAATGAGTGAGGGCCTTATTCTTGGGGGTCTGGATCTGGTGAACGTTCTATAGATACTTTTGCTACTTATACTTATACTAGAAAAGATTCTAGTTATGCTATATATCTTACAATAAGTTGGGACAGTTCAACTGGCACTGCTTATAATGGAAGTTTTCATAGTATCTCAGCGGATTCTTTAGACTTTTGGATCACAATTCCAGCCAAAGAAAAGAAAACTATCACGCTAAAATATTATAATGGAGATAAACTTTGGAAAACAGAATCAAAAAAAATTCTTTCTAATGTAACAACTAATGTATATTTTCCAGAAATAAAACCAACAAAAGATGGATATAAATTTGCAGGATGAAAAATAGGAAATACAATTTATGCTAAAGATAAATATTTTTCTGTAACAAATCCAGATAATGTTATTAGTATTTATGCTCAATGGGACAAAATCTATGACATTACTTTTGTTTATGATGATAAAGATAAAATTAATATTAATAAGACTTTTCATCTTACTGCTGGCAATAAAATTGATCTTAACAAAGAGTTTGGTGTTCAATCTAAAATAACGTCAGAAATAATAAAGCATACATATATAACACAGACAGATCCAAACAATTCTTCTCTAACAGAGACTAAAATAGCAACAAGAACAATAACTACTACCAAAAATTTTATTGACTGGAAAACCAAAGATGAAAAAGAGCAAACAAAGAATGGTGCATATATAGTAACAAAAGACATAACATTCACTAAGCCAATTTGAACAAACCTTAAAACTGCTATTGTAGATGAATCAATTACATTGCCAGAAACACAAATAATAACGTCTGATGACATAAAGACTTCTTTCTTAGAAGAGGTTGAAGAAACACATAACAATGAGTCTAACAAATATACGCTTTCTCTTTGGTTTAAAGGAGAACAAGAAGCAACTCCATACACTTTGACAAAAATAAAAAGAAAAATTACTATAACAAATTTTACGAAAATATATAAAGAAGCAAAAGAACGTAAATGGGAAGTTTCTGAAAATGAAGATTTTTCTTCGATTATTAAGTATTTATCGCCTAAAACAATTTGTAAAGTAGACAATGAAAGCAATAAAACTTTTTACGTAAGACAGTCAGAGAAAGTCTTTACAAAACCTGTTGAGATAAATATTCGCATTGAAGAGCCAGAAACGCCAATATACAAGGATAATTCAGAAGAACTTTTAGGAATTTACTTGACACCTCAAGGTGAAAGCACAAAAACAAATAAGTTTAGTGGCTGGATTTATAGTGGAAAACTAATTGAATCTGGTACTGAATATTATTTGTCTACTTCTGAAATGACTAAAGATTCAAATACAGAAAATTCTTATATCCTTGGAAGTAAAGAAAGTCCTAAATTAACAGTAAAATTGACACCCGTTATCTTTCAACCGCAAATACTAAATTTTACTTTGATGAGATGTAAGAAAGATGGTTCTTTAGATGATGACGGTGTGTATGCAAAAATTACAGGAGCATTGGTTCAGACACAGCCTTATGCAGATAGCTCTATAAAACCAAAAGTGGTTACCCTAAAAGTAAAAATCAATGACGAAGATAGTGAAAAGAGCGGTGTTACCTTTTACCGTCTTTCAAATAACACCCCTCCATTATTTGATTATGGGGAAAAATCGCAATCTTTTAGTTATTGCCTAGAGCTTCCAAAAGGAGGTTTTTTAGTTGATTCACAATATAAGGTTGAGCTTGTACTTAGTGGTAGTGACAATATTTGGTCTGTTTCTGCGACAGATTACTTGACTCAATCATTTTTTACTATTGACTTCCTTGCAGGAGGAACTGGTCTTTCTATTGGTGCACCAAGTTCATCTTCTGGTTTTATAAACAATATGGAAACAAGCTGCACACAAGGATTTGCAATCTATCCTCCGCAGAAGAAAAATGATGGTAGGGATATTGTTGTAACAGGAGGAAGAAATCTCGTCAAACAAAAAGATTTTGTGGGCTATGTTGCAACAGTAGAGATACCTGAGACTGGAACGTATTCTATTTCAAGTGATGTAGAATTTATCGTTAAAAAAGATGAAATTCCTTTGACACCAGATATAGGAAAAGATACTACGAAATATACTTTTTTATCTCTTGAGGGAACAATTACAATATCTTCTGCATCAAGCGCAGATGAACAAAATTTTAAAGATACCTTAAAGGTAGAGAAAGGACCATCTTGTTCTGCTTATACGCCTGCGCCAGGAGATGGTGCAACATTCTTTGTAGATAAAGATCAAATCAATCTATTGAATAGTGATATTGTTATAAGAAAAGACAATAATATTGTTGCATTAGATTATCACAAAGAAATTGCATTAAATTATAAAAATTCTATTTCTTTGAATTGTAATATGGGAGCTACGCTAAATGGTGATGTTACATTGGCTAGCGGTGTTTTAAAAATTAAAGAAAATTCTGGGGCACAAATTATTGCAACGAGTGCTGTAAGTGCTGAGACCGCTAAGAGCGCAACAAATGCTAAAACTGCTGAGAGCGCAACAAATGCTAAAACTGCTAATAAATTGAGTATTTCCACTGTTGGTGTTAATAATAAACAGCCAGTTTATTTTAGTAACGGAACACCAGTTGCTTGGACTACTCCAATAGCAGACTATATTGTTGCTCAAGGCAAATGTGATTTTTGGACATATAGAATGTGAGCAAGCGGAGTGGCTGAATGTTGGGGACAGACTTCTTCAACAACAGTTTCAGTATCATCTTCATGGGGATCGTTATATGATAGCGGTACTGGACATACTAACGGATTTCCTGGTAATACTTCATTGTCGTCTTCATTAAAATTTAGTGTAACAATTAGAGGAACAAAATATACTAAACTATTTACTTCGATTAAACATTGCGATTGTAATTTTATATCCTCAGACAATGCATTTATAGTTGAAACTGGAAGTGGTTTGAGTAATCTACAAACACCACAAGTGTTTTTGCTTCGAGCTACATCTGGTGATGTTACTGGTAAATATTCATATCGCGCGCTTGGAACTTGGAAGGTGACTTCATAATATGAATTTTGATATAATATATATAGCAGTTGCCTTAATCGGTTGTGTGGCTGGTCTTTTTGGTCTAAAACAAAGTAGAAAAAATAATGCAAGCAATCTTTCATATAAATTACAAACACTAGAAGCAAGAATTAATCATTTGATTATTGATGTTGAAGACATGAAATGCCAAATAGAAGATATACGTGGAAATATCAAAGAAGGTTTTGAAATAACTCTAAAAACCAAAGCAAAAGCAGATGCCGCACACGATAGATTAGATTTGATTAGATGCGGCGAAAACTGCCCAAAAGAAATGGACAAATTAGAATAATTATCGCCTTCAAAAAAATATATAATAATAGAATAGATAGCATAACCATAGAAAGGAAAGAACGTGGATATTGCAACAATTTCTATTATAATTGCTATCATTGGTTGTCTTGTTGGTGTCTCTGGTTGGATCAGAAATATGCGGTCTGATGTAGAAGAAAAAAAAGGCGAAACGTCAGAGATAAAAACAAGTCTTGACTTTATTTCTAATGACATTAAAGATTTAAAGGTTGATGTTAGAGCATTTAATAGAGATCTTCAAGACGTTAGAACAATTGCAATTTCTGCGGAGAACGAAGCCAAACGTGCTAATGATAGAATCGACCGTCTTAATTTATAAGAGGTCAGGCTAAGACCGCACTTTACACCGAGTGCGGTCTTTCTTTTTGTTTAGAAAGGAGAAGAAACTTATGAACACTAATTTTTTACAAAAATTTGGTAGTCGTAAATTCTGGATGGCAATCGCCGCTTTTCTAGCTTCTATTGGAGGAACTTGCGCTGGTTTTGCAACTGGTAATGAGACAGTAATGGTAGCGGGTATCATTTGTACCGCACTTTCTACTGCAATTTATGCTGCGGCCGAAGCTTATGTAGATGCCGCAAGAGAAGGTAGCAATACTAATTCTACTGCAACAACAATCACCGCAAGCACCACTTCAAAGGAAACAGTAGAAAAATTATTACCATCTAGTAATTCTCAATCAGAATAGAAGGTGAATGTAATGACAGAAGAAGCGAAACATACGCACGATGCTATGCGTGGAAAAATAAAACTGTCAGATTTTAAACCTTCTAACTTACACCCAAAAGCTAAATTTAGAATTTCTATGGCTCTAATAGGAACTTTTCTTTTAATTTTTGGTTGTATCTTTATGTTATCTACAGCAACAATAGCCTTTAACCCAGACGTATCTACACCAGCAGGACTCTCCGCCTTCTTCAAAGATCTTGTTGCTATTGGATATGTTGTAGGAACAATCTTTGTAATAATTTTGCTATGATGCTTAATGATCAAAGATTGCCCTATAAGCCCTGCCGCAAAATGGAATTATCAAAACAGCCACGATAAATCTATTGATGGCGTAAAGTTAATTACTGCTGTTGCTAATGCAGTGGCTAATAAAGGTAGTGGTAACTCTATTGATTCTGTAGCTACTGCTTTAGATAATTATCTTGAAGAGAAAGATGACGAAAAAGAAAAACAAACTATCAATCCAAAAGCGAGAAATAAAAAACCACAAGAAAAATAGGAGGCAAAGAAAATGGCAAATTATGCAAATATTGCTGCTACAAATATGGAAGCTCTTTGTAACGATGAAAGGTTTGGCTATTCGCAGGGTAGTAGATGGGGAGACGCTTCACTAGGTTCTATTTATGTCGAATGTGAAGGGCATACAAGTGAGTTCTATATTGGTGATAGAGATTGCTCTTCTGCTGTAATTGATTGTTGGCAAGAAGCATTAAAAGGTAGTTCGTACGAAGGCTTGTTAGATGGAGCTACTTACACAGGCAATATGCGTTCTGTCTTTGTTGATTCAGGATTATTTGAATGGCACGATATGAGTTTTAGTGCTTCTAGAGGAGACGTTTACCTCAACGAAGTAAATCATACTGCAATGTGTCTTGATGGTTCTCCTAGCAATGATATTCTTGGTGAGTTCTGCATTTCTGAGAACGGAACTATCTATGGTCAAACAGGTGATCAAACTAGCTATGAGTCTTATATTCACTGGTATTATGACTATCCCTGGGATGGAATCCTTCATTATATTGGTCCAACAGAAGAGTCAGATGGCTCTGATGATAGCGACGAGGAAGAAGAAGAGGTTTCACAACCATATTATAAAACCTACGATACAGAATGGCGAGACAAAGTAATTGGTACTAGCTGCACCGCAACTGATGATGATTACGCTGGTATCTATGGTAATGATATTTACTACATTTCTATTGGTAATGTAAGTCAATATAGAGTTGGTGTTGAATCAGGGGAAGAGCCTGATTGGGTTTACGAGTATAATCCTGATGATTTTGTAAATGGAGCAGCTGGTGTAGGCGATAGTCCAATTACAAAACTTTGGATTCCCGACTCTGACGTTCATTATCAAGTACATACTAGAACTACTGGTGAATGGTTACCTGAAATGATTGGTTCTTATGATACAGGCGGATCAAGTGATGATTATGCTGGCAATGGAGAGCCAATTGATGCAATTAGAATTTGGAGGTAATCAATGGCAATTAAACAAACTCAATACGACAGAAACTATGATGTTGCAGAGTTTGCTTTTGATAGTGAGGAAGATTTCAAAAATCTTCCTCAAACTGCCACTATGGGATCAATAGCAATCTGCATCAGTACTGGTTCTGTCTATATGATGAACAGCCAAGGTGAATGAAAAGAGGTCTAACATATGGATATTGCAACTTATGCCTTGGCAAAAAAATATGTTAATGAATCTCTTAAAGGCGCAGGAGCATTAAAGGGAGAAAAAGGCGATCCTGGTAAAGCCTTTACTTATGATGACTTTACTCCTGAGCAGCTTGCCGCGCTAAAAGGTCCTAAAGGCGATGCATTAACATTCAACGATTTGACGCAAGATGAAAAAGAAGAACTACGCGGTCCGCAAGGCAATGATTATGTAATTACGTCAAAAGATTATTCTGAGATCGCCAAGCAAGTTGATGTGCCTAAAAAAACATCTGAACTTGTAAACGACTCTAATTTTTTGACAGAAAATGCAGTTAGTGATGTAAAAGTAAATGGAAAATCTATTTTACAAAATGGCGTAGCTGATATTTCCTTGGGTGATATTGACACTACTATTGGAGAACAAATTGTTAGCGGCGCAGCAGTTGGTGGCGTACCAGCTGGAACAACATTTCCTGCTGATACTTCTGTAGCAGATATTATAAAGAAAATACTCAATGTATCTGTTGATGAAACTAAACCTCTCTATGTAGGTGTATCAAAAGTAAAGCCAACAAGTTTAGCTGGTCTAAAACCTGTTTCAGGTGTAACAAAGCAGACTTTGCTTAGTGATGCGGGTTATGTATATAAAAATATTCTCACTAATGACGAGTACGTTGTTTTAGCTTTACCAAAAGCTTTTGGCGTTACGTGTTATACAATTATAGTAAATGGATTTGGCATTGGTTTTGCTTATAATGAAGATGCAGATTATTATTATTATTATGATGATACTCCAAGTACATTTGAAACTCCACAAAGATATACTTATAAATTTGAGGAGGCATAATAATGATTACTTTACCGCAGGGTTTTAAGATTACTAGTAAAGACCCTATTGATGCGCGATTAGTCTTAACAAAAGAGCAAATGATTGCTACAAAAGATACGCTAATGCCGCAAGTTTATTTTACAATTTGTCTTGATGATGGACAGTTATATGTTTATAATAAATCTAATTCTATAGATGAAAAAACTGGAAAATATCGTTTATATGCCGCATCTACTTCTGGTCAAACGGCTAAATTAGAATGGGGCAGATTAGGGTAAAAGAAAGGAGTAGTATGGCAGAGGTCTTTTTTAAAAGAGGAACTTCCTCTAAACTAAAAAATACACCAAAACAAGATGGACTACTTTCTTTTACTATGGACGATGGAAAAATTCATCTTGATTATTATGACGAGAATAATGAGTTACAAAGAAAAACTTTTTATTCTGGAAAACTAACTCTTGGTCCTTATGTCTTTGACGGCTCACAAGATGTGACCGTCAAAGTGTATAATGGAGAATAAAAGAACAAAGCAAAAATAAAGGAGGACTATATGTCACTTGAGGTTGTAGAGAATCAATTTGTGCTACCTGTTGATATTACCAAGGCCGGCACAGTAACTAAAACCTTAAACACAGCGGGTACTTACGTTGACAAAAACATTAAACTTGATATTACTACTCCAAAAGCAGAGTATGAAGTCAAGTCTGCTAACTCAGTAATCGCAACAGTCGCAATGGCAGAGAATGACTTTGCTAGTGAGACTGTAACAAAATATCCTATTACAATTACAGCCGATGCAACTGCGCCAGAAGTAAAAGTTGGTATTAAGGCTGGTAAAGCTGGTTTTGCGGCTGAGACTGACGTTGTTACAGTTGCAAAGGCAGATGCAGAGCAAGCATCAAAGAAGATTTACGTCAAGGAAGGTGCTCTAGCAAGTAGCGGTACTGCTTCTGCAGAAGGTCATGGAGTAGTTCTTGGCGAGAAGGTAGATGCTGCGCCAACTGCTGGCTTCTATGTTAAGGCTAGCGCCGCAGGTAGTGCCAGTGTAGCTACTGCTGGTTGGGTTGATCCAAAGAACACTGCGACAGTAAATATTAGTGGCGATGCTTTCTATCCAATCGCTGAAGCAACATTACTCAACAAGGTAACAGAGGAAGCACAGAAGAATTATACAGAAAAGAATGCTCCTGTTCTTATCTCTGGTAGTGGTTTATATATCAATGAAGGTTATATTAAGAATACTTACATTCCATTAGCAGACTTAGTTCCTGATGAAGCTACTGTTGTTGCTGGTGAAAGTGGTAATAGTAATCTAATTTACAAAACCGTTTCTGTTTATGACAAAGATGGTAAGCTAGTTGCTGGTACTATGGATGATGCAACTCTTAGTACTATCGTTGCTAACGATGCTGCTGCTACTGTTGATGCTGTAACGTTTACTCTTGGTGAAGATGGTAAATTTGTGGTTGCTGGTACTGGCGCAATCTCTGGTACTGCCAATGTTGGTGTTGAGACAGTTGGTTATGCAAAGAAGGAACTAACTGGTACAGGTGCTATCTCTGGTACTGCAACTGTTGCCGCGAAGGTTGACGCTGCTACTGCTAAGGCCACAGCGGACAAAGCTAACATTACTGTTAAGCCTGTTATCGCGAAAGAAGATACAAGCACTGCTTTATCTGATGCTATTACTACAGAAGCACCTGCTGATGGTCACTATGTAGTTGTTAGTGCTGCTGCGATTGAGAGTACTGCTACTGTAACTCCTTCTATTGGTAAGACTGGTTATGCATTAGAAGGTACAACTGGTACTGCTGCTACTGTTACTGGTGGTTCTGAGGCTTCTGGTTCTTACTATGTAAAGATCAAAGATGCTGATCATACCATTGCTAAGCAACCTTCTGCTGTTACAGCTCCTTCAACAACAGTAACAACTTCTTTCGCTAAAGGTGAAAACTTTGTTACACCAGCCGTATATACAGAAGCACAGGCAACGACTGGTAAGTTCATCAAGATTGATGCTAATGCAACAACAGCAGATGGTTCTGTTGTAGCGAAAGCAAAATGCACTGCGACTGAAGGTTACATTACTGCTATTTCAAAAGATATTACTATCACAGAAGCAGTTAGTGTTGCACCGGCAGCTGCTACCGCTCAATTCATCAAAGTTTATGAGGGTGAAATTACTGAGTAAAATATAAAAAAAGGGAGTACACTTTTGAAGTGTACTCCCCCATTTTTTTATGTCTAAGCATATTCCCAATGATAATCACCAGCTGTTTTGCTTTCTCCTCTACAGCATCTTGCTATTTGACTTTTGTCAATTTTCGTTTGTCTAGACGCTTCTGCAATAGAAGGATAAGCGGCATTCGTTTCTACATTTTTTACTGGCTTGGTTTTTTTACGTGATGTATCAACAGTTTTTCCTGCAAGATAATCTTCATATCTTTGCCATCTGTATCCACCAGCAGTACAACATTTCCCCTTTAGAACATCTCTTATGCAAGACTCATTAGTGTTAGTTTCTCTCCCAGCTTGGCGAACATTATCATATACTCTATTAGTGTCTAAATTTATTACTTTGATTGGTAGTGCTGGTTCTTGTCTTTTTGTTTTTTTACGTTTTTTATATCCACCTATATATTCTATTTCGATATTATTATTATAGTCTTCAAAAAATTTCCAATGATAACCACCAGCGGTAAGTTTTCTTCCTTTACAACATTTTGAAATAGAAGAATAATCAATGCCTGTTCTTCTACAAGCTTCTTTTGCACTTGAATAAAATTCTTTAGTCTCTAAGCAAATTACACTTTTAGATAGACTATCAACCCATTTTTGATAAGTTTCTTTTTGTTCTTTCAGGTCTATTGCATCAAAATTTTTGATTCGCTTGCCACCTGTTAGAAGAGCAAAAGCACCTAAATTTGCTTGCTTCATACCTCCTAAAGAACAATTATATAAAAAATAATGCGCCAATATATGTTGATTGAATGATAACTCAACGGTATTTTCTAAAGAATTGTCTATAGGAATACCAAGTTGTTTATAATAATATCGTGGAAGAATATGGTGTATTTGTATTCTTTCATCTAAATTTTTTCTCTTTTTTTCTTTCTTATCAACTAATTCACAATATTTATCTAACCATTCATTATCTTCAAAAATCGAAGTTAGTAATAATCTATCTTTTATGTTCATTCTTCTATTCTTTCTAAAAAAAGCATCAAACCTACGTTATTATCCAAATATTAGCTTGGCGTACCGCCAAAGAATCGAACTCTGCTTGGTGAGTTTGGACCCCACCAACTCTTGGTTTTGAAGACCAGGGCCATACCAATAGGCGAGCGGTACATTTTTATCTAGTAATAACTCTATACTTACCAAATATTTCTTTTATTTCATAAAAGTAATAATCTTTTCCATACTTAATACAAAAAGGAGGAATCTTTGGATCATAAGAGGATTCATATGAAAAGAGAATTTGCTCAATCTGTTTTAGAGCAGATAAACTAAAGCACTCCATCAATTCCTCCTTCCTATATTTTATTGTTAGAAAGCACTTTTATTTTTAGATGTTTCTTGCAAATAAGCAAGACCTATACAAATAGCATCTGCTTCATCTGAAGAAACGCTCAAGCCGCATTTTTCTTTCACAAGATTCATTGCGGCTTTTTTTTGTTCTTCTCTTTTGCGACCAAAACTATAATCTAAAATTGATCGCCAATGACTGGGTGCCATAATAGAACATTTTATTTCTTTAAAATAACACCAAAGATATATTGTTGCTTGGCAGTAAGCTAACTTTTTATATGTTTCATTATTATTCTGATTCTGAATATCTTCAAAGACTAAATAATCAAAATTATATTTTTCATATAAAGAATTTAGCGTCTTTCAAAAACTACCAAGTCTTACTTCTATTGGAGCAGTTGCTTTTATATTGAAAGAATCATTTTCAATTAGTTTGTTATTATCAAAAATAGCTCAGCCTGTAGTATTTAATGCCTGATCTAAACTAAGCAAAATCATTAGACACCACTGCTTCCGAAACCATTTCTGTTAGTTTCTCCAAGAGACTGCATAGAAATAAAATTTAGTTTAGGCTGCTTTTTCTGAACACGAAACTGGCAAATTCGCGTTCCTTTATTGATATGAATATCTCTTGTAGCATACGCAGGGAACATCCAAATATCATCAGTCCCGCGATACATATTGTCAATCACACCGATTCCATTTTGTTGAAGAATACCATATCTCTTAAAAGTAGAACTACGTGATGCCATAATTGCTTCATATCCTTCTGGAAGAGCCATTGAGATACCTTGCGAAATATAACAAGATTCACCTTTGCGTAAATCAATATCTTCATAGCAATATAAATCTACCCAGTCGCCATAATCGGTCACTTCTAAAGCAGGAGAACCAGGCAAATAATGAATAAAAATATCTAAATCTTCTACCAAGGCAAAGCCTCCTCTACATTGTCCTGTCCAATCATCTTATATTCAATTGAACTAAGATAAGTCTCAGGGTCTTTTTGATCATTGAAGGTTAAAGTATATTTACATACATACCACTCTTCAACAATTTCTCCCTTTTCCTTGCGGTTTTTAGGAGTTTCTGTCCAACCAGTCACTTTATACTGGTTTGAATTTGCCGCAGCATATACTTCTTTTCGCAGCTCATCGCAGTCTGCTTTTGTCTCTACCCTGATTTCATTTACAGATTTGATCAAAACTTTAATCATTCTTATGCTCGCCTTACCTTAGTTGTTCCAAAAATATCTTTGAGAGTATTTTCAATTTTCCGAGAAAAAATAGTCGCACCAGTGACTACAACATTATCAACTACATATTTTAGATAAATTTTTTGAGCAACTTGTTCAACGTCTCTTGCCCAGCACTTATCTTTAAAAATCAATGTGCCTTCATCAAAAATTTTGAACTCTGTTTGCCGCACTGGATCTGCTAATACACACAAAACAATCATTTTATACCTCAATTACAAAATCATTACATTCAAATAACATAAACATAAAACTTTCACTATGTGCCCGCAACCAAATTTCCCAAGCATCTGACTCTTGGACATATCGAATATCCAATAATACACCTCTATTGCTAAGGCATTCTTTTAAGTCTGTCATAATTCCACGTTTATACTTTTCATTTGTTTGCTCTTGGAAATTGAAAATAGTATAATCGCTACGTTCTTTGCACAAGAGCATCAAATATTTACAATCTTTATTGACAATCCAGTCATAAATATAGCCTAGATTTTCTTTTTGTTGTTCCTTTGTATATGGCATAACTTTATTATATGCTTCTTTATTCAAATCATACAAAGTACCCATTGAGAAATCGCCATTTTCAGAAATTTCAGTTTCATTTGAAATTGTACTCATAAGCTATTCCCTTCTAGTAACATTATCATTTTCTTTATATTTATATTATATAATATATTTTTTTCTCTGTCAAACAAAATTATTTTGCAAAATAAATAAGTCGTTGATTTCTACTACCTCTAAATCTTAAAGACAAGTCTTTCTCTTCTTCGATAAATTGACCATCTACTAAAACATCAATATTATCAAGAATCTTTTTTGTATATTGATCTTTTCGTTCAAGCAATTCATCTAAAGTATATCCACTCCACGCCCAAATTGTTTTGTCTGGAAATAACCTTTTTGTATCTTCTACTAAGAATGCTATATCCTTTACATTGTTGGGGTTAAAAGGATCGCCCCCCAAGAGAGACAATCCTTTTATATAATCTGGTTCTAAATTTTTGAGTAATTCTTTCTTTACTTTTCTGCTAAAGAATTGCCCTGCATTTAGTTCCCAACTTTCTTTATTGAAACATCCTCGACAATGTAAATCACATCCACTCACAAACAAAGATGTTCTTACTCCATCACCATTTGCTATATCATAATTTTTAATTTTCATATAATTCATTTTTTATTCATATCCTAAATGATATACACGTTCTTTGATCTCTTGCGTTCTACCCTTGTTCCAAAAATTAGTTCCCAAGTAGCCGCAGGTCCTTCTTGTAACATTCATTTTGTCTTGATCCCTATTGCCGCAATTAGGACAATACCAATCTAAATTATCATCAATCTGAATGTCTCCATCATAACCACAAACCATACAATAATCAATATGTAAATTTAATTCCGCATACATAATATTATCATAAATGAATTTGATCAATTCAATTACAGCAGGAATATTCTTTTTCATATCTGGTAATTCAACATAACTTATTGCGCCGCCTGGGCTTAGCTGCTGAAATTCGCTCTCAATAAGGAGTTTGTCAAAAGCATTTATTTTTTCAAAAACAGGAATATGATAACTATTTGAAATATAATCTCTATCAGTTATTCCTTTGATAATGCCAAAACGATTTTTTAGTGCTTTAGCAAATTTATAAGTTGTTGATTCTATCGGAGAACCGTATACTGAATAATCAATATTTTCAGCCGCTTTCCACTCTGCGCATTTATCATTTAGAAATTGCATAATCTTCAAGCCAAATTGTTTTCCATATGATTGAGTATGGCTTTCACCCGTCATAACTTTGACACATTCATACAATCCCGCATCCTTTATACCCCTAGTTTCCTAGTATTTATTAAGGGAGTAGACTATACCATTCTAAGCATCGTATTTATTTAGAATGTCTATCTTTTTATATAATAGTTGTAAATTTTGGTCTTTATTGTGTAATGTTAATGGAAAAGCTATATCATCTAAATAATGAGGGTGGTTTTGGTTTCTAATAATATTATTTATATAAGATTTAGAAATAGAAAGCTCTTGACTTACTTTTTGTTTATCAATAGATAAATTATTTTCTAAAAAATATATTAGCAGCTGTATTTTTTGTTTTACCGTAATTTTTGTTTTATTGCTAACATTTTTATATCTTTGAATAGGAAAAGCAATATTTGAAGGATAGGAAAATTTTTTATATTTACCTGTATTTATTTTAGAAACAATGTTGCTTCCTATATCTAATTTCTGAGCAATCCACTGACTAGAAAACATATTTGTTTGTAAAAGTTCTATTACACTACAAAATTCTTGATATGTGATTTCTCTAGTTTGATATAACTGAATAGGATACTCTATATTATCATCATGCCAGCTTTTTCCTCTGTTTATATCTGATATCGCATAAATAGTAACGTCATACATCTCACCAATTTCTTTTTCTGCTAAATCTGTATTTTTCAATAACTCTTTAATTTCTTTTACTTGTTGAGGAGATAGAGAACAATGAATATCTTGAAAATGAAAGTCTCCACCTCTAGTTAGGTTATATCCATTACTATTAAGATTTTTAATATAAGTATTATATTTTTCAATATAATAAGCTTCTTTTTCATTTAATAACTCTTCAGGAATATTCTCTTCTAAAACTTCAACAATGAAATTCTCAGACCCATATTTTCTAATAGCTCTATGAAAATAATCATCATAATTTATATGAGTTGTAGTATGCTTATACCATCTTTTTTCAAGAGTTCCTCTGGTTTGACCTATATAACTTCGATTGTTATCTAAAGGATTTGTAATTTTATAAATCAGTCCCATTTTTTCACCTCCCTTTTTATAAAATAAAAAATACGATGCTTAGAATCTTATTATAGTCGTTGAACGTTTCTCTGTTCTAGAGACTTCGCTGCGTCTGGTTGCCCAATCCTTAGCGATATTACCTTACCTTGGTCGCTGACCTCGCCACCAGCATATCCCTATACTGGTTTGGTTGCTAAAGCTCTAAGGGTGTCCCCGCAATTTAAAGATTTTTACTTGGGCCGCTATTTTAACCCAAGAGAAGAAGTACAATAACCGTTATGGATTAATACCTCCAATGAGTCATTTGGCTTGAGTCTAGCTAAAGCTCCATCACACCAAAGAATTGGAGCAACTTCTGCTTTTGTATGCGAGAGTCTATCTGCTCGAACTTGTTGTGCCTTATGACAAAGTTCACAAGCGGCATCAAGTTCTTTGAAAAACATATTTTCAATATTTTGGGTTCTTGTGTTGTTATGAAAATCATTATAAACTTTCAAGCCAATATAGGCTAAATTAACTGTTGATACGCCAATGTTAACAAATTAAAATTTTAATTTAGACTATCTCTTCTACTATCTCAAATAGTAGCTGTGCGCTTCGACTAGTGATAAAATCTAGCCTACTTCCTTACATTCATCAGGAATAGTCGTTACACCTTTCTTTTCGTTAATATCTTTACATAGATAATAACTTATAATATTATATCTTTTTTTGAACCAATTTCGAGTAAACATTCTTGACACCCCACCATTTTGACACGAGTGACCACTATATTCAATAAAATCTTTCGCAGGAAAAAAAGTAATTGTTTTTTGTTCTTTTTTATCAAAAACTGTTAGTATCCAGCAATTACCAATTCTATGCCCGTTTTTGAAACAATCACGAATATTTTCTTTTTGATCTCCAACATAAAGATTATTAATATTGTTATTCAAAGAATTGTCGTCTAAATGGTTAACTTGTTCATTTTCTTTTAGAGGTCTAATCCAAGTTTCATATACAATCCTATGAACGGGTACGTGCTTTTGTCCTTGCCCAAAATTAATATCTACATAGGCATATTTTTTGTTGCCGCTCTCACGGTAGAGGTGTTTTAATATTTTTTGTGACCAGTCAGAATAAATTTCTCCATCCTGACTACAATAATATTTTGTATTACGAAATTGTTTAAATTGTTTATCTTTGATATATATTATATTTTGCATTATAATCAACTCCAATTAATCAATTAGTTAGTTATAATAAGACTTGGCACGGTGTTGACATTAAGTTTTTCACCGTTAGCAGGAATATTTCCCACACCGTTTTTTCTTACGTTCACACAGTTTAACGGCGGCTTAACAATTAGGCTGTCAACCGCCCATAGTATTTTGGTTTTCCATCCCAGTTTTTTGCATTTGCAATATTATTGAAACCATTTCCAGAACGATCTGGTGTCAAAAAACTTCTACAACCCATACAAGGATAACAATCTCCATCACCAGAAATTTTACCTTTAGAAACTTTTAATTCTTTCATTTTCTTTTCTGAAATATAATCCGGCACCATTCTTTTTGCAGTACATTCAGCTGCAAGTTCTGTTAACCACCAATATTTAGTGCCAGGGGAAATATTATCTTCTTCAAGAACATAAAGAAGTTTTGGAAAAGCTGGAGCAACATAAACACCAACTTTATTTTTCATTCCTTTTATTCGTTGATGAAGCATTTCTGCTATTAACATTGATAGTTCTTTCTTATACTCTTCTGTTTCTCCAAGATACATCATTACACTTACGAATGGCGCTTGCGGCGCCTCCTTCTATATTTCTGTAGAAGCCAGACTATCTCTTCATCCTGCGTTAAACAGGAGGATGGCGCTTCGCAACAAGGACTTTCACCTTGAAGCTACTTCCTCTCGGAATAGTCGTTACACTTTTCTTGTTTTACAAGACTTAGCACGGTATTAGCATAGTATAATTTTTATAATAAATATTTATATTCGTCTAAAATGCTATCTCTAACTTTCATAAACTTTATATGTGCTGGACGCTCTGGTCTAATTGGATTATTGTTTTCGTCTAAATAACGAAATACGTATCCACCTGTACTCCCTCTGTCTCCTCTTGCAACAGCGCAAACGTGAGAAAAATTTACGCCTAGTTTTTCAGCTGCAACAGAAGCAGAACCAAATATTTTATTAGTAGTAATTTCAATTACAGCTTTTGAAGAGAAATTGTCGAATCCTTTTTTACCATACATATGATTCAAAGAGCCTTTTTGAGCTTCTCCAATTTTTCTTTTTGTTTCTTCAGAATGTTTTCCAGGACCGTTACCTCCAAGCTCAACATTATAACCATGTTGAGAAACCAAACTTTGAAAAATTTTTATATAGTATTTTTCTTTATTATCTAAAGTTTCTCTGTCTGGAATATTATCTTCAATAATTTCAAATGAAAAATTATCAAAGCCATATTTTTTTATTGCCATTATTATAGGTCTTGACTCTGGTCTGGAACGAACATCATCTTTATATTGTTTTATTCTTTTTTCAAAAGTTTGTGAAGTTTGACCAATATAAATTTTATTATTTATATTGTTAGTAATTTTATAAATTAGCATTATATTTTAGCTTTCACCGTTAGCACGATTTCTCGCACACCCTACATTTGTAAGTTCACCATCTTTTCTAATAAACATTACTGTTTATAGCAGCCAATATATTAACCGTTAGTTGTTGTAAGTGAATTGAGTTGATAATTAAGAGTTTGAATTGCGTCTGTAATTTCTTTTTTTACATCTTTTTCAGCATACTCAATACTTTTTTCTTTATCCATTCCCCATTCTTGATATTTTTCAAAATATCTATTATAGCTGTCTCTAACAAATGGAGCTAGATGTGTTAGTGTAATAGTTGTCCCACCGTATTGACTAGATGCTACAGCAGCAATAATTTGAGTAGCAATTGTCATCGCCGTTAAAAGTTTATGTGGACGATCAATAGTAATACCATTAACAACTGTTCCGTTTTGTAGCATATCATCTAGATTGATCAAGCAACAATTGGTAAGAGTATTTTGTGCAGCATAATCCATATCGTGAATATGAATAACACCTTCATCGTGTGCTTTTACAACGTCTTCTGGAAAAATAAATCTCCGAGCAATATCTTTGGAAGTAATGCCTGCGATATAGTCTCTTTGTGTTGTAACCCATTTAGCATTCTTGTTACTATTTTCCTTGTTCCAGTATTCATTATTGCCATCAAGCAATTCTTTGATAGACTGATCTGTTGTATTAGATTTTCTAACTAATTCTCTTTTATACCTATATCTGATATAGGCTCTTGCTTCATTGACATATTCGTTTTTACAGAGCGCTTCTTCAACTATATCTTGAATATCTTCTACTGAAATTTGTTTTGATTTTGTTGATTCAATTTTAGAATTGATTTCATCTAGCATCTTAGCATCTTCAAAAACCGACCCCAGTTCTTCAAAAGCACCACTAATAGCAATTGAAATTTTTTCTAAGTCATAATCAACTAAATCGCCGTTTCGTTTGATTACTTTCATAAACTATCACCTTTTCACAATATATAGTGTTTTTCATTATAAAAATAACAAAATAACCTATTTTATTTTCTTATTTAGATATATGAAAATAAGAATTTGGTTTTTATTCATTTTTGCCCAACTTTTTAGTCAGTTTCAAGAATACTGACTTCCTTGAAACTATTTTTATAATAATAAGAAATCTCTTTTTCCATATTGAAGAAGTCTTTCCGATCTGCGGCGAATCGTCTAAACATTTCTCTGCTGATTTTCTTTTCTCTCTTGATATACCTAAAGAGTCTTTTGAAGAAACCACATTTCAAATAAATTAAAACGAGACTATAATTATCTTTATATTTAGTCAAAGCTTCTAAGCCTTGTTTATCAAAAACACCAATATTGATTTTATCATAGATAATCTGATCAACAGACATTCCATAATGCCATCCGTTATAGCAAGATGACTCTAGATATTTTCCTTGACTATGCTTCTTCACAAAAATTGGTATTGTAATAAAATTATAATCAACAGAATTTGTTTCATTGATGCGCATAGGTCTTGTTGTGTCTGGAATCATTCTATGAATTTTATCTCCATAGCGTTTGCATATTTTTTTTACGAAATAATCTTTTCCGCTAGCCGATTTGCCGCACACCGCAATTAGAGTTGGTCGTTTATTTTCTGTTCTAATTCTTTCTTCTATTGGACTACCGCAAATAGGACAATAATTCCAATCAATGCGGATGCTATGCCCGCAATCTCCTTCGCCCCAAGACCCATCAGAGAATGGATCGATAGCAGGAGAAAAAATTACTTTAGTCATTATATCACCTTATTTCAATATATATATTATAACATTTTTATATCAAAGTGTCAAGAAAAAAGAAGAAGCCTATAGTAAGACTTCTTCTTCTCCATATCTTGCATTTGTCATATTGACTAAACCTGAATCAAAAACTTCTGTTATCTTATATAACTGATGTGACTTTGATTTTTTGTAAGACTTCGTTACAAACATATTTCCTCTGCGGAAACCGTTTACAATAACTAAAGTTCCACGTTTGAACCAAGATTTTTCTTGGACATGTTTCTTTCCATCAACACCAATTTCAGATAATTGAGCATTATATTTTGCATAATAGTCTCTTGTAAACTTTACATTTACAACACCGCTATTTACAGTCAAAATACTTATACTACTCTTCAGATCATCTTTCGCAATTACTGTACCTGCTAATCGACAAGTTTTATAAATTGGAATATCGTGACCGCCTCTACTAAAAATATAATCTATAATAGGCTCTTCTGGCAAGTCATTAAAATTGTAAATATTGTAGTATTCATTATCAAGATTCTTTAGTTCGTGCTCGTGATAATAAAAACCAAGACTTGTCATTTCCCAAGAACTTAATGATCCAGCCGCGTATTTATTCCATTCCTCTTGGAACAATTTATCATTGAGTTGTTTTAAAAGTTCTTCTTTGTGTTTAGTAATATATTCTTTTGCGGGAAGCATATTTTTATCATATAGTTTCTTCCATTGACCCTCAGACATTACTAATACATTTCCTTTAGGTTCTAATAAATCAATATCAAAGAACTCTTCGTAAAAATTATAATAATTATTTTCAAAGATCAAATAACCATCTAATTTACAATTCTTTTTTAGTGCTTTATTGAAAACAAAAAGTCTCTTTTGAAAATCTAACTCTTGCGGTAAAAGTCCTTTTTCCAATAAACCATTAAAATTTTGCATTGTAATACGTCTTTTTGGTTCAGATGTAATTCCAATGTATTCTTTCATAATGTTTTCACGAGTATCAAAACTATCAAATGCGCCAGATTTTATCAATGCTATCATTACTGTTTTATTGCATTTGACTTTCTCCATAAAATCATATATATCTTCATATGGTCTATTATTAACAATCTCTTCGATGATCTCTCCACCAACACCATTCAAAGCTTTTAGTCCATAACGAATGGCGTGATTCTTTTCATCAGGCTTAAACATATAATCAGACTCATTAATATCAATCAATGAAACATTTACACCGTGTTCAATTATATCTCCAACACCTTTTGCAATCTTACTATAATTAGAGCTTGCATCTGCATCAAGACCACTAATTACCCTTAGATATGCAGTATTCCAATAGATAGAAGGAAAATAAGTTGCTAAATATGCGGCTTGACATGCAATAAGCGAATAGCTATATCCGTGAATCCTGGAGAACGAATAAGATGCTTGCGGCATAATAACATTATCCCATATATACTGTCCCAAAATTTTTCTTTTTGCTTTTTCAAGAATTTTTTCTTTCAATCCCTGAACTTTATCCATCTGCTTCTTTGCAACAATCTTTCTTGCAGTATTTGCTTCTGCAAGACTAAAACCGCATGTTTCTTTATCCATCAAGATTGTCATAAGAATTTCTTGCGAAGATGGTACACCATAATCTGTCAACATATATTTTTCAAGAACTTTTTGTTCGTGTTGCGTCAATCCATATTCGTTCATTTCTTCATACCATAAAGACAAATTATTCTTAAATCTATAATACTTATCAGCAGGTCTTTCTTTTCCAGGTTCTCCTGCTAATCTTGTCAATGCATTACAAGCTGTTAATTCTTCTACGTTCCTTGGCTTCAATTGTCGCACAATGTTGCCTCCTACAGCGGTATTAAACTGAAAGAGAGCTAATAAATTCGCAGAATCTATTGCATCCCACAATTTACTATCATTTAGAGGTAATTTATCTGGATGAACATATTTATCATATGCTTGCCGCAACGTCAAATTTTTTTCCATATATCCGTTCTCTTGGAGAAGTTGAATACATTGTGCCATAATATCCATTTGTTCTGTAACCAAGAAATCGTACTTTGTATCCAGTTATTCTTGTGTTTCCACAAGTCCTGACTATATCTTACTCAATCAATATTGAGAACACCTTTTCCAACTACGTATCAATAGTAGTTGTACTCCCCTTCCGAGGGATAGTCGATTGGCATTTATAAGTAATTTATATGTTTTTTCAAGTTTTATAGTTTATAACATTATTTAATAGTCGTTTTTGAAACATAAGAATATTTTTCTTGAAGTTCTGCTCTAGTTTTTTGATTAGATTTAAATAAATATCTTATACTAAGAACATCTTCTTTTTTTAGTTTGGCTCTTCCATTGTTCTCTCCAGAATGTGATAACATTGATTGATAATGTTTTCTTTCTGGCGTAAAAACTTCAGGATTAACTAATTTGAATCTATTCCCAACATATATGTTTCAAAAAGTCATTTCATCATAAAGCGTTTTATAGTAATCAGTATATGCATCTTTTCAAAATATATTATTTTTATATTTCTGTCTTAGCTCTACCACTTCATCATATGTAATTTTAGATCTATTAAATTGACAAGAAAATTCAAAATTATTTGGACATATATCTACTGTTGGAGTTATATCTTTATACGTTTTATCTAAATATATATCTCTAAATGCTGTGTATGTAAGAATTTCAGAAAATTCATCATATAATACATATTCAGGAATGTTTCGATGTGATTTTATATATTCTACCTGTTCTTTAGATAATAACGCCCTGCCATTTTTTACTCCTATATGAGTGCTATTTGCAATATTATATCTCCCACCTTTAGAAATATTATATCCTTTATTAGTTGATACGTGTGTATTATAATATTCAATATAATATTGCTCTTTGGCATCTATATCATCAAGAGGAACATTTTCTTCAACAATTTCAAACGTAAAATTTTTTACTCCATATTTTTTTATTGCTTTGGCTATAGCCATACTAGGATTATTATTGCTTTTATGATTTGCTCATCTTTTCTTATAGTTATTTGTTATTCCTACATACTTTTTGTTATTGACCTTGTTAGTTATTAGATATACATACATTATTTTATCCTTTTTATTCTTAATGTTTAGAAAAGATATAAATTACTTACTTTAGCCCAGGATTACCGTGCCTTATAAAGGTTTAGGCTTCCCTGGTGCATTGTAGGTATTTTTTACTTACTCTCGTTTATAATATCGAGATGCCTACAACACATCGCTGATAAACGATTAGATGTTTAGTGGCAATACTATTTACCACAAGCTTCTGCATCATGCAACGAATACTGCGTTATGATAGAACCATTTGTAGCTTTCATAAAACAAGCCGTTTCAAATGGATCTTCGTCATAAAAAACAACACCAGATGCATGAATACCACGAGAAACAACCAATCCTTCAATACCAATGATGATTTCCAACAAACCTGGATATTGGTTCACAGCATTGATAAATGTCTTATTTGGTTTACGCCCTTTTTCTTCGTTTCCGTGTACTACATCATTTATTGACCACAAAAAACCACGCTCAGATGGAACAAGTGAACTAATGTATAAACTTGTATCATTATCAATTCCATCTTTATATTCTTCTGTTCTATATCCTCTACACGCAATTTGAATTGCACTTTTTGTTGAAGCTGTTCCAAAAGTACAAACTTGAATACAACCAAGCTCACCACGCTCTTCCCTAATCTTTTCAAAAATTAGCTCTCGCTTAGATGGAGCTAGATCAAGGTCGATATCCATTTACACCCTCGGTTTTCCGATATTTCTTAGGGGATTAGACTATATCATCGCTTATAGCGGCAGGCACTACGAAGTAGTTCTCATCTCTACTTCTCTCAAAAAACATCTGTTCTTTATTTAGTCGTTACACTTTTCTATTCTATATCCATTAGAACGATAATTTCTTATCATTCCACTAACACTACAGTTAAAATTTTTATTGGCATATTCTGCTGCACTTTTAATTGTTTTGAATCTTTTGATTATCTCTTCTGTATCTTCTCTTATCAGATAAACTTCCACGTAATTTCTTGTTGGAGACATTGTTTTATAACTTAAATCTAAGTTATATTTTCTAGTACACCACTCTAAATTTTCTATGCAATTATTTTTAGGGTTATTATCTTTATGATTTACCTCTGGAAGATTTTCTGGGTTTGGAATAAAAGCTTCTGCAACAAGTCTATGCACTAAAAAATGATATGTTTCATTATTTTTTGACAGCTTAATATTTTCATATCCAGCTTTTTGACATCACGTAGATAAAACTTTTGGGGTTTTATATTTATAACTAATAACTTTGCCACTGTCTGTAATTGCATAATCAGAAAAATCTTTGATTCTTTTTTCCATTAGAATACTCTTTTCTTACATCTAATTTTATAATTATTTTTATATTTATATAGAATAGACTTAGCACGGGATTGGCATACCTAATTGGCTTTAGCTTCCCCCGTTAGCCGCATAATTGCGACACCCACGAGAAATGGTTCACCTGCTTTTAATTGCCCAATATTTATCGTTTAGGCAATTCAACACGTTCTTTATTCATGTATCTCCAAAAAGGCGATCTAGACTCTACAGGATTTGTTTGCGAAACACCCAACAAATAATGATTAAGACCAGCTCCGCTCGAACCACGACCACACCCAGTAGGACTGCCGCACTCCCAGAATAAATCAATGTAGTGTTGAAGGAAGATAGGATAAGAAAAAATACAGCTTCCAAGTCTTTCGCCGACATGCTTCTTAATATCTGCTTCATACTCTAATCTTTCAAGATATTCATCATTATAAATATCAAGTTCTTTCATTCTATCTATACATTGATTAACCCAATATCTTTCTTGGACATTATCACTATTATACAAATAGTTCAAAGTTTCATACTTACTATTATAATCAACTTTTGGATATTCTTTTACAGGAATTTGCGGGACGTGCTGATTTCTTAACAAACTATAATTTTCAATTTTATTATAAATTTCTATAGTGTTTGCTTCAAGTTCATAATAATCAAGATTCGTTCCTTTTAGATTCTCAATAACCTCTTCTGTTGATTGTAAATATGTATATTCATAAAAACTATCAACTTCTCTATCACCAGATTTAGAATTTAGGAAAGCTTTATGAACCCATCGATCTTCTTTTTTTAAATAATGCGCATCTGTTGTAACAATAAGTTTAGTATTAGTTGCTTTTCCAATTCCACCCATCATATTGTTTACAATTAATTGATCTTTTGATCTAGCTGGTTGAACCTCAAGATAAAAATCATCTTTGAAAATTCTTTTTCCAAATTGAACAAAATCTAGAATATTTTGATAAGCAATTTGCTCTGTCCGTTTATCACCAACAATTCGTGCATTGTTTAGCTCTAAAATATAATTGTCAATCTCCGACCCTAAACAAGCAGTAGATCCAATAAGATGTCCTTGTCCATATTTTTCTACAATTGCCGCAAGTTCAGTTTTTAAAGTTGGAACTCTTTCCATACCTCTGTCATAATAACTATTAATCCAAGAATTTGATGATAATTCTCTTAACATCTTATGACCAATTGCATCTTTTGCAATTAGAATAAAGTGCCAATATTTTTGACCGACTTCTCTTGTATCAGTCAGATAAATTTCATTACCTCTTGCAATCTTAAAATCTGGATTAGACTCTGCGTATTGACTCATCAATCGATCTATCTCAACATGCGATGATAATGATTCATGATCTGTAATAGCGATTCCCGCAAGACCAAGTTCAATTGCCCTTTCTACTAGTTCTTTTGGACGATTAATACTGTCGAGCAAACGAAGATTACTATACATTGTGTGCAGATGGCACTCGAAGCGGGAGTAACTCTTCATTAAAATCTATCCTTTCATTTACTAGTTTCTCATTTTATAATAATATTATAATATAAAAAAATAAAACTGTCAATATAAAATATATTACATTGACAGTTGTTCATTCAATCTCTCTAATGATTTATTATAGTATTTCTTAGAAATTTCACACCCAATGAAATCTCTGTTTTGTTTTAGAGCGGCAACACCAGTAGTTTCACTTCCACTAAAACAATCTAACACAACATCTTTTTCATTTGAATGCTTAACGATTAAGGCTTCAATCAATTCAACTGGCTTTTGGGTAGGGTGAAACCTTCCTTTGTCGTGACAAATTGGAGACTCATAGATCCCTTTATCATAACTACTGTTAAATGTTGGCTTAGATTTTTTTATTCCAAGAACAGCAACTTCTCTAGCATTGGTTAGATAATTGATTTTTGAATTGATAGGAACAGGATTTGTTTTTAGCCATTCAATAAAACGAATTTGTTTGAATTTAGCATTTTCAAAATATTCTTTTAGGACAGTAATTTTTCACAAATCATAAAAACAAATTAGAGTTCCTCCGTCTTTCAAAATTCTATAACATTCTTTGATAACAATATCAAATCCACTAAAATTATTATCTCAATCGCCAAAGTCCATAGAGATTCTAAACCTGTCTGTATCTTTTCCAGTCTCTTCTCCATTTTGAAAATTAGTTATTTTTGAAATTTCATAAGGAGGGTCTGTAATAATCAAATCTATTGTTTTACTTTTAATTGTTGGTAAAAAAGTAAAGCAAGATTCGTTTCTATATATCATATTTATAACCTTTTAATCTTCTAATTCTTCTAAAATTAAATCTTTAGGAAGAAAATTTTTACAAAAATAAGCACATCCAAAAGAAACGCCTTTTTGTACTTCTTTCCTAGAAGAATCCGTATAAAAATTTATTCTTTTATTGAAAGATAAAATTTGTAAACCATCTTTCATATATTCAAATCTTTTTTGGCCTTGTAAAGTTGGAATTGGTAAAAGCATTGCATAAGGTTTGTCTAATTCGTACAAATGTTTGATTACATCATCTTTTATACTAAAAGGAGGATTAGAAATAATTACGTCATATTCTTCAGGTTCATATTCAAAGAAATTCTTCCCTTCATCAATATGACTATGAATTACTTTATGCCCATTTTTAATAAAAACTTTTACATATTCACTTTCTAATGTATCAAAAGGACACCAAATAGTGCTACCATTAGGAATATACTTCACTAATGGCAACACTGCATACTTAGGAGTAAATACTTCGTCACTAGCTTTATCGGTCTTAGCTTTTAGATAACCTATATTTAGAGGCATATTATTCTCCTTAGAATATCCACTTAGTTTTTATTTCAAAATCATCAATTAGACCTTCTCCTGAAACTTTTCCCATTCATTCATTGCGGGTTGGCGTAACAATACACGACATAAAAAGATTTGGACCAGTCAGACTATCAAAGATCTCTTCATCAATTCCAAATTTTACTAACACGAGTCCATTAGGAAGAACCATTCTCAAAGTATTGTTCTTCTGCCCGCATAATGACAATCTACATTGAGATAAATCTATATCTGTAATTGCAACTTGGCTTGCGGGAACATCTTGTCCCCAAAATGAACTCATTTCTGCCAATTGTAAAAGTTTATTTGGATCTGCTTGATTCATCTTCCAAATATAATCAACCCAAAAGACAACTTCTCCAACCTTATCTTTTAGTAAATCATTTGTAACATTGATAAAATTTTGTAAATTACTTTCTGCAATACCAATACCAGCCGCAGACTCATGTCCTTGAACATACTCTGTCAAACCAGTATCCTCAAAAATTTGTTTTAGATTTTCAATTTCAGATTGACCATAGTTCCGCAAACTACCTCTATAAGAATATTCTTGATTATCTTTACTCTTACTCTTGGTAAGCACTAAACAAGGACGCTGATATTTAGAAGCAAATTTATTTGCTACTAATCCTCGAATATTTGGTTCAACTTCTCCTGGTTCACATTTAAAGATCAAAACTGCATTGTCCAATAGGTTGTCAGAAACAATTTTCTTCTCTAATAGCTCTATACCTTGCGTTTCAAGATTTGTTTGTCTACGTTTAGCACTTGCAGTTACATATGCGGCTTGCTTATAAAGTGACCACTCTTCTCCTTTATGTCCTCTCTTGGTATTAGGAACATTTTCAAAACAATATTGTTTACACATTGCTTTGAAAACCAACTCTTTTTCTTCTTGTGTGCCAGAACGAATTGTTGCATTGATGAAAGGAACTACTGCGAAAGCTACTGCCTTATAACCTATACCGCCATACTTATTCAAGGTATATTCATTATCTAAAGTCATTTGATGGAAAAAAGGGTTTGTAATATTTGAAAAACCAATATCAACTAGAGCTTTTGTTTCTATAGAGCGATAACTCATCATATCACCACTTAACGAGAGGGCACAAAGATCATTATCTATTTCACCTTGTAAATCAAAAATTTCATTATAAGCTCTACAGAATTGCCAAGTAACACCACCGCCACTTAACATTTTATTCTTATAATCACAAAGTTGATTATTGATTGTAATAGTATTCTTTGATTCTGATTCGTGCGGTGCTTCGTGATGATCAAGAATTAGTATGTCTGCCTTGCCAGCAAAAAATTCGTGCTGCTCATAATCATTGCTAGCACTGTCTGGACAAATAATTAGTCTTGTCCCTCCAGGAATCTCTTCAATCAAGTCAGAAAGTCCGTGTTCTTTCCCTTTGTGAAGTAGGTAACCAAGGTGATCGCAGCACCAAGAAGGATACAAACTATACAAATAATTGAAGAGTATTGCCGCTGAAGTGAATCCATCAACATCACAATCGACAATAACTGTTGCATCATCTCCATTGTCAATCACCTCTTTCATTTTGTAAACACCTTTTTCGATATTCTTTAATGCTCTCCAAGATTCAATATCTTCTTCATTTGCGTTTAGCCATTTTTCAATATTATCAATTTTTCTACCTTTTAATACTTGCTCTATTGGAGATTTATATGATTCAGTAGTATATAATTTATATTTCATTGCTGTTTTTCTCTCTATTCTTTGGCACGTACCATTTACAAAATCTTCCTTCAAACCATACTTTAGAAATAAAAATATCTTTTAAACTACATCTTAGAATAGTTTTATTAGGAGCCTCAATTATCTTATAATATTTACAATATTTGCACCGAGGGTGCTTTTTCTATATAATAAAAATTTATCTTTATTATATTTTGACGGAACAGTATTCTTAATTTCTTCAACAATAATTGCATTTGCTTGATCATTACGCACTGGATCAACTATATACCAATCTTCTCCTAAGAAATAATTACATAAGATATTTACTGCTTCTTGCGCAGATAAAACGTTAGCCATTTGGAATCAACCTCTCTCGCCATAAGTCCATAAAGATATTTTTTCCGCAGTCAGTTGGAGACATTTTATACCCAGTCAATCCTTTAGTATCAAACATAAAACTTATATTGCACGAAGGAGAATATTTTTGATACATTTTTTCCATTTTCTTTAGTACCTTGAAATATTCATCGTCATACAGTTCTTTGAAGTCTCTATCAACGCCAATGCAAATTTCTTTTGCGCCAGCATCCAAGAGAAGATGGAATTGATAGTTAGATAACGAGCTGCCGCACATACCGACCGCAATATTGTTTTTAGTTCCTAAATATGACATAGTTTGAAGTACTGCTTTTTCACTTTCAAAAACCATAGCAACACCAAGTTCACTAATTCTTTCTTTAGCTTTATTCAATCCATAAAGATTGAAGCCTAAAGGATGATTGCGGAGCTTGCCCGCGATTTTTATAGGTCTATATTTACCATACTTCTCATTCTCTTGGACCAATGTTCTTTCTCTGATACCAACTATTCTATTATTTTCATCATAGTGAGGAATCAGAATACCACCAGAGATAGGATTATATCTAATGTTCATATAATCACAAATTTCTTTTGAGATATATTCTTCTTCCCAATTAGAATATCTTGGTTGAGGATAATTCTCAATTAGAGAAGGATCAATCTCTGGCAATTCAATTTTATTATTTACAATAGCTATATCTTTTATATTTTGATATTTCTTGAATAGCTTCCAATCTTCTGTCAAATTTTCATCTTCTACTTCATCTATTTTATGTTGAAGATTGAAGAAATTTACTACAAAATAAACAGAAGTATTTAGGTCTATATCTTTGACTTTACTTACTAAATCAAAAATATCAAATGAATCGCCGCAATGAGTCCAGCAGTGAAACAACTGAGTATTATCATAATAATATAGCTTGCGGCTGTTACCATCATGACAGATTGTTTTAGAAACAATTTTATCATCATATATTTCTGGTTCACCACCAAGTTCTTCAAGAAGCGCACTAATATCTTCAATATCAAGTTGTTGCTTGACTAAATCTTTATCAAAAGACAATTAATCCACCTCCGTTATAATCTCAGTTTGTTTGATATTTATCCAATTATATTGATAATCTGTTGCAAAAATCGAGTCATACCTACACGTACTCTTATCTGCATACATCCAAAGATACATATTTGTATATTTACCACCACGATTTTTATAAATTGATAATTTCATATTTGGCACTTTACAATTCAATTGACTTGCTATTGGACTGACATTCTCAATATCTTCACTTGTTGCGTTTAGAAGAATTGAACCCCAGTCACATTTATCTGCAATACTTTTTGCACCTCTAAGTAAATTTTGATCTGGAATAGAATCCATTTTCCAATCCGTTTACTCTTATAATTTCTTATAAGAACTGACTATATCTTACTCGTTATATGAACGAGAACTCCTGTTTCGGTTTATAGCACTTCGTTTCCTAAAATGCTGGTGCTTCTCACTAGCACCCCTACTTCCCAGCTTGTTCCAGACTTTGGGAATAGTCGATACACGGCTCAATCCATTGTTTTGATGACTTCTTATAGATAGGAAGATGTTTCCAAGATTCTCCATATACAATGCTTCTAATTAAACTTTTACTATATTGAGGATAATCTCTTAAAACATCTGAAAAACTTTTATTAACATAATCTTGTCTGATTTCCATAACTTCTTGGTCATTAACTTTTGAATTGCCATTATTTTGACCAAAAGCACCAGACTTCTGAACAAAAATTGGATATAATTCACCATCTTCTTTTCAGATATGCCCATTATTAATCATACTAATAGTACTTTTACTAATAAAAGGATAATCTTCAGATATTTCTTTGGTGGTCATTCCATTTTTAATTTTTTCTTTATATCTCAAACATCTTTTTGAGTTAGTTTTGCTTGAGAATGTTTTTCTCCTACGCCGCCAATATAATTTTGTCCACCAGGAGAAACATTATATCCAAAATTTCTATCTAGACTTTTATATTTTTTTATATAATATCTCTCTAGATTGTCCATTTCTTCTTTTTTACATTCTTGTAAAACGGTTAGCTCAAAATTTTCAACGCCATACTTTTTGCATAGCTAAATGTATAGGGCATTTTCTATCTCTCTCAGATTTTAAAGAATATTTCTTTGGTTGCCCCCTTCTGAGATGTTCTTTATATCTTTTTTTTATATCGACACTTTGCCCAATATACACTTTATGATTAACCAAGTTTTCAATTTTATAAATTCCTATCATAGCCAGCCTCCAATGAATTGCATCGCACGGGATTTTCATATTATATTTCCATTCTATATTCAATATAACTTAGAATTCCCCGTTAGCAAACTATTCAGTTTTATCCAAATAATTTACCCCTGCGAGACACAGGATAAGGAGTTATTGGCAATTACTTTTTCTTACCATTTAATTGTGTTGAAGTGAGAATAAATATATTAAATTGAGTGCATATATCTTTTAGTTTGACAGACAACAAGAATAAAATATTATCTTCTCTTAACTTGATACCACCTGAGCGTCTTGTTATCTCTTCAAGAATTTTCATAGATGTATGAATATAATCGAAGCTGTTATCATTATATTTCTATAATGCAAGACTATATCTTACTTTCTATTAAAAATAGAAAGGACACCTTTTCGAGTTACGTATCAATAGTAGCCCTACTCTCCCGATTCGGAGATAGTCGTTACAGGTTCTATTTAGTATATAGCTAAATAGTTTCCCACGGGATTACCATGCTTATTATAAAGTTTAGGCTTCCCCGTTAGCATATATAATATGTGTTATTATTTATATATACCCCTGTGATGAGCAGGAAAAGTGTTCCACAGTCCTTTTTGTTGAACACATACTTTACTCCATGAATTCTAATACTTCTTTTAATAGTATTCTCAATATCTTTTAGACTAAAATCTGGAATTACTTCTACATAAAGAGGTTGACTAGAAATAATTTGTGCGGCTTCCATAACACGTTCTTTTTCATTAAAATCATACCTATTCTTCTTTATATGATCTTCATCAACATTTGCTACGAAAGCTAACAACATTGTTTGTACTTCTTCTAATTCCATTTCTGTACTAATAAGAAGAACTGGTTGTGAAATACCATTATCTTGCCATTGTCCATTCACATATATTTTATTATATGCAATTGTAGCTGCATCTGCAATCATTGTTCTACTTTTCAGTTTTGTTATCATAAAAGTTTTTTATCTTTTATTTCTTATAATTTCTTATAAGCTCGGCATATCTTTTCTTCCTATAAAGCAATAGGAGTCGCGGCCTCTTGGGTGAATTATGTTCTATAAAATAGTTTCATCACCTATGCTCTGCCCCTGACTTGTATATTACTGCAAGCCTTCGGTTCGGATTGACATATCTATAAAAATAGACTTAGTTTTCCCGCTTAGTTCCGCGATTTATAGTCGGCAAATATATTCGTTATTTTTAAATATTTATTATATTTTCTATCTAAGTAAATAGTTGAATCTTTATAAAGAAAATCAAGATAATCTTTAACATAAAATCCACTTCATTCTATGCAATATGCATTTGATGGATGCTGTATTTTAAGCTTTCTTCATCCAGTTACATCTAAAATTCCCTCTAAAAAATTTTCTGTTCCAAGAATATTGAATCTTGGTTTTACATATTCTCCAAGATGATTTTTTCCTAGCATTAGACTTCCATCTCCATCTACGTATCCTCTAATAAAGTGTCTAATCAATTCTCTTGGAACCTGTTCTTCCGACGGGAATTTTAAAATTAAACTTTTTTGTGGAACGCATCCAAGACTAATTAGTCTGTTTTTAACTTTTTTATTTCTAAAATAAAATCTACATCTTACTTCATCTTGAAAAATATGTTTGTTATCATCAAAACCCAAAAAAGATGAAAATTTTCTTAAATGTTCTATGTCGGAAGATTTAAGTGATAGCTCAATAGCATTCCGATTGCCAGACTCAACATATCCATCTGCATATAAAAATCCTAATCAATAAGCTTTTTCTTCAGTGTCTATAACCTCAAAAATTTCTTCATTAAATTTGGCAATATTTTGTTTATTTACAATTTCTATTCCATCAGATTTTAAGTTTGAAGAAAAAGTTCCTCTATCAATTTTAAATTTTTTGCAAATTGAAGTAAGACTTTCACAACCTTTTAGATACTCTTTTTTTGCTATCTCATATTTTTCTTTATATTCTTTTGATTTTCCCATTTATTTTATAACCTCCTTTATTTTGTTCTCTAAGAAGCTATAAAAATAATAATATAATATTTATACAAAAATACCCAAAATACCGACTCCTGTAGGCGCGCTTCTAATATAGAATTTTCCTAATCTTGCTCCTCTGGTAACAGTATTTGTCAATTTATCATATAATCCAGTACCAACATCTGGATTTTCTTCTAATCTTTGTAATAGATCAAAAATTCCTTCACCAGCATTAGCTGCTTCATCGGTTGCATTGTCTATGCATTTTGCTCTAATATCAAAAATTTTGTTATCAATTAGATCTGCAATTTCATTCAATGACAAACTATCAAGATAATCTTCTTGTCTTTTCTTCTTTTTAGAATCATAAAGTTCATCAGGATTATATAAAAATGACATATCTAATCCACAAGACTCATACTCTCTTAGAAGTGTCATCTTTTTCATTCGACTATAATAATAATCAAAATTATTCAAGTCTGCATTTGATGTTGCTTCTGTTAGCCAGGCGCTACCTTTTCCCGCAGAATAAACAGCTTTACTTTCAGGTCTATTTTCAAAATATGCTTCAATGTCAGCGCAAGAAACTTTTTTTGCACCCATCGTATAAAGATTATTTATTGCGCCAAAGACAACTCGGTGAAAATTATTCGCAAAATCTGCTTCATTATAAAAATATCTGTCATCTTCCAATAGACTTGGATCTTTCATAGTGCAGCCTATGACTTGAACAATTGCGGAAGAGTCAACATATTTAGAACTCGCCATTTTCACCTCCTACTTTAATTCAAAAAGATTGATTCTTTTTGGCTTCTTTATTGCTTGCGGTCGGATGTGAAAAATTTCTTTCTCAGCATTTTGTGATATATTATTCATTATTTCCGCATTTCTTTTTTGTAATTCATATTGTTTTATATAATAATCCTCTGCATCTTTATAAACATAATCTACAATTCTAATACTACCATGAGATTTTTCAACATCACCATTGTTCTTTTCATAATGCCAAACTAAACTCCTATATATTCCAGAGATAGTTTTGCCAGTTCCATCATTTAAAAGTTCTTTTATTTGTTTTTCAATTCTTGATTTGACATACATGTCACCATATATTTTCTTACAATATTCATGTATTCTTTCTTTATATTCTTCGTCTTTTAATTTTTTCTTATAACATGATAGGTGATAGTATCTGTTTCCGACATGTTCAAATTCTTCATCTTTTTTAGAGAACTCTTTGCCGCAACCAGGACATTTTTCCATCTTATACAACACCCCCTATACTATATCATAATAATTATAGCATAAAAAAAAGTAGCCGTCAAATAAAAAATCTGACGACTACTAAATTTATCTAACGACTAAATGCCGTTGCCAATTTGTTCTTCTAGCTCTTCAACAACCATTGCAAGTTGCTCAACCTGAGAAGGAGTCAAGTCTGCAACTCTCTTACCATTACCAAGCCATTTATCAGTAATAGCAACGATGCGGGGCGCCCAGTTAGTACCAAATGCCGCACCAGTAACTTCTTGAAGTTTATCAACCATTGTGTTGAACTTATTTACTAGCTCAACAAAGTCAAGAGTTTCAGGAACTTTGATTTCATTTTTCTCTTCGGTAACATACTGACCATCTTCTTGATCAATTGCATCGTTCAATGCATTCACAAGTTCTTGGTATCCTAAAGGAATACGTGCAGCCATATGCTTGAAACGAGACTTACACTGAATACTATCATCAGGCGAACGGAAAACTAAGTAACGCTGTCCATCTTCAATCAATCCATATGCTTGAAGGTCTACCATATCACGAATAATTTCATTGTATGCATTTGAACAGCTAGGAACAATCTGATTATAAGATGTTCCGTCTTTGCGGGTAAAGGTCTTATCTTTATCATGAGAAATAAAAACAATTGCATAACCCATCATAGCCAATGTGTTAAAAGTTGTTTCCCACTCACGCTTAACTTTTGCCCAGCCATTAACAGACCAGCCACCATCTCCAATGTTCTCAATACCGAGCTTGCCGCACATATACTTTTCGCAAAGCTGAGAAGCCTTGTCTACAGTATCTACAATAATAGTAGAATATAAATCCTTTGCTCTTGGATCGGCAAGCTGCTTGATAACTTGCCGAATTTCTGACCAAGAAGTAATGTCTTGAGCTTTGACTCCTGCCAATGCGTTATAACCACGTTCACATGCGAGGAGCAAGGGCTTTGGCATTTCAGATGCTAAAGTGGTTTTACCAAAGCCACCGGGAGCATAAACATAAGTCATATATCCACTTAGATCACGACTGACCTTATGCTCTTCAATACTAAAAATATCAATACCCATTGCTATCCCCTAACTTAGAAACGGTAATCAGAAGTGATCGTCGGACTTGCATTACTTGCACTCTGCTGAGCAATAGCATTTTCTTTAGAGTTCTGATATTCCTCGTGACGTTTACGAACATCATCAAGATAAGCTGCTCGCATTGCCTTACCCTTAGTAATATCTTCCTTGGACATTGCACCATCTTCACCAATCTCAGCTGGCTCCATCGCCGCACCAACAATATCCCAAGAACGTAAACTACGAGTAGTAACTGTTACAGTTGGAGCACCAAATGCACTTTCAACTTCATGACGATCCTCAATAGTTGTAGAAACAATATTACCCCATACCGTTGTAAGAACAGGAGTATTAATACTAATATCAAGACTATCAAAATAACGCATACCATCTACATTACGAATGCACAAGTCTACTGGAACAAAATCCTTGCGGAAATTGAAGACGAAACCACTTAGACAACCATAAGATGGATTTCCCTCAGATTCAACTTCTATATACTTCTCAATTAGCATGTCTGCCCTAAAACTTGCTTCACCAATCTTTGCAATATCGCCAGTTTCAGGGTGAGCAAAACTTCCTCGTACACGCTTTGGAGAAGCCATATCACCATCACGAGTGACAAAATCATTCGTCTCAATGTCACCGTCAATACGAATCTTCATACCATTCATACCATCAGTTTCAAAAGTTTTTGCTCCATCAATAATCTGCTCTAACAGAGTATATGTTGCATTTGGATTGCCATTCTTATATGTCTCGGTTACATAAGTAAAACTTACTGGAACAACATTCATTGCTTGGGCATCTGTTGCGACACGTAATTCACCACTGATAAAAGAAGTACCAGGATTCTTTGAGTTAGGACCAGTAACCCTCTTCTTTAAATCATGATTAAAAACATATCCCTTGATTGACACCTTATTTTCAAAATTCTCACGCATATGCTTTTCTCTCACTTTCTTTTATTAACTTTTTCAATAATGATATTATATTATTTTTTTTAGAAGCTGTCAATATTTTTTTTAGGCTTGCGGCCGCAGCTATCAGCCTCAATACAATATCCACTTTTATCGCATTTACAACTCATAATCAGATGACAAAGTGTTCCCCATTGCGGCGAATACTCACATAAAGCTTTGATTATATCTTTCATTAGCTGTCTAAATTCCCAATAGGCTCTAGTACAAAGACGTTGCTCTGCTATTGTACTTAGAGTACGAGCATTGTACCGCACACTAATACCAGTTTTCATTCCAAGAGGAAGCAACATTGCAATATCTTCTTGCGGGATACCATTATTTTTTAGTAATTCTGCACCATGTTCAATAACAGTCATTACTTCATCATACGTACCTTTAGTGTCTGGTCTTTTACTAATACTCGGAGGAGTAACATAACCAAAACCATCTGTATAATCTATATATCTTGTTGACTCTTGGACTCTCGTAGGCGCGCCAGCGATATGTGTATATAATTCTCTGATCACCCTTGCGGAATAACCATCTATAAACATGTATACATCAGCAAATTCTAAAACACGCCCATGTCCACTTTTGATGCAATTTAGTCCTCTCTTATAATTTTTGAAAGAGTCTGTTGTATCAGAGCCATAACAATGACCAGCCATAGCGCCCATTAGAGCAATTGGTGTTTTACAAGTTTCATCTAAAATTTTCACTGTTCCGGTACTCATTCTAACTCCTAATTTTGACCAGCCATTGAATTATATCCATAAGTTACAGATTCATATAAATCAATATAAAATTTTTCTTTTTCGTTTAGATCTTCTTTTTGACATTCTTCTAATAATTCAAATTTAAAATTGTATAAACCATCTTGACTCATAGCTTTATACAATTTATTGTTTGCGGGAGTGTCTATGCCGCATCCAGCCTTGCAATGATCGCACCATCTTTTATATATATCGCTTAACTTATTTTAAATTAAATTAACTGACTATTTCTTACTTGATTAAATCAAGGAAACCTTTTCGGCATTTAAAGAGATTCGTTTCCTAAAACTCTAGTACGTGCTAATAGTACCCCTACTTCCCCGCCCAGAAGACATAGGGAATAGTCGATACAGGTTATTTGATTATACCCTTGCTGGATAATTATAGTCTTTTATAGGATATGCTATTCCACGATTAATATTAGAAATAGTTGCTCTACCAAAATTAAATTTTTTACCTAATTCAGTCATTGAGATATTTGTTGTTCTTAATAAAAATAGCAATTCTTCAATATCTTCTTTAGATAAATTATTTTTATTTTTAATATTTTTATTCCTAATAGGATAACTATAATTTCCAATATCTTTAAATTTTTGCCAGTATTTATATTATGCATTATTTTTAAAGGAATATTATATTTATTTACCAAATCTTTTTCTATAGAAAGCCACCAACTCCACTTTAAATCTTTTTTTAATTCAATGAGTTTATCATTATCTACAAAATAATCTTCAATAGTTTTTCTTGTAGAAAAGTGAGTATTCGGTTTTCTTAATGGATATTGAAAATTAGGATTTACATATGCTTTTCCCCAATTAATTCTTTGGACTATACATAAAGAAGTGCAAACTTTATCTGCAATATCCTGATAAGATAATTCATAATTATTGCATAATAAATCAATTATTATTTTTAACTTACTTTCATTTATAGATGCATTACTATTATCAACGCCTCTTCTTCCAGAAACATCTCCTTTATCTAAGAAGTTATATCCTTTTTCTTTATTTAATGCATCATAATATGAAATTCAATAATCTTCTTTTGAATCTAATTCATCGATAGAACATTTTTCTAGAATTATATATTCAGTTATGCCATTTTCAAAATATTGTCTAATTTTTTTATCACATAATTGAAGTTCTTTTTTTATCTCCTCTATGTCCTACTCTAGCTCTACTATTATGTTCTAATATTCTTAAATGAATATTTTGAGATTGTCCTATATAAATTTTTCCATTAGGATATTCTATTAAATATATTCCACACATAACTGTGGTATCTTTAATACTGACATATTTCATTATTATATCTCCTTTTATAAAATTATTATTTGTAAGTTTAATCTTTCTTACATATATATATATTATTTTTATAAAAGATGAATTAATCAAATTTTCCCACGAGATTAAGAAAATTTTAACATTTCCCCTTCCTCGTTAGCTACTATTTTAATTAGTAACCCCTACCAGCTAGTAGGAAAAGTTTTTCATCGGCCGATTATAGTTGACCGCTTGACCAATATAAATTTTATTATCGTTTATATTAGTAATTTTATAAATTCCAGTTTTTGTTTTATTATCAAGAATTGCTGCGAACTTTGTTTTTGCTAATGGTTGATAATAAGTTTGCCAAATTAGTTTATTGATGATACGAGGATTAGAAAATTTCAACTTGATACTATTTAACAATTCTATATCACTAATATTATCCTCAGAAACATTCAATCTATTTTGATTTAGTTTTTCTTTTTCTTGTGTCTCTTGGATATACTGATGATTCAAAGAAACTATTGAAGAACAAATCTTTTCTAATTCATAATTTTTTTGCTTCTTCTGCTCTTCAATATCTTTTATATAAGTATTGAGTTCTGCTTCAATCTTTTCTTTTTGTTTAGTGATTGTTTCTTCTGTCAATAAGAAAATATTATTGGCAGATTGTGTGGCAGAATCAACTTCACTTTGAATTGTTTCTAATGTTTCTTTTGCATTGCTCTTCTGATATTGAAGTTTCTCTAGCTCGCTTTTCATCAATTGCCGCTGTTGTTCTTTTTCTTTTAGATCGCGGTTAACTGATTCACATTCTCATTTCAAGTCAACTATATTAGCGTTCAGATTATCTATTTCTTCTTTTAGACTAGTAACTTTTTGCTTTTTCTTTGCTGTTTTATATAAGTGTATAACTAATAAAGCGAAAGCAAGAAGTACAATAAGAGTAATAATAACATTTTCCATAATAAAATGGAGAGCTACTTAGCAAGTAACTCTCCCCTCCTTGTAACTCCTTATATAAGGAAGCTGATTACTCAGCGCCCTCTACCTTCTCCATATCAGGATCAACGGTAGCACCAGCAGTCGTTAAAGCAATAACCTTCTTTTCAAAACCCTCAACAGTTAGACGCTCAGCGAGGTGCTTGCGCTGAAGAGAAGTAACAACGCCATTAACGCTCTGAGGACGAATGCCTAACGCTTCCGCAATATCGTTTGCAGTGTACTGACCATCGTGAGACTGTAGAAACTTTAGTACTGCCTGAGAATTTTCTGAAAACATCTTCATATGCTTTTCTCCTTTTTCTTGAATATTTTTTTTCTTAACTTTATTTTTACCAACAAGATTTCTCTTTATTGAATAAATATATTATACATTATTTTGTTTTTGCCGTCTATAAGTTTTTTCAGCAAAAACTTTTTATTTATTTATTGCTTACTTATTGAATGTATATATTATATACTTTTTTGAATTGGCTGTCTACAAGTTTTTTAGACAAAAATCTCATTTATTTTGCAATCTTCAGGATTTTTGTCTGCCCTAAAGCATTCAAAGACAGGATGCCGCACTGTCAAATCTTCTTTATTTACTGACATACAAGAAATTTGACAGACAATCCCAACATAATCGTTAGGATTAATTGCCAGCTCAGCTCTAATATTGTCGGTGAGTCCAGAAGCGACCCTACAAACTTCAACAATTTTTTCTTCATCATTATATGCTCCTAATCTTAAGGCATTTTTCCATTTATAGTACCAAGGTTTAGTTACAGGAACATCGCCTTCCCAATATTGCCAAGTATCTAATTCTTTTCCAGTATAGACTTTCTCAGGATCAAGCGTGTCCATAATGATCAAGTCAATACTGTCAATGTGCTCTTTATATTTGAACATTTGAGTAGAAGTTGTTCGTTTACCTGGACGATATAGACTGTCTTTATGCTTAAAAACGACACCTTCTCCACCGTGTCCAAAGATTTCTTTTAGAGCATTAGAATAATCTCCACCCTGTCCAAGAGCAATGTGTTTAGTATTAACAATCTTTACTTGCGGGTGGGCTTCTCCGTCGTTGAAGAATACATCTTTCATTTTTCCTTCAATATAATCTTCAAAACGATGACTAAAAGGAATATTGCATAAATCTAATCCATCATAAAGAATGCAATCAAAAACCATATATTGAACTTTAGTTTCTATTTGACGCTGAATAGCTTTTTGCGGCAAGCATCCCATAATTTTTGTTACATCATTGCTATGCCCGCCAGGAATATAAATTTCTCCAACGATAGTTGTATTGTTTGGAATGCGAGAGTCCTGCATCCAAACTTCTAGCCAAGGAACATTGTCAATCTTGTTTACATACTCTCCATTTTTTCTAGAGATCGTTCTTGAAAAAAGACCGATTTTGCCCTCGTCATTTTTCATTAGTTGAAAAAAAGCACCATCGTATTTTTCTTGCATATACCATTGATCGGACTTCATCACCCTCTCAACATCTTTTTCTTTTATTGTCCCGCAATATTTCATCGGGTGAACAACCTTAAAATCTCCGCACTGAAGATATTTATTCATATAATTTTCTCCTATAGTTTATCTGCCTCTTGGAATAATTCTTCCATAACAGTTGCTATATTATCAAGTATAACATAATCTTTATGAGACTCTTTACTCTCGTGAGCTATACTGTCATAATATTTGCCTAATTGATCTTTCTCTGAAATAATTTGCAATCCAAAATTTTCATACATTGTTTTTATTTTTGCAATAGATTCTTTGAGTTCTTCACAGATAAAATTATACGGGCATTCTTTTTCTCTCTCCTTTATTTGCTCCATCTTTGGAGGTAGTTTCTTTTTTTTCCCCATATTACTTCTTTCTATAAAAAAAATAAGAGTAAGTTTTCAACTTACTCTTATAGTATAGCATTTTTATAAAATTACGTCAAGGATTTCTTTTTTACAAAGTATCTCTCCGTGATCATAACGATGCATAACAGGGATCTTCGTAACAGACAAAGACATAGTTCCTGAAGAGGTTACTAAATGCAAAGTGTCATTTGTTTTCACTTGCAGTAACTTAGCAATCGGTTCACCAGAAACCTTAGAACCTTTTCCTCCACGCCCTTGAATGTTGAACTCTGCTTGATTGACAAGCTTGCAGTTGCCATGATAACCAATGACCGCAAACATATCATCTTCATTGCAGCAAATTGAACTAACAACGCAATCACCGTCACGAAGTGTAATTCCCTTTACGCCACCTGCGGTCTTACCTTGATAATTGAAATCATCACTGGCGACACGAATACAATAGCCATCTTTTGTTGTAATGACAATATTTTCTATATCTGTTCCAAGAGAGATAGAAACAATCTCATCATTTTCTTTTACACCCATTGCTTTTAGTCCCTTCAAATTCTGGGTATTGCCATTATACTCACTTGTTTTAGTTTTCTTGACTAAACCATTCTTAGTTGTAAAGATAAAATAATCTTTATCATCATTTTGTTGCGGCTGAACACTAAGAATCTTTTCTCCCTTTTGTAATTGAACTAAACTACCAATAGCAGTTCCTTTATCTGCTGGTCCGCAAAGATTGATAGAAGAAAGCTTGATTCTAAACATTCTCCCTTGATTTGTAAAGATATTGATGAAACTCATAGTGTCGCTCTTAAAGCAATTGATAATAACATCTTTTGTTGCCCTAAAATTAGATACAGGAATAACTTTTAGATAAGCATCTTTGTTCACAACAACTAACACTTCTATTGGAGTCTGTTCTTTCTTTTCTTTTGAAATTTTAGAAGTACTTTTTACAATTTCTCTTTGCATAATTTCTGTGCGGCGAGGAGAGAAATATTTTTTACATAAAGAAGTCAATCTGTCAATCAAAATTTTCTTCTGTTCAACTTCAGACATAACGACATTGCTGCAATAATTTACAACTTCTTTCTTCTCTTGGAGTTCATTTTGAATTTTATCAACTTCAAGTTTTGATAACCTAGCCAATTTCATATCAAGAATTGCCTTGACCTGCTCATCATCAAGAGAATATTGGTCTTTTAAAGTTTGTGAAGGAGTCTTGTCAAAGCGGATAATTTTGATTACATCATCAATGTTTCCAATAGCAACAAGTAAACCATCAAGAATATGGATTCTCTTTCTCGCGCGTTCAAGATCGAACATATGTTCTCTTTTGATGCATTCACAGTTATGCTTGATATAAATCTTAATCATATCTTCTGTTGACAATAGCTTTGGTTTATTGTCAACAAGAGCAATCTGATTGATACCATAGCTATTGCGTAACTTAGTTTTTTCCATCAAAACATTCATTACATTTTGCGGATCAGTGCCATTGACACATTCAATAATAAGTTCCATCTTGTTATTGCCGCTGTTATTAATAATGTTTAAAATACCATTGACTTCATCATTATTATATAATTTGACAATTTCATCAAACACATCATCAAACATTACATTGAAAGGCAATTCAGAAATTGTAATAGTATTATCTTCAATTTCATATTTGCTTTCAACAATAACAGTTCCCTTTCCAGTCTTATGAATCTGTTCCATAATCTGAGGGTTAATGATTGTTCCTCCGGACGCTAGATCATATTGCAATTGCGGTGGTTCGCTTGTGCGGATATATGCTTTGATAGCTTCGCCAACTTCATCAAGATTATATGTTAAGAAGTTACACGCAATTGCATACCCAATACCTTGATTTGGCAAACAAAATAAACCTGGAAAAACCGCAGGCAAAGTAGATGGTTCCATTTCTTCATTAGTGAAGTTTGGAATCCAGTCTACATTTTCTTTATTTAGTCCATATAGCATACCTTCTTCTACTAGAGGAGAAAGCTTTGCTTCTGTATAACGCATTGCAGCTTGAGAGTCACCAAAGAGTGAGCCATAGTTACCATGAAAGTCTAGTAATGGATAACGCTGAATCCAAGGTTGCGCTAAACGAACAAGGGCATCATAAGTTGCAGCATCACCATGCTCACTAAAGCGCGCAATAATCTGTCCGACCATATAAGCACATTTCTTATATTTTCCTGTACTCTTGATTTTATCTGCATACATTTCATATAAGATTTTTCTATGAATAGGCTTCATACCTGTTCGCGCATCAGGAATAGCACGTGACTGATTGACTGCTGCGCTATAGTCAAGCATATTGTCTTTCAATAAATTGCTAATCTCTAACATACTACTCCTTACATAATTTCTTTTATTTCATTTCCAAAGACAAACTCTTTTTTAGGACTAGAGTCTGCTCCCATTAAATTTTGAAAAGTCGTTTCAGCCATTCCAATGTCTGCAACTTCTACTTTTCTAATTTGGCGTGTAGCAGGATCCATGATCATCCACCCTAATTCTTCAGGACTCGCTTCACCAAGACCTTTAAAATACGTTAGAGTAAAGTTGCCAGAATGTTCTTTCTTAAAAACTTCCAATTCTTTCTTATCAGACAGGTATTTGTAATTTGTTCCCCATTCAGCCTTATACAGAGGAGGTTGTGCAATGTATACATAGCCATCAATGATCAAGTCTGGAACAAGTGTCCATAACATTGTCAAAACCAAAGACTGAATGTGACTACCGTCACTATCGCGATCAGCTGCGATAATAAATTTGCCATATCGAAGCTTCTTTTTATCATAAGAAACTTTTAGACTCTTTCCATCAGGTGTAATCTCATATCCAACACCAAGTGCTTTTAGAATATCTACAACTTCTGCATTCTTCAAGATAGACTCTGGTTTTGCGGTCAAGCAATTCAAGCACTTGCCGCGCAGACCCATAACAGCTTGAGTCATAGCATTACGAATTGTTTTAGCACCACCAGATGCAGAGTCACCTTCTGTAACATATAGTTCACATTCTTCTCGCTTTTTACTGCTACAGTCCGCAAGCTTAGACGGCATAATTTGAATTTTATTTGTTTTCTTTGTATCTGCACTAGCTTTTACACGTTCTCTAGCTTTCTTTGCAGCTTCAGAAGCTTTTCTAGCAATGAGCGCCTTCTCAATAATATTCTTTGCATCTATTGGATTGTTGTCAAGCCAAACTTCTAGAGCAGAAGTGAAATTTGAATTGATAAAAGCTGTATCAATTTTTGTAACAGTACTTTTTACTTGTGCATCATATGCTACATTTTCAGCAGTAATATTACAAACAAGAATAAGTCCTTCTTGTAAAGAGCTACCGTCAAGATTTTTATCTTTCTCTTTCAAGATACCTTGCTCTTTTGCCCATTTATTCAAAGTGCGAGTTAGTCCACTTTTTAGACTTACCAAATGTGGTCCAGCTTGCGTCAAGCCGCAATTGACATAAGATATAATGGAAGATGTTGCTTTAGAAACATAGGTCATTGCAAGATCAATTATTTGTTTATTCTCTACTTTATGTAAAAGAAAAGGATTATCAACAATCTCAACGTTTTTTCCCACATGCTTTGAAAGTAAATCTTCAATACCATTTTCATGTTTGATTGAAACACCATTAAAAACAATTTCCAAATTAGGACATAGACAAGTAATATCTTCACAGAAATTGCGAAGCTTACTTTCGTTTACTTTTGGATTATCAAAAAAGTCTTTACTTGGCTTGAAACTTACTTTTGTGCCAGATGGCATAGCAGAAGTAATGCCTGTTTCACGCTTAGAAAAGACACCTTCTTCAAACAAAATATGTTCATACTTACCGGTCGCGTTACAAGAAAATACTTCTAACCAATTGCTAAGGAAGTTAGTAAGTTTTCCGCCCATACCATTAGTACCAATTGATACACCTTGATATACACCATCATCTGTATACTTACCAGAAGTGTTCATTACATCAAAAGAGGCTTGAAGAACCGTCTCCCCATCTTCTCTAATGACATTGATAGGAAAACCTTGTCCATAGTCTTGGATAGTAACAACACCATTATCTCTAATGTCAATAACAATCTTATTACCATGTCCAATATTATATTCATCGACAGCATTACCAAGAATCTCTGTCGCCAATTGAGTTGCATCACTTGTATCACCAGCATAAACACCAGGACGTAATCGCACATGCTCTAATGGAGTAAGAGACTGAATACTATCATCTGTGTATAAATTTTTGTCCACTACATACTCTCCTTTCTTCATTATAAATAATTATAACATAAAAAAGGAATCCGACAAGCAAAAAACTTATCGGATTCTCATAATAAAGGAACAGTGACTTCATTTATTCTTTATTTAGATATTCTAAGAATAATTTATTTCTGAGGCGAATCTTATTCACGAAAGTATATAATCCATCTTTATGACGAATATACTCGTCTTGCGCATCATCATAGTTCTTATAAGCTGATTCATATTGCCGCAACAAATCACACAAAGCAGTGTCATAACCATCTGCATAGCAAGAGCGTTCAAATAAATTGTCAAATTTAGTTTTACCATAATGAACATAATCATCATTCTGTTGATGCATAGAGAATGATTCTGCTAAAGCATCATATGCCATTTTGATGCCAATAACTCGTTGCTCTAGATACCTTGCTTTTCGTTGCAGTGCTTTCGTAACACACTTATATTCTGCAATATAGTAACTTGACAGCTCAAGATTGATAGGACAATCATCATTACCATAAACTAAATCTTCATCACAAGCACAACAAGTAGAAGTAAAAGTTCCATATTTGCAAGCAATAGTAACAGTATATACAGGACGACCATCACTCTGTCGATATTCACATGTAGAATCAATTACCTTATAACGCATTTACATTCTCCTTAATAATACACATTTTTGTCTTTAGATTACCGCATTCTACTTCAAAGGGTTCACCTTCAATAACACCACCATAGGGCTTATAATGCTCAATTGCTTTTTGAACTGCTTCATCAAAAGAATGCGCGGCATAGTGACCATACACTTTGCCCTTTTGAGATACCCTAAACTTGTTTGCCATAAAAATCCTTTCATCATTTTCATTTGATTATATTATACACTTTCTTTATTATTATTGTCAAAGAAATTTTTTCAGTAGAGAAATAATTCAATTTGACAAAATTTTCAGATTGTGATATAATACACTCCAATATATATTTATTATGAGGTTTTTATTTTTGAAAATATAAATTAGTATATAAAAGAGTAATAATAAAATTATACTATAAATAGAGACTTGCTAAAATAATATGCTTAAGCATATTATTTTAGCTTAGGTTATAATTATGCTTAAGCATAATTATAACCTTATATTTTATTTGACAGAAGCATAAACTTTATGATATAATATAATTGTCCAAGAGAAAGGATAAGAATGTATAGAATCTATGGTAAAGTCATCAAAGAGTATAGTTTTTCAGGTGTTAAGCATACTCCGCAAAAGAATTTTAGAGCATTGAATAAGTATGGTAGTCAAGTAACACGACTGACTAATGCTTTTTGTTATAATACAAAGGAAGAAGCTCAAGCAGTTATTGATCGAGCAAATGAAAACTTGCGGCGTAATGATCATGGTGATTGTGTACTGTTGGAGATTAGAAAAGCATGAGTAATAATTCTTATAAGATAACCCTTGAATGTTCTAAATGCGATAATATACAATGCCGCATTGGAGAATTTATCCTTTCATCAAAAAAACAAGGGTGTGTTAGAGAAGTCTCAGAAGATTTATATATACAATATTATCATTTTATAAATGAAGTATGAGATTTTTGTAAAAGAGATAAATATTATGAACAAGTAATGCAAGTATTAGATAAAGTATATAAAAGTAAGATAGTAAAAAAAAATGGTGATGGCTTTGTGCCAAAACAATTGATTGACAATAGTGAAAAAAATATGATATAATGATTTTATCAAAGGAAAACGAAATGATTGACGATGTTTTTAGCTATCTAAGTTGGAAAGAAAATGATCACGCTTCAGTTATCAATAATTTTGTAGATAGTCATAAATATGATTCTATTCCTCGATATGAAGTTGATCGTTTCTTGAGAGACAATTATATTGATTATTCAAGTTTACCCAACTATTTGAAAGATACATTAGACGAAATTGATATTTATTAGGAGATTATCTTGAAACCATTTGATTTGCTTACAGAAGAAGATAAAGATTTGATTTGTCAATATGTTCGCAGCTATAGCGGAGCAAATCCAATGTCTATAGAAGCTATTCTTGCTGAATGGAATAAAAATAAAAAACGACTCCTAAAAATTTTTGGTAATCAACTGAGAGTTTCAGTTCCAGTTGAATATACTGTGGGACAAAGAACCCTCACCGCAAAGCTTGATAAAAGCTATCAAGATCCTTCTATTCATTGCGTCCTAAGTTACTTAAATGAATCTGTTCCTAGCTATGGAAACATTTTCATTGACAGCGTGACAAGATGGCTTCGAGGAGAGTATATCAAAGATAATATCTCCTTTGAAGATAGCAGAAATTTCTTGCATCTTTTGTATAAAAAACAAGTCGCTTCAGGCTCAGTTTATGAAAGTTATACTTTCACGAATCTAAATAATGAAAAAAGACCTTCTCTTACTATTCCAAAAGGTACTAAGATAATGAAAGCAGTAAGAAAAGTTCTTGAATATTATGGTTATTCTAGTTTTGATTTGTTTATCGACTGGAGAGATGAAGTTAGTGTTATTCTAACGAGCAAAAAAGTAAAGACAAATTTGACTTTTAGTATTCATCCCATTGATTTTATGACAATGAGTGACAATGAATGTCATTGGCGGTCTTGTATGAATTGGCGCAAAAATGGTGGATATTCAACTGGTACTATTGAAATGATGAATAGTAATGTAGCAGTTGTTGTTTACACTGAAAGCTCAAGAACTAAATTTACATTCAATGGACACTATATTCCAAACAAGAATTGGCGTACACTAATGTTTATTCATAAAGACATTCTTCTTGTTGGTAAACATTACCCTTATCAAAATGCCAATTTGGCTAAGTTGGCTCTATCTAACATTCAGCCAATTATTAGAGCGAACATTAGTTGGAAGTATCAATATAAGATGCAGCTATATAAAGACTTGATTCGTTCTAGAGAGAATAGCTATGTAAAACATGACCTGAACAGATGGGGCAGAGAACGCTATCATAAGATTTTCTGTTATATGAATGTCATGTATAATGATATGATTTATGATCATGATACCCCTTACTGGTGTTGCCGCAACTATGTAAAGAAAAGTCTTTACTTGAATCTGTCGGGCCAAGCAACGTGTATGTCTTGTGGCAAGCGTATTTGCACAGAACCAGGATATGAAGATGAAATTGAATCTTCTGTCAAGTACTGCTATGATTGCTATCAAAAATATGGCTGCACTAGTTGTAAACACGTTGATCATTCTCAAGTTTTATATAAAATTTCTGTTCGCAACAAGTATTACTCTCGTCCAATTGAAAAGAAAGTTTGTTTGAATTGTTTGACAAACTTCTTCCTTTTCAATAAAGAAGAAGAGTGTTTTGTTTACAGCGAGAAATATATGTCTCCTGAAAATTTGGTTAGAAAGAATATTCCCATTACAAGAGAGGTGCTAAATAAATATGCAGTTCGCGTGTCCATATAAAAACAAATATGAAGACGATATTGATCCAGATGAATACAATATCGTGATGAAGCATGATGACTATGATAGGCTCAATGCTTTCTTGGCAGATGTTCCAAGAGAGAAGAAAATTAATGTCAAATTTGCGGGCGAGAGTATTATGAATATTGATAAGCTAAAGATCGCCTCAGTTATCAATCCTAATTTGAGAGTCAGAGTTGGAACATGGGAATTATATAATTTGCCTGAGCTAAGAGCAAATGAGATTCCCTTTATTTTTGATTCTTCGTTTTGTATCAACTCTTATCTTCTCTTGGATTGGGCTATCAAACAAGGTGCAGAAGGTCTGTATATTTATGACGATCTTCATTATAATTTACCTAATATAGATGCGATTTGCAAGAAGAATAAGGTTGAACTGCGAATTGTTCTAAATAGAATTCCAACTTCAACACCTTTTGTCTATAAAAATAAGAGAGCGCCTATCTATCGACCGCAAGACATGTGGATTCTAAAGCAATTCTTCTCTGTTGGAGAATTTGATTGTAAAAACGAAGATATTTCTTATGACTGGGAAATCAATAAACAACAATACAAAAGCTGGTTTATAGAACAGTACTGGAGAGGCGATCTAAAGTTCATTAATAGAGATGTTTCTTTCCCGATTATGTCACCGTGTGTTCCTCCCGAACTAGCAGATTATCGTTCTTCTTGCGGCTTAGCTTGTCGCGCAAGAGCTATGTCCAGTTGTCATAAATGCGAAAGACTATATGAATTTTCTGAATATAATTTTCAGAATGGAATTGCTTATAAGAGAGAAGCTAAGACTGGCTTACCCCTAAAAGAAGATTTGATGAAATTATTAGAAGAAAGTGAGAACAAAGATGTTGTTTAGTGAATTTGATAAAATCAATTGCACAATTGTTCCAATGCAAGACTCAACATATGATGTCCAGTTGACAGCTTTCAAAGATGGTAAAGAGAGTACTGGTTACACTCACGGAGCAGATTTACTATCTAATTTTATGGATTGCGTAAAGCAAATTTATATGCAAAAAGCTGTTAATGATATTCAGAAGGATTTCATTGTTACAGAAAAGTTCAAGGTAAATAAAAACAAAGAGAAGACAAAGCTTAATCCTCAAGACACCTGGGAAAAAGTATATCAAGATGTATTGAAAAAAGTTGAAGAGCCAAAGAAATATCCTGGTGTAAGTTATTTGGCTGCAGAACTACTGGACATGCCTGAATTACGTGACCACTCTGATCGCGTTGCAGAAGCGATTCTTCAAATATGGTTAGATGGAAAGAAAAAGGTTGATTGGACTGCTTTTTATAAACAACTAAGTGAACACGAAGCAGATCTTGGTGTAGATAAAATTCTAGAATGGTATGGTAAGTAATATGGTTTATAATTATTATATTGTTGATCGATCCTCCATGCAGATTATTGGTGTAAAACCAGACTTTGTTGAAGCATATAATGAAGCTGAAAAACTAGGACGTCCTATCGCCATTTTTCAGGGATGTTTTCTAACCGAACTGGCTGCGCCGCAACCTGATATTAATGATAACGATGAGTCAAATGAAAGTGATTAAAGTCGCTTTATTGACTATAGACGAAGCTCATCAAAAGACTATCAAAGAAGCTCTTGAAGAAGAAGGCTTGATAGTCGATGTTTATACTTCTTCCGCAGAGTGTGAGAACAATAATAAATATGCTGACTATACACTGTTTGTTATTGACACTCTCTTGGAAGGGTATAATGGTTATATTTTTACAGAATATTTGCGGCAACGTGTAAACACTCCGATTATCATGATCTCTAAAGAATATGAAGAAGCTGATGTTATTAGAGGTCTAACTGCTGGTACAGACGAAATGTTAAAAATTCCTTTACGTCTAAGAGAATTTGTTATAAGATGTGTTTGTCTTATAAAGAAATATCAAACGCAAGTTCCAAGCAAAGTTGTTAAGATCAATGGAATTTTATTTGACAGAAGAAAAAATCAAGCTTTTGATGATGCGGGCAATTTATTATCTTTGACTCCAACAGAACTAAAACTTCTAAAAGTCTTAATGACAAAGGCTGGTGAAGAAATTAGCACAAGAGAATTGTTAGAATCTATTTGGGGCTGGGATGATGGTAGCACCGCAATTGTTTCTACAAACATGAATCGTTTGCGGCAAAAGATCGGTAAAGAGAAAATTACTACCGTCAAAGGTAGAGGATATAGATATGAAATTATGTAAAGTAGAAAGAGGACTATATGAGCGTAGCTAGTTTAGTTTTAGGTATTGTTGGTTGTGTGCTTTCTTTTATTTTAGTTGTGAATAATATTGTTCCTATTCTTGCGGTTGTTGGCTTTGTTCTTGGTATTGTTGCAATCAAAAAGGGTATCGGTAACCGTGGAGCAGCTATTGCTGGTATTGTTCTTTGTGTGGCAAGCGTTATTGTTACTCTTGCGGTTCAAGCTTATGTTGGCGCTGTGTTAGATGCCGCATCTGAATCGTTAGATAGGACTACTGGCAAGCAAACAGAACAAGTTCTTCAAAATGATGTGAATGTTACATTTGAAGATTATGTAATTGAAGAGAAGGACTATCATCAAGAAGGCTATTTACCAGTTGTAGTAACGAATATTTCTAATAAGGTTCAATCTTATAGTATTACAGTTGATGCTATTGGTAAAGACGGCAATCGAATTGAGCAAAGCTATGTCTATGTCAATGACCTTGGTCCTGACAAGACGGCTGTTGATGACCGCAATTTCATGGCTTTTACCCAAGAGAAGTGTGATGTATTCAAAGACGCTACTTTTGAAGTTGTAAAAGTCGGTGTAACAGACGTAACTAAGTAAAAAAACTCTTTCTTACAGAGATCTCTCTAGTAGAGGTCTCTTTTTTTATGCCAAAACAGAAACCTCATAAAATTGTTATATTGAAATTTTTAGCTAAAAACATCAGCTGCTAAAAATGATATATAAATGAAAGATGAAAGGAGGAAAGATGTATATCCCATTTCAAAGAGACGATCTAAAAATTGTAAATGGACGCTCTTCCGCTGAACAATATTTTATGTATCCTAATTCTAGAGTATTGCTTATGGATAGTAATTGCGACAGATTTTATATAAAAGAAACTGATGCTTCTGGAATGGCAAAAATTTCTGCGGCACACAGCGTGCAATTGATGGTATCAAGTATGAAGGTGCTATCAACACAGCAGCTATCAATTCTAATATTGATTCAAAGTTTGCAGCTTTTGAAAAAGCTCAACTTCAACAGCAAATTGCTAACCAGGCAGCTCAAATCCAACAGCTACAACTCAATGCAGCTATGTGCGGCGTAATCCGTTATTCAGTTGCTACAACTTATACTGCTGGTGTTGGTCCGATCTACGGTAATCAGTGCTGTGGTGGAACAACCTTCTAGAAAGGTGGACACCAATGAAAACGACTATAGCGAGATATGTAAACAATGGTACTCAAACAGTTGCCGCAAACGCTAATATATTGTTTGCTAACAATACTTTTAGTAACTGTGCTCTTGGATATGATAATTTAGGTGGTATACAAACCAAAAAACCTGGTACTTATGCAATTTATGCTAGCCTCTTGGGCGTTGCTACTGGAACGAATCCAGTAACAGTAACAATGTATGAAAATGGTACAGCCGTACCTGGCGCCGCATCTGGCGCGACGCCTACTGCCTCTGGCAATCTAATGCCACTTTCTTTAGTTGGACTAACAACAGTGAAACAGACTTGTAATAAAAATACATATGCTACAATCACTTTTCAATCAAACGAAGCAACATCTTTTAGCAATGCTACTGTTATTATAGAAAAGATAGAATAATGAGAATTATTAAGAAGATGGCTGATTATATGGAAGATGAATTAGATGGTTGTATTGAATATGCCAAAGACGCACTTGAATATCAATATACCAGAGCTGCTTTATCAAAGAATTTTTACCAAATGGCACAAGCTGAATATGGACATTATCAATTACTTCACGAATCAGTTGTCAAATTAGTAGAAGAAATCAAACAACAAGGAAAAAATTACCCGCAAAAGATGTTGGATAAATGGGAGTCACAGCATAGAAAGTTTATAGAGAAAGCTGAAGAAGCGCAGATGTATTTGAATATGTATAAATAAAAATAATAGCCTCAATTTTTATAAGGTTGAGGCTTATTTTTTTGACATAAACTTATAAAGAATGTTAGCCTAATCTTATATAAAATATAACGCATAAATAATTATGCATTTGAATGGAAGGAGATTCTTTTGAAAGAATTACTTACAGGAAAAGTGAAAATAATTTGTATTGTTGTTTTATGTTGCTTAGTTGTGTGCGGTTGCAGCTATACTCTTTGGAGCAATCACCAACAGGAACAATTACAAGCACAGCTTGAGCAAGAAGAAAAAGTTAGAATTGCAGAAGAAGAAAAAGTTCTTGAGCAAATAAAAATAAATGAGTTCAATACAACAAAAACAGAAGTTGTTCTTCTCTTGGACGAACAAACTGAAACTTGGCAAGATTGGTTTACAGAAGAAGATTTAGTCTATATAAAAGAACTACGTGAAAGAATTATGAGTGCGACTATAGAAGAAAATCTAAACGGTTTTGTAATTGAGATTGAAGAACTTACGGCAAACGCTGAAGCCGCAAAGATCGCCGCAGAAGAGGCGCAAAAACAATCTTATTATACTTATAATAATAATTATAATTATGATTATAGCAGTGAATTATCAAGTGGTGATGCGAAAGAACAAATTGCTTGGTATGAAAGTAGAGGAAGCTATGACGCAACCAACGGTCAATATTGGGGACGTTATCAACTAAGCAATGGTTGGTTTGATGGTTATGATAAAGATTTTATTCTAAATACAGAAGAGGGACATGCTATCCAAGAAGAAAAAGCTAACGAATATGTTGAAGGTAGATATGGCTCTTGGGAAAATGCGCATAATTTCTGGCAGAATAATGGTTGGTACTAATTTTGTATAAAAAACTTTTTGACAACCAAATTAAAAATATGTTATAATATATTTACAAGGTTGAGAGATATATCAAATAACTTTGTTGGTCGAGTATTAATAGTACTAGGCAACATCGCAAGGGAAGCCTGTGGTGGGCATTGATGATCACAATGCTTGGACTCCGCATGATATGCATTGCGCAAATCTGTACGGTCCTCCACGCTTTGAAAAGAAGTGTACTTGGGGAATGTCCCCAGACCAGGAGTGGGGGAATACTTAAAAGTGCTTTGATGGAGTTGCACTATAATATCAACCAATGAGATGGTCGCTCAAGATAATTGACCCAAGATGCGCACTTGAGAAAAGAAACGCCGCAGATTGGTGAGTTCTGCGAAAACAAAAACACCCTTCTTAGAGAAGTTTCTTAGTCTTTCCTTTCTCTTTTTATTTTTTTCTTACTAAGAAACTTCTCTAAGAATGCTACCTTAGTTCAAAAGTAGAATAGCTGTTTTGTAAGCAGCATACGAGGGAGCGTTACCTTCATGCAGCACCAAAATAAATTTATTGACACCCTTATAAAAAATATGTTATAATATTTTAATAAGGGAAAGGGAATGAATGAAATGACTTTGAGTAAAAAGAATTACAAGTTTTTTGAAATGGCAAGAAAAGAAGCAACAACTTCAGATTACAGAAATGTCCATGTTGGCTGTGTGATTGTTTATAAAGGGCATGTCATTGGACAAGGTTCCAATAGAGATAAATCTGATACAGTACAGAAAAAATATAATTCTTATCGTCATTTCAATCATACTGAAAAGCCAATCAAACATTCAATTCATGCAGAAATTGCGGCATTGAAATCTATACCTTATCCAATAGCAAACACAGTAGATTGGAAAAAGGTTAATGTTTATATCTATAGAATTTGTCCTGGTAAGAGTTTAGGGCAAGGATTGTCTCGTCCTTGCAAAGCTTGTATGAATGCTTTGCGGGACATGGGCATCAAAGATATATATTATACTACAGAAGATGGATATGCAAACGAAAAAATCTTTTAGTGAACAATGGTCGTTAAGATCCGCTTGAGACAAAAGTCGATGGATCACCTTTTGACCGAAGGTATAGGTAAGAATCAATGCCGAGACTTATCTTAGAAAAATAGCATTTGGAGAGCGTGTTACGTGGAACTTGATCGGCGGGCTGGCACAGTTGGCATTAACTGGAAAAACGAGAAGCGCTTCATTGTCGCGTTGGATCAAGGACTCAGGGTTGTAGGTGAACGGAGCCAAGAGACAGGAAACCTTCAATCCACGGAATGCCAAATGGGGTGGCAGCAGACTCATAATCTGTTTCATGAAAATGACAAGTAAGTTCGATCCTTGCTCCGTGGACCAAGCGTAATATTATAGTGAAAGGTCTGATATGTTTGATTATATGGACTATGATGAGGATGAAACGTATGAAGTAGTTCAAAAAATTAGCCGCAAATCTAAAAGTCCAAAACAAAAAAACTATAAAAAAGAATACAAAAACGACTTCCGCAAAGAGGGTAAGTTTAAGCGAGAACATTTAAAGGTGAATGAAGATGAATAAATCTTCTGTAGAAAACTTTTATCGTAATATGAATTTGTCAGATTTATTGCAAGTAGTATGTAAAGATATTAAGAGTTTTTTGAATGATAAAAATCCTGAACTTCTAAATGATAAGCTTGCAGAACACTTTATCGCCGCAATGAATTACTAAGTCGTGTTGATGTGCAGCATTCATACCATTCAGAGAATGGCGATAATATTTTGACTACTAGTGGACAAGGACTAAGTTCAGTGAACATTGCCGCGAAGGAGCTTGAAGATATGCTTCTACCGGACGGAAAATTGTTGCTATTCTGACTCTTGGAGAATATCACGCTGCGAGACAAAAACCAGAAATTGATTGGTTCTAAAACTAGTTGACGGCAGATATGTAATTATGTTATAACTATTTATAGTTAAGAGAAAGGATATTATGCTTAGTGATTATGTATATGAAGAGTATGAATATGATTTCATTGAGTCTCTTGGAGATAATTTTGGTCTAACAGAGGATCAGTATCTTGCTTACCAAGATGAAGGTTGGCAAGAAGATGGGTATGATGACTATGACTATTGGGAATAAAAGAAATGTTATTCTCATAGTTACATTATCATTAGTTGTTTCTTTTGGTCTACAATGTTTACATGGCTGTAGTGAGGAAGAGATGATTAGAACTTATTCAGGTTCACCAAGATTCTCTATTCTTCAAGAAGAATATTTAATGAAAACTTTTGTTGATGCTGAAACTGGTGTAGAATATCTATATTATAATGGAGCTGTTACTGTTCTTTATAATCACGATGGTTCTATTAAAATTGCGGAAGGATATTTTGACTAATGGAAGAATTTTTTGTTCTCAAGTATGAAGATGATTTGTGCGCTTGGTACGAATCTTATTTTTTTGAATTTGACGGAGCAAAGAATTGGACAAGCCTTTATCAAAACGATTGGCGTTGTTGGAAACTATATAAAAATGATGAATTGATAGAAGAGTGGATAAACCCTGACGCAGATTAGAAGGAGGAAAAATGCTTAACGAGAAGTCTATTCGAGAGTTGTGCTATGTTGTTACAGTAGATGATATCAAGCCTATTGACGGAGCAGATAATGTTGAAATTGCTGTTGTCGGTGGCTGGCGTATCATGGTACGTAAGAATGTTTTTCTTCCTGGCGATTATGCAGTCTATTTTGAAATTGATTCTAGAGTTCCCGCACGAGAACCATTCTTATTTCTTGAGTCAAAGCATTTCAAAGTAAAGACGCAGAAATATTTCAAGGGAACTGTCATTAGCCAAGGATTGCTAATGTCTTTTCAAGATTTTTGTGTAAATGGAGAAAAGCCAGATTGGTTGGTCAAGCTAGAAAAGCGTATGGCAAAAGGAGAAAATGTAAATCATATTTTTCTTACTGATGCTCTTGGAGTTGTATATGCGGATCCAGCTGACAACGATCGAAAAGGTAAGGGCGTAGATAAGTATAGAAGTATGGTTAGCCGCAATGCTAAGTTATTCAAGAAGCAGCCTTATCGTTTCTTGATGCAGCATGAATGGGGAAAGAAATTTTTATTTTTGTTTTTTGGTAAGAACAAGAGCGAAAATAAAAAGCGTTTTCCAAATCATATGCCTTATATTGTTCCAACAGACCAAGAGCGTTGTGAAAATATGCCTTGGGTTCTTGAGGACAAGACTCCTTATATCAAGACTTCTAAGTGTGATGGAAGTAGTGCTACTTATATTCTTGAGCGTAAGCGTAAAGGGTTTGAGTTTTATGTATGTAGCCGCAAGGTGCGGCAGCTAACTCCTGACCAGGATTGTTTCCATAAAGAAAACTATTACTGGAAAGCTGCTAAGAAGTATGACATTGAAAATAAGCTAAAGGATTATCTGAAAAAGCACCCTAACCTTAAGTATGTTTGCTGGCAAGGTGAATTGTGCGGACCTAGTATTCAAGGAAACCCGCATAAGCTAAAGGATATTCATTTATTCTTATTCCATTTCATTGATTCTTCTGTTGGAAAGTATGATATTTTGAAAGCAAAAGAAATTTGGAACGAGTATGATATGGAATCTGTAGCAATACTTGATCCTGCGTATGTCATGCCAGATGATTTTGAAGAATTCAAACTTTCTGCTGATGGTTATTATCCTCCTGAAGAGTGCGAGGGAAACAAGAAATGTACTCAAGAAGGATATGTATATTATAAAACCACTGACCCTAATTTTAGTTTCAAAAATGTTAGTCGAAAGTATTTACTAAAGCACTCACAGTAAGAAGGTTGATGTGAGCAAATGGTAGAAAAAATCTATATGACAAGCGATCTTCACTTTGGACATGATAAGCCCTTTCTTTATGCTCCTAGAAGTTTCAAAAATATCTGGGAGCATGATGAAGCTATTATAAAAAATTGGAACTCTCTTGTCAATCCAGAGGATCATGTTTATATCCTTGGAGATTTAATGCTTGGCGATAATGAGCATGGTAAAAAGTGTCTTTCTCAACTAAAAGGGCATCTTCACATTATCTTTGGAAATCATGATACTGATGTTCGCAAAGAAATCTATAATGACCTTTGGAATGTAGATGAAATTTGCGGATATGCAACTATATTGAAATATAAGAAATGGAGTTTTTATCTTTCTCATTACCCCTCAAGAACATCTAATTATGATGATTTTATAAGAGGCAAACGAGTCATAAATATTTGCGGACATACTCACACCGCAAATAAATTTTATGATTTCAATGATGAAATGATTTGTTATCATGTTGAACTTGACGCACATAACAATACTCCAGTTTTGCTCGATCAAATTATAGAAGATTTGAAGAAGAAAAAGTAACCTCTGGTAAAATACCAGAGGTTTTTTTATTGCTTGGACAAAAAACAGTAATTTGTATTTATTGTTTTTCAAATACTTATGATAGTGTTTTAAAAATTGGAAGGAGGTATAGAGTGGCGTCATTAAGTGTAACAAGAGGCGATACTCTTCCTATCATAGTTAACATTGATAGCAATGGTGAACCGTATGAGTTAGAAGAAGGCGACATTATCACGTTTACAGTTAAGAAAACGACCGATATAAATGACGCGGTGTTGATTCAAAAACAAATGGATAAGAATACTGGTCTTTATTGTGAGCTAACGCCGCAAGATACAAAACTTCCATATGGTAAATATAAGTATGATGTTCAGTTGTCTCAATCAAATGGTAGAGTGTTTACTATTATAAAGCCAAGTACTTTTGTAGTAACAGAAGAGGTGACAACCAATGTCCCAAGTTAGTAAGCTCGAAACAAGTTTAGGAACAAAAACAATTTCTGGCACATTGGTAACACCGATAAAGTTATCAGGCTCTCTTGGAAATAGCTTTGTTATGTCTAAGATTATTGTTGATACAGAACTCAATGGAGAATCAGAAAATCCTATTGCAAATAAAGCTGTATATGAAGCAATTCAGCAATGTAAAGCAAACCAAGAGGAAATTGGAAAGTTTTTTGAAGATGGCAAACTATCTCATACCCTTACTATTGGAGATACTGTCTATGATGGAACTAAAGATGTTATTATAGAAGTATATGATGGTGAAAAAAATATAACATAAAGGAGGTAGAATGGCTGAAAAATTTTTTCAAGCAGAAGCAAGTAAGTCTGGTACTTATGAGTTTGCTACAGCTGGTAAATTTGTAGATAGAAATATCAATCTTATTATTCCTGCGGCAGAAGCTACTGCTCAAGGTGATTTTAGTAAAACTTTTGATGTAGCAGCGGCAGCAACCGTTGGGGAAAAAAATAAAATTACAAATACATATCCTGTTTCAGGAGTAAAGACAGAGCACTTCAATGAAACTGATGCTTTCCCTATTGAAGCTTCAATTATTAAAAAAGGTTTTACTGACAGTGTGGTTTATCCAGGTCAAGGTAGTTATAACATTACAGTAAATGTCTCTACAAGTGGAAATATTCCTGCAACTGTTATTTCTGTCAGTCCAAAAGAAGGTAAGACAGTAGTTCCAAATTCTATTATTGGTATTAGTGGTACTGCAAAGGTTGCTACTGGTGAAGATAATGCTTATTACATCAATGCGGAAGCTTCTGTTGCGGATTTTGCTTTGGCAGATTATATCAATGCGGCTGGCACGCCTGGTTATTATGGCAACGCAGAAGAGATTTCTGTAAGCAACAATATCAAAGGTGGCAAGAGTACCGTTTATACGATTCCAATTGCGTCAAGTTCTTTAGGTAATGCGGCAAAAGCTGGTGTAGCTTATACAGAAAACACTTCTGTTGTAATCCCTAGTGAAGGTGCTCTTTATATTGAAGAGGGTTATTTGCCCGCAACTAAAATTACTTTAGATCAAATGTTAGAGGGTAGTGCAGATCAAGCTACTATCGGTGAAGCTAATATTTTAGCAAGTAAAATTGCTTATGATGTAGATGGTAAAAAACTTGTTGGTACGATGCCTGACAATGGTGGTTTAGGTGAAATCAAAGTCAATAGTTTAGATTTTACACAAACTATTCCTGCTGGCTATACTAGCGGTGGAACGATTACGACAGAGATTCCCGCACTTACAAAATATGGTTTTAGTGCTTCTGTTACAATTCCAGACAGTAACTTGACTATTAGTTCTACTGTTAATAAAGACGGTATTCAAAAAACCTATAGTGTTTCTGCGAAGACTCTTGATCTTGATTTCTTACCCACAGAAGATGGCGCAGTTAGAAACAAAGATAACTTTACGGGAACTGCCGATAATGTTGTTGTTGGTGAGATTGCTCAATCTTCAAGTAGTGTAGCATCTGGCTCAACTTTAGTTGGTGGCTCAACATTGTCAATTGGTGCTGGTTATTATCCAACAGAAAGAACATTCACTGTACCCTCTGCTTCTACCAGTGTTGGTAATACAGTAGTAACAGCTGGTCTTGAATTAGGTGCGGCACCTGATACTTATACGAATCCTGCATTGGTTACCGCAAAAGAAGAATCTAAAGTCTATGTAGAATTCAAAGGTACGGCTGCTGGTGAAACAGGTAAAGTCCTTGAGAGTATTACTCAACCAGCGATCAAGTACCTTGAAGTTTATACTGGAACAGTTACAATCAAATAAATAGGAGGCTTATTATATGGCTGAAAATTTAGCTACTAGAGGAGAAACTAATTGGGAGGTTCCTGCAATTACTCCTTCTCCTGAGAAATCACAAACTCTTACTCTCAGCACAAAAGACAAATACGTAGATAAAGATATTAAAGTTACTGTTGAGAAAATCAAAGCTGGTGCCGCGAGTGCTGATGCCGCATCTGCTTCTGCTGCTTCTGATGATGTAGCTCTTTCTGCATCAGAAATTAGTGGCGGTTATAAAATTACAACAAGTGGTAGTGGTAATTCAAAAGTTACTTCTGCTGGTTATCTAAATCCTGGCTCACTACCGATCGCAAGTACTACTAAGGATTATTGGGTTGCAAAGGCTACTCCTACGTCTACCAATAGTACAGTATCAGCAACAACTTCTACTGATATTGCTTCTACTGTTGTGGCAAGTACTTATACAACATCAACTACAAAGCCTGCTTCTGGTTATTATATCGGTGTTAGTGCTGATGCTTCTGCTACACCTGCAACCGCATCAGTTTCAGCTGGTTACGCCAAAGAAAAGGTTTCTGCCACTGGCACACAGAGTTCCAAGAGTGCAAAGAGTTATGTTAGCCTAAACGCATCTTCTCTTTCTGCTACAGAAATTACCCCTGGCTCAGAGCAAACTGTCACTATTGGTGCTGGTTATTATCCTAGCGCACGTACAGTAAAGGTAAAAGCTGCTAATGCTGGTGCTAAAGCCGTATTTACAAAATCAGGGCTTCAACGAAATGCCGATGGTGTTGGCGAGAGTCTTGGTCTTATCACAAACACAGCTGGTTTCACAGATGCAACAACCGCAAGTAATCCTCTAAGTGCGGGTGCTACTCTTACGAACCATGCTTTAGCCTCAAGAACTTATCGCGATCTTAGTAAGCCTGAAGAGGATGCTCTTGATTTAGCTCCTATCCTAATTTCTGGTGATTATTTATATGTCAACAAAGGCTATGTTGGTGAAGATTATAAGATTAGCCTTGCGAGATTAGTTCCTGATAATATTGGTGATGTTGCAATTGGTGCTGGCACAGCGGCTTTACGTAAAGGTAATACATTACTTGACAAAGATGGTGTTGCTGTTACAGGTACAATGGACAATGCAACTGTAAAGAGTGGTACTGTATCAATTAGTGCTAATGGAGCAATTGCCTACAATGAAAATGGTAAATTCTCTATTCCTATTACTGCTCAGGCTGATGCCCCTACCGTTGTTGATAGTCATGTAGGTTATATTTCTAATACAGAAGGTACTAGACAAGCTTCTGAAAAAGCATCTGCTACAAGAGAGCTAAATAAAATTATTGGTTCTATCAATTTTGCCAATACTGACAAGGTAACACCTACCATTACAAGACAAAATGTTCCAACAGGCGTAACGAATGCGGCGAGTGGTAATGCTACTACAACAGCTCCAACTTCTGGTGTATATGTTGCAGTTAAGACTGGAGAAGTTACTAGAAGTGCTAGTGCTAGCGTAGCTATTAGTCAAGCTGGTTATGGCGATAGTGTACATCATGGTATTACCGCAGGTAGTGTAACTGTTGGTGCTGCCGCATCTGACTCTACTTATATTCCTATTGCAACTACTTCAAGAACGGCTGGTGCTGGTTCTGTTAGTGGTTCTGCTGCTGGGGTTACTT